AAAAAACCAAAAAAATCGACAGCTAAAACAAAAACTGAATTGAAAGATGGCATGTCTGAAGAAGAGTATGCTAAGAAAAAGCAGTTTTTTGATTATCTTAAAGAAATAGCAGATGAGGAACATTTATCTGTTAAGCAAGTAGCCGTTGCAGAAAAATATATAGAGCGTTATAATTTTACTTATGAAGGAATGTATCAAACATTAGTTTATATGAATGAAATAATTCATAAAGATTTAACTGGAGATGTTGTTGGTATCATTCCTTATTATTATTCCGAAGCAATGCATTTTCAAGAAGAGTTAGATGATTTAGAAAAGGTTGGAAAAGATTTTTCTTTTAGAGGAAAATATAAAACAAAAATTGTAAAGACTAATACAATGCATCGTAGAAAAAACTATCAGCCAATGGATGTGCTGAGTATAGGAGAGTAAGATGATAGTACCATATATGGATAGTTTGAATTTTGAGATTTATGTTGGAGATCTGATAGAAGCGTTGAAACCTAAATCAGAAGAAGAGATTGAACATATGGCAGATGAATTACATCAGTCATTGGAAATTGCGATTTCTGATTTTATTGATGATAGCGAGAAATTTGATTTAGATAATTATCATCCACTGTATTGACGAAAGGATAAATAACTATGAATATGAATAATATGTTTAACGGAATGTTTGGCAAAATTGCTCCAGGAATGTGCAGACTTAGTATGAGTGGTAAGATCGCTGTTAAAACCAGTAATGGTTATAAGAGTTATGATATGAAGACAGGCAGACTTACTAATCAGGATAGCTTTGTATTTGATATTGGCGAAGATTTCTTCTTTGTCATCCCTACAAACAATGTAAAGGCAGGGGACATTATTTTGGTAGGTGGATCTCCTAAATGTGTGGTAGAAGCACAGAAAAACAAGATCACTGTCATTGATTATGAAGAGGGATCTATTAAAGATATCCTACCCGAACGTCATGTGTTTATGGGTAATACATACTTCTACGGCAAAATCGTTTCTCTGTTTGGCGATAATTTCACTAAGTCGAAGAATGGTATGAACAACATCATGAAGTATATGATGATGTCCCAGATGATGAATGGCAATGGCGGTATGAGTAATATGAGTCAGATGCTTCCATTTATGATGATGGGTGGCGGGAATTTCTCTGAGATGTTTGATGATATGTTTGATTTTGATGGTCTGAGCATGGATGCAGAAGATTCTGAGGAGGTGGAAGACGAATGAGACTTTTTGGATTTGGAGATAAGGTGAAAGAACAGCTTACTGGATATGTAGGAAAGGTAACTGGTATTGCAGAGTATTGCACAGGTACAATACAGTATCTGGTAGAGGGTATGGATAATACAGGAAGACCAACGGAATTTTGGTACGATGAAAGAAGATTGGAGAGTGCTGAATAATGGGTGGAGGATCTTGGACAAGAAGTAGTTTTGTAAATTATACAGCATCTACTAAGGCGGGAGCAACAGTAGATAGTCTTGGTAGTGTTGTTGGTGTCAGTTCTACGCAGGATATTTATAAACAGCATACTATTAATAAGATGCTTGTACCATACAAAGTGATGCGTGAGTGTCTGGATAGTGACGAACATCCTGAAACAAAGCCAGTACTGCTTGCACTTGATGTTACTGGTAGTATGGGAGATGCAGCAACTGAGGCTTCCAAACAGTTGAATATAATTATGGAAGATCTGTATAAGACACTGAAGGATGTAGAATTTTGTGTCATGGGTATTGGAGATCTGGTCTGTGACCGTTATCCAATTCAGATCAGCCAGTTTGAATCAGACATCCGTATTGCTGATCAGATGGAGAAGATTTACTTTGAATTCGGTGGCGGTGGCAATATGTATGAGTCATACACTGCTGCCTGGTATATGGGTGTGAGACATACGAAACTGGATTGTTGGAAGCGAGGACAGAAAGGTATTCTGATCACTATTGGTGATGAATTTCTGAATCCTTATCTTCCCATGGAGAAACTGAATGCAGATACTGGTGATACGGTACAGGAGGATGTAGATACTAAAGGGTTATATGCAGAGGTATCTGAGAAATATGATGTTTATCATATTCATGTAAATCATTTGAAGGATTATTCTTCCAGATATAGCTATACAAATGTTAAATCCACTTTTGCTAAAGTGATTGGAGATCAGAATATTATGTGTTGTGAAGATGTAAAAGATCTTCCTAAAATGATTACGGATCTGATTATCAGCCATTATACTGGGAGCGGTAATAATGGAGTTAAAGTAACTGACGAAGGTATCAGTTGGTAGAATAGGAGAAGAGACAGTATGAGCATTGAAGCGAAGGTTATAATTGGTAGTTCGGCAGGTGATGAAGGAAAAGGATTGGCGGTAGATTATTATGCCCATCAGGCTAATCTAAAAGGGCATAAGACGCTTGTTGTACTTAACAATGGTGGTCCGCAGCATGCTCATACTGTTTCTTTAACGGATGGAACTAAACATATTTTTCGTCATGTAGGTTCTGGTACTTTTGCAGGAGCGGATACATATTTATCAGCATGGTTTTTAGTTAATCCTATTTTCTTTGCAGAAGAACATAAGAAATTAAAAGCTATGGGATATAATCCTGTTATCTATGTAGATGAAAGATGCAGAATTACCACTCCATATGAAATGATCTTGAATCAAATAGTGGAGCAATCCAGAGGTAAAAATCGTCATGGTAGTTGCGGTATGGGCATCTGGGAAACGGTAAAGTTGTACGACAGATATGTAATGAGAGCATGGGAAGATTATGCTTATCTTACATCCAGAAAGAGTCTGATTGAAGAGCGTAAAGATCTGTTTCGTAGAAATTTTAGTCAGTATTTGAACGCTAATGAGATTACAGATGAAGTATGGAGTGAATGGCAGCTACTTGTACAGGATGAAAAGCTGTATCAACGTTACTTAGAAGATCTGGATTACATGTATAAGAATACTATTGTATGTGATTCAGAAATCATAAATCATTATGATGAAGTGATATTTGAAAATGGTCAGGGATTATTACTTAATGATGATCCTAACAATGTACATACCACTCCCAGTAATACAGGATTGGATAATATTCGTGTATTGGAACAGTTACATGATTTCTATGCAGAACCAGTATATGTTACCAGAACCTACTTAACCAGACATGGTGCTGATCCCGCTTTTATTGAAAATAAGAGTTTGAGATTTAGCGATGAAACAAATATTCCCAATCCTTTTCAGGGTGCAATTCGTTACGGGAATCTGGATATGGGATTGATTCGAAGAATTGAGAAAGATTCTTATGACAGAGATTATGGCATTCTGGTAACTCATACCAATGAGATGATCTTACCTGAATATATAAAAGACAGTATACATAGTAATGTTTTGTATTCGTGTGGAAAAGAGCGGGAATCAGTAGGTGATAAAGATGTCTTATGAAAAACTCGTAGATAAACGAGCATATCTAAATGTAATAGGGTGCTTATTACAAGAGCCAACCCTGATTGATGATATGGATCGCCCCTTGGATAGGTCTGATTTTAAAACAGAGGATTTCTATGAGTTACTTTTTGTAGCTATCTATAATCTGTATATCCAAGGGTGTGAAAAGATTGATGAATTTGCAATTGATTCATATCTTTCTAACTATCAAAAGCAGTATAAAATCTTTCAAGATAATCATGGTCTGGACTATTTGGTTAATGCGAGGGAGATTGCCAGTCTTGAAAACTATGATTATTTTTACCATAGAATGCGTAAGTTCTCTTTGCTTCGTTATTATGAAAATAGAGGACTAGATGTTCGTAGATTAGTATATAACTATGATTTGATAGAAGAAAAAGCCGTTGAAGAAGAAAATCAAAAATTTGATAAGTATACTGAAAAAGATATCGTAGATATTGTAGACTCAGAATTGGTAATTCAGCCAAAGATGGAGTATTGTTCTGAATTACTTACTTATAGTATTCAGGCAGGAAAAGGTATGCTTGAATTGGTAGATAAGCTATTAGAGACTCCTGATTTTGGATGGTCTTTTGCAAGTGTAGGATTCAATTCAGTATGCCGTGGTGCTAGGCGGGGAAAGTTCTATTTACGGTCAGCTGCGACCGGGACCGGGAAGTCAAGGTTCTTTCTTATGGACGCCTGTAACTTTGCAGTACCGTATAGATATGATGATAAGAAGAAAGAATTTGTTTATACAGGACATAATACTCCAACATTATATATAGGTACTGAAGGGTCTCTTCAAGAATTTCAGACAATTGTATTAGCTGCAGTATCTGGTGTAGATGAAGAGCATATACTAAGTGGCGATTATTGTAAAGGCGAGATAGAAAGAGTAAAACAAGCGGTCCAATATATTGCAGAGAGTCCTTTATATCTTGTTTATTGTGATGATTATTCCATTACAGATATCGAAAATATTGCCAAAAGGTATGTACTTACATATCATGTAGACATTTTTATTTTTGATTATCTTCAGTCTAGTCTTAAATTAATGTCTGAGATTGCAGGAAAAACATCCGTAAGAATGCAGGAATGGCAGTTACTTCTTATTTTTAGTACGAGAATGAAAGCATTAGCAGAACGCTTAGATATTTTTATCTTATCAGGTACACAGTTATCTGCTGAAGCAACAGATGCTAGATACAAAGATCATACATTATTACAGGGTTCTAAAGCCATTGCAAATAAAATTGATATTGGTGTTATTATATCGATTCCTAATGCAGTGGAGAAGAAGAAAATTGAAGCAATCACAAGATATAAGATAGGTATTCCTGAAATTAATCTTTTACAATGGTGTTATAAAGTACGTCAGGGTAAATTATCTAGAATTATTATTTGTAGCAATATGGATAAAGGTACTATGCGAATCAAAGATTGTTTTGCTGTTGATTTTGATTTCAAATATGTAGAAATTGATTTTTCTAATACAGATACAGAGGAAGTTGAAAAAATTATAAAAGAAAATTCTGTAAGTATCAATTCTATTAAAGAAGATCTGATACAAAAAGAAGCGGCCCAGACAGAAGAAATAATAGACATGGAAGATACTCTGGAAGATTCTATAGTAGAAAAAACAATAATCAATGAAAAACTAATTTTTTAGGAAGGTGTATGAGATATGCAATATTTAGATAAGAATTATATATTGAGTACACTGACCGAAGATGATGTAATTAAAATTTGTAAAGAGTTAGGTAGTGTAAATTATAAGAAAGACAGTCAGGGTAATTTATGTTTTAGTACAAGTATTTGTCATGGAGGAGATTCACCATATAAGCTTATTTATTATGCTCATCCAAAAGAAGAATATGGTAATCGAAAATATGGTTGCTTTCACTGTTACACTTGTGGGGATACTTATGACATCGTTGAACTTGTAATTCGTGCCATGCGTCAACAGAGAAAAACATATACATGGTATAAAGCTTTAAGGTGGATAGCACAAATCACAGGAAAAATTGACGCAGCTTCAATTACTGAGCATGAAAAAATCCATGTGGAAGATTTTTCATGGATTGATCGTCTAAAAAATGCACAGAAGAAAAAACGTAGTATACCTACTTTACCAGAAATAAATGATCATGTGTTGGAAATTTTTTATTATGCTCCTCATGAAGAATGGTTAAATGATCATATTACTCGTGAAGCTTTGGGTAGATTCGGAATAGGATACTATGGTTTAACAAATCAAATCACTATTCCACATTATGATATAAACGAACGTCTGATAGGTGTCAGAGGGAGATACTTGGATGACGATGATATACAGTATATTGGAAAGTATGCTCCATTATATATTGGGAATAAATTTTTAAATCATCAATTAGGTAGTAATTTATACGGTATTCATGTTGCAAAAGATGCTATTTTACGAAAAAAGAAAATCATGCTTGTAGAAGCTGAGAAATCAGTACTGCAGAGTTACAGTTATTTTGGTGATGATAGTTTTACTGTAGCTACTTGTGGATCGAGTATAACAACTACGCAGATTAAAATTATACTGGAAGTATTAAAAGTAAATGAAGTATTATATGCTCCAGACCGTGATTATCATGATGCTCATAGTTATGAAGCAGAAGTATGGTGGCAGCGTCAGATCAAAAAGCTTGCACCATTAATTCCTTATGTAAAGGTATGCATGGTGGCTGATGGTAAAGATCGGTTGGGATATAAAGATAGTCCTACAGATTGTGGCAAAGAAATTTTATTAGAATTATTGGAAGAAAAGATTCCAATTACTATGGAAGATATTAAAAAGGTGGAAGAAACGAATGATTAAATTATTTGTACTGATATGTATGATAATGTGTCATATAATTGCAGACTTTCATATGCAGGGTATTCTTGCACAAATGAAACAAAAAGACTGGTGGGATAAGAATTATCCTTCCAGAAAATATAAAAATGATTATATTACAGCTTTAATGGTACATAGTTTTGAGTGGACTTTTATGATCAGTATACCATTATTTGTATATTGGTATATAGCAGCCGATCCAACACTCAGTATTGTAACAAGTGTATATATTATTTATTTTGTAGCTTGGACACTAATACATGCATATGTTGATAATGCAAAAGCCAATTTGAAAGCGCTTAACCTATATGGAGATCAGCTGATTCATTTATTACAGGTAGTAGTACTTTGGTTTGCATGTTGTTTTATTTGGAGATAAAAAAATGAATGAAGAAATTTTAAAGCCGTATGTACGGCCTGTAACAGATGAAGATCGAAAAAGATTACCTAAGTATTCTTATTCAAAGATCGAAACCTTTTTACATTGTCCTATGAGTTTTAATTATAAATATGGGCAGGAAATGTATAGTAATGATACATCTATTGCATTGGAGTTGGGTAGTTTATGCCATTATGTTCTGGAACAAAAAGGTAAGTGTATTATTACCGATAACACGATAAATTATAATGACTTGCAAAATATTTTGGTTCATGGTACAATAAATACTGATGAAAAGACTAAAGAACATTTACTTGGAATTGAAGAATTAAAAAAGAAATATTGGGAAGTCTGGTATGAGCCAGATTCAGAGGGTAATACATATAACGATAAATTAAATATATTCGAAAATGTATTATATTCTGAAATGAACCCAGAAAAGGATTTTGATTGGTGTCCAGTAGCATTAGAACAAAACTTTGAATACGTATGGGATGATAGAGCAATTATTCATGGCTTTATAGATCGAATTGATATGAGTCGAAACGATCAGAATCTTGTTAAAACAATAGATTATAAAACCAGTAAAAAAGTATATGATAATTCTAAGCTAGCCACATCATTACAGTTTGGGTTTTATGCCTGTGCGATCTTAAATACATATGGTATTTTGCCTAGTGAGAATGAATATCATTTTGTGTTTTTAGATAAAATACAAAAGGCACTTACTAAGGGTTGGGAGAAACGTTTTATTAAGAAAGTAACAAAGACTTTTGATGCAATAGATGAAAATACGAAATCTGGTATCTGGTCACCTAATCCTTCTCCATTATGCGCATGGTGTAACTTTAGCGTTACTAATCCTAATGCAACAGAATATAAAGATATATGTAATTATTATTCTTTATGGACTCCTACTAATAAAACTTTTGAAGTAAATAAAAAGTGGGGAGTTGAAGAAGATAAGCCTGCTAGGAAACTTGTGTTTTAAATAAATTAAAAAAGGAGCATTATATGTCTAAGAAACATCCCGGTAAAGATACTGAATTTGCAACATTTAAAAGAATTATGAAAAAGATGGAATATCAATTAAGGGAAGAACATGAAGAAGAGCGTAAAAAGAGTCATGATATGAATCCAAGAAATTGGAAAAAGAAAAAGCGTGAGGAGGAAGATGATTATGAATAAGGATGAACGAATTCAACAGTTTAAAGAATTTATTCTACGAGATCCTGGAGTTGGTAAAAGGATTACTCCTGAAGTGATTCAATGGCTTGATGATCATGGATATTTTACAGCACCTGCTAGTACAAAATATCACGGTGCATATGAAGGCGGGCTATTTGAACATTCTATGAATGTAACAAAGGTACTTGTAAGTCTTACGAAGGACTGTCAGTTGGAATGGGAAAGGTCTTCCAGTCCTTATATTATTGGTCTGTTTCATGATTTGTGTAAGATTGATAATTATGTAAGTGAAGGTTTGTCAGTTGCGCTGATTTATAAATATAACACAGAAACTCTTCTTAAAGGGCATGGTGATAAATCTGTTATGCTTCTTTCCAATCTTATGCAATTGAACATGGAAGAGATTTTGTGTATCAGATATCATATGGGAGCATTCACCGAAAAAGAAGAATGGGCTGACTATACCAGAGCCATTCATACATGTCCAAATGTATTATGGGTACATCAAGCTGATATGATCGCTACACATATTTGGGAGGTGGATTGATGTATTGGGATACTGCAGCAACTACTAAAATAAAACCTGAAGTATTGGAAGCCATGATGCCTTATTTTACGGATAAGTGGTATAATCCCTCCTCTATTTACGAACCTGCCAGAGAGGTTCGTAGAGATGTGGAGAGAGCCAGAGAAATTGTAGCTAAATCTATTAATGCTGAACCTGAAGAGATTATATTTACATCTGGTGGCAGTGAGGGGAACTGTTTTTGCTACAATACCTCTGGAAGAATCGTAATGTCTAATATTGAGCATACCTCAATGGATACAAATTACGCAGATGTGCTACTCGCAGCGGATAGACAAGGTCTAATATATGGATCGAGCATTAAGTATTTAAGTATTTCACCACGTTTTGCCGAACATCCTAATATTATTTCAGTAGCATATGCTAATAATGAGATCGGTACTATTCAGGACATCCAATCTTTAGCAAATGCTGCTCACCTCGGGGGATTTTTGTTTCATACAGACGCAGTACAGGCGTATGGGAAAATACCTATTGATGTTAAGGCGTTACATGTAGATTATCTGAGTGCATCTGGACATAAAATCGGCGCTCCTAAAGGGATCGGTTTTGTTTATAAACGAAAGGATGCCTGTGATCTTACTGCACTAATTACTGGTACTCAGGAACATGGTGTTCGTGGTGGTACTGAAAACGTACCTTATATTATGGGATTAGCAAAGGCTGTAGAGTTGATTGATTATTCAGTTCAGGATTATATGAAAGAAATGTACGAGTACTTAATATTATCAACTGCTGATATTGCTAAACCGAACGGTTTTCCTGCTCGGCGGTTATATAATATAGCAAGTCTTACCTTTAAGGATGAGATTGACGGCCAGGCATTGATTGGAATGTTGAATGATAAAGGGCAGTATGTATCTGCAGGATCTGCTTGTCACGCACATTCCAAAGAACCAAGTCATGTACTTAAAGCTATTGGGTTAAGCGATGAAGAAGCCAATAGGACGATCAGAATTAGTTTTCTGGATGATGTGACTAAAAAAGATATTGATGAATTGGTAAGAGATATTAGAGAATGCCTTATGGTGTTGAAAGGAGTTTAAGATGAGAAATCCTGATAGATTAGATAATTTTTATGATGAGATGAAAGCGTTGCATAAGAAGCATTTTTCTGACTGGCGCTTCGGGCAGCTCATGAGTAATTTCTTTGGTTGGGTATGTGAGACTTATAAAATGGATATTTTCTTCCCCGAAGAGGACAAGATGTTAGATTGGTTTTATGAATTTTGTGGAGAAAAGAGGAACAAATATGAATGAAATTAAATATACTGGAACTACTTTGACAACGAATAATACGATAGGTGGGATTTCTAATATGATAAGTGGTATTTCTAATGCTATGGAACCCGTGACTTTAAGTGCTTCCACATTTACAACAGATCAATGGTTTCAAACCGTAAAAGATTTTGAAAATTGTTTTACGAAGAAAAATGATGTATTATTTAGTATAGATATTTCATTTGGTCCTTTAATTAAAAGTATCAATGTACTAGTTCCTAATAAAGTTATGGAAGTAGAGATTGCTAATGGTGATATAAATTATCCGTCTTTCATTCCACGTCCGAAATCTGGTAAATATAAGATGGTAGTGCGAGAGCCTGATCAGTTTGATATGAGATATGGCTGTGCATTAGGTATCGCTAAAGCGATATACGGGAAGGTCTACATGCATGAATATCTTGAATCAAAAGTTCCTGAGATTCTTGGCATGAAATACTTTGTCAAAGAGATTGATAAAGCAATTAAAGAATATAATAAGAAATTAAAAGAAGCTGAAAAGATTGCAAAACAGGACGAAGAGCGTAAAACCATTATTGCCAGACGTAAAGAGAAGAATAAGCAACGTAAGACGAAGAAACTTGAGAAAGAACGTCAGGAAAAAATTGATATGATCGCAGAAGCAATTAAAAGATCAGGAGAATAACTATGGCGAATAAGAGGAAACTGGCATCAATACAGTATGTTCATGATGTAACTCCAATTGAGGGTGCTGATAAAATCGAATGTGTTCATGTACTTGGTTGGCAGGTTGTTTGTCAGAAAGATCAGTTTCATGTCGGTGACTGGTGTGTATATTTTGAAGTAGATAGCTTCTTACCTATTGATGAGCGGTTTGAATTTCTGCGTAACAGCAGTTATAAGAAAACAGATCTGATGGGTGAGGGATTCAGACTTAAGACTGTAAGGCTTAGAGGGCAGATCTCACAGGGTTTAATCATGCCTTTAAGTATCCTTCCCATTGGTAAATATAATCTGGGAGACGATGTTACAGATATCCTTGGGGTGAAGAAGTGGGAAGTTGAGGAATATACTTCTGCAGCGGGTACTGTTATTGGTGAGTTTCCTTCTCACCTTTTCCCCAAAACGGATGAATTAAGGGTGCAGAGTTATCCTGAATTGATTGATGAGTTCAAGAAAGCGGGAGCGTATTATATTACCACTAAGATGGATGGCTCATCTGTTACCATGTACAACTATGAAGGACATGATGGAATCTGTAGCCGTAACAATGAACTGGCAGATGATGATAAATGCGCTATGTGGAAATACGCACACGAACATCGGATTTTTGAGAAGATGAAAGAAATTGGTCTTGTCAACTTTGCAATTCAAGGCGAATGGTGTGGTCCCGGCATTCAGAAAAATAGGCTCAATCTTAAACGTCCTGAGTGGTATGTATTCACTATAATTGATATTCAAACTGGAAAACGAGTGGATTTAGCTGTTATGGAACGCATTTGTCTTGAATTAGGTATACGGACAGTTCCCTGTGAAGAAGTCAAGCAGGATTTTGAATACAGTTCTGTTGATGAATTACTGGAACGTGCAAAGGGCAAATATCCCTCTGGACAGCAGAAAGAAGGAATCGTGATTCGTCCAATTACCAACAATGTTTGGTCAGATACAATCAATGGATGGCTCAGTATGAAAGTGCTAAACAATGATTATCTGGTGAAGGAGAAATAAAGACAATGAAGAAAAAAGTTATCACTTACATTTCGGTGGCATTTGTGGCAATCATTATTTCAGCCGTTCTCACATTAAGATTTTCAGCTAGTTTCCAAAGAGAAATAAAGGACTGGCAATCTGATGTCTCAGGTGGTCTTAATCGTACAGTAAAAGTATATTCTAATGACGGAACTGAAATCGGATCATGGCATGGTAAGATTGATGTTGATGTAAATGAAGGTGGTCGAATTAAGTTTGACCTTGATGGTAAAAGAACAATTGTAATTGGTGGGACTGTTATTATTCAGGAGGAATGATATGAAATATACTATTCGTGATGGTGTATGGGAAACGAATAGTTCATCTGTTCATTCGATGGTTGTTAAGAATACGGGCTTAAGGAATTGTCGCCTTAAGCCCAGAGCAGATGGATATATTCATGTGCCACTTCATTATTATGGATTGGAAGAAAAATACTATTGGACACAAAAAGAGAAGCTTGCATATTTACTGACTTGTGTAGCATATATGGCAAGCTGCGGTAATGGTACTGCTGATTATGACAGGTATTATGATGATTACCATTATCAGTATGTAAATGATGCTGTAAGACATTATCTGGAAGAGCATGATAAACGTTATGATGTATTAGGTGTAAAAGTTGATAAATTAGAAGATGCAGAACTGGATCATCAATCTATTCCTGAGTTTGGAGAATTTCCAATTGCTGTTAGTATTTGGAATGAAGAGAGTATTCAGAACTTTATCTTTAATAGTTATGTGGGATTAAAGACAGAATGTGATTAAGGAGTAATTATGAAATATACGATGCGTGAAGGGTGTTGGGAGACAAACAGTAGTTCAATGCATTCCATGGCAATTATGAAGAATACTGGACAATACACCCTTGAAGAAATGATGAATGATATTTATATTACATCTAAAGGTGTATGGAATCTATATAATGATGATTTAGATTTTGGTCGTTGGCCTTTTGCTATTTTAAGTACTTTTGCTGAAAAAGTAAGATATGCTATTGCCAGTTTTGCAGGAAGTTACAGACCATATAATGAGGGCTGTAAATTTATTGATGATACTCTTTATCCTATTTTAAAAAAGTATATTCCCGGTTTCAAAAAGATACATTTTCCATCTTGTTGGAAACCCATTTATAGGGATCAGGATGGTAACGATCTTGAACCAGATGATGTTCATTATCATGATTTCGAAGATGGCGATTATTCTTATGGCTATGAGCAGGATGGGAAATGGTATCATGCCGTTGAATCTGATGACGAATGGGAACTATTTTATTTTGGTGAAGTAGATCATCAGAGTTGTACTTTGTTACAGAGTTTCTTAAAACATGAAAAGATCTCATTAGAGGATTTCCTCATTAACCGTCAGTATATTGTAATCATTGATGGTGATGAATATTGTGCTTGGGATAAGTATTTAAAATCTGGAATTATTGATCGTAGTAAAATTGATCATGAATATCCAAAGATCACAATGCCTATGGACGAATATATTTATATGGAGGAACATGCTAATGAAGAAAACAATTAGATTTGGTGTTTGGGAAACAAATTCCTCTTCTGTACACAATTTCTGTATCTGCACAGAAGAAGAGTTCAAGAAATGGGAAGACGGCGAACTGTTTTATGATGACACTGCAGAAGAATTGACAAACAAAGAAGTTAATCATTGGGATGAAGATAATTATAAGTACGACCAATGGTTTAATGAAAAGAATGACTGGTTTCATGTTTATGATCATCATTTCACAACCCCATCAGGGGATCAGATGGTAATTTTTGGCTACTATGGACAAGAGTAAGGAGAATATGTAGACAATGAAAATTAAGATTGCTGAATATGATAATGGTAATGTTCATGTTATTCGCTTTGACGATGGTACGGTAATTCGTTTTTCAGAGGACGATGAATTTGATTTTGCATATCCAGAAAACATGGATGTTAAGATCTGTGATCGTTGTGATATGGGGTGTGTAATGTGTCATGAGGGCAGTACATCTGACGGCAAACTGGGAGATATTATGAACGCTGCCTGGGTAGATACGGTTCATCCCTTTACAGAGATGGCATTAGGTGGTGGTAATATATTTGAACATCCCGATTTGGTTCCATTCCTTAAGAAATTACAGGATAAGAAAGTATTCGCCAATGTTACCGTCAATCAGGTTCACTTTCTTAAGAATCAGGATCTGCTTTTAGATTTAAGTAGGAAAAAACTAATCTGGGGTATTGGCGTATCCCTCGTAAAACCCACAGAAGAGTTATTTACCGCTTTGAAGAAATTTCCGAATGCCGTCATTCATGTGATCGCAGGTATTCTGGATGATCATGACCTGCAAATTCTTATGGATCATGGTCAGGATATCAAAGTCCTGATACTTGGATATAAGAAACTTCGCAGAGGTAATAGTTACTATCTGAAAGATAAGAATGAGTATCATGGATATGGCACAAGCATTGACTGGAAGATCGGTATGCTTGAAAGATCTTTATACATGATGTTTCAGTATATCCGCATCGTATCATTTGATTGTCTGGCAATTGAACAGCTACACGTTAAAACTCATGTACCTCCTCAAGTCTGGGATCGCTTTTATCAGGGTGAGGATGGTACAATGACATTCTATATTGATATGGTAAACGAGCAGTTTGCTGAAAGCAGCACTGCATCATTAAACGAAAGATATTCTGTATTATCATCTGTAGATGAAATGTTCGCTAAAGTGAAGGAGAATAAGAATGTTTGATGAAAAAGTTGCTGTAAATAAACATGGAGTGAATAGCAATATTCACTCCAGAATTCTTTCTGAGGATAAAATGACTGCTGCGGGGTTCCATCATCATTCAAAAGATGCCTGGTACTACAGTAAACTCATTGATAAGGACGTTACTTTTAATGTAACGATCAAGGATGATAATTCGGATTTTAGTATTGATGTACTGGATGAGGATTGCTTGCAACCATATGATTATCAGGCAATGCTACATTGTAATCCAAATCATGGATTTGCAAAGAAGATTATGGAACAGGTAGAACAATGTATGGATAAATTACAAAAGACAGGTATTCTATACGGACATGTTAGAGGAGAGTATATATGAGTTTTTTTGGGATCCATAATCATACAGATAAAGGTAGTAACTTAAGATTGAGAGATTCTACCAATAAAGTAAATGAATTAATTAAGTATGCATATGACTTAGGACATAAGGGGATCTGTATTACTGATCACGAATCCGTGACGGCTCATCTGACGGCCTTAAAGTATTGGAGAACTTTAGGAGATAATGATTTTAAATTAGGATTAGGTAATGAGATCTATCTTTGCCCAGAGTCTGTTACTGCGGAAAATGTGAAAGACAATGTCTATCCTCATTTTATTCTTGTGGCATTGGATGCCATGGGGCATAAAGGTATCCGTGAGTTAAGTACTAAAGCATGGATTGATAATTCTTTCATGTCTGTGATGTATAGAGTGCCTACTTATTATTCAGATCTGGATGAGATGATGACAAAATATCAGGGGCATATCATCGGTTCGACTGCCTGTATTGGCGGTGCAATACCCAGACAGTTGTTGAAGTATAGACAAAATCCATCACAGGATATCTGGAACTCATGCGTTGAATGGATTGAGATCATGAAAGACATATTTGGTGACGGATATTTCTTCCTTGAACTACAGCCATCTGAATCTGATGAACAGATATATGTCAATCAGCAGCTGATCAAACTATCAGAAATAACTAATGTTCCGTACATTATTACCACTGATGCCCATTACTTAAGAAAAGAAGATCGTCCTATTCATAAAGCATTTCTAAATGCACAAGATGGTGATCGTGAAGTAGATGAGTTTTATGCTACCACTTATGTGATGTCAGAGGATGAGATCCATGAGTATATGGATAAATATCTGTCTCCCGAAATTGTACAGAAGGGGATAGATAACACTATGGTGATATATGACATGATCACTTCATACAGCTTAGAGAAGGATCTGGAATTACCGTATATTCCATTGAATACCAAGACGTATGACAGAGCGCTGTATAAAAAATATCTTCCTCATATACCGTTACTTAAACAGGTTGCTGAGTCAGGTTATGAATCTGACGAGCATATGTTAAGAGAGTTACTGATAAGCATTGAGAAGCATCCTAATTACCAGACAGAAGAAGGTTACGAAGCTGTTAATACATGTTTGGATTATCTATTGAGATCTTCAGACAAGAATAAGGTGAGATGGTCTGCTTATTTGATGCAGGAACGTGATTACATTCGGTTTGCTTGGGAGACAGGAAGCCTGGTCGGACCGGGACGAGGATCTGGTGTAGGATTCTGTCTGTTGTATCTGTTGGATATTACACAGATTGATCCATTACGTGAAACTACTAAGACATTTCCATGGAGGTTCTTGAATCCCGACCGTGTAAGTGTACTTGATATTGATACGGACGTTGAGGGCAGATTAAGAGATAAGATCATTCAGAAACTGAAGGATGTATACGGTGATGATAAAGTCTCTAAGGTTCTTACATTGCAGACAGAGAAGAGTAGAAGTGCAATATTAACGGCAGCTAGAGGTATTGGAATTGACAATGATACTGCTTCTTATATTGCATCATTAGTGGTATTTGACCGTGGACAGCCCAGAACCTTATCTACTATGTATTACGGTAATGATGATGTACCTGCTTCGCCTGAGTTCGTTCGTGAAATGAATGCTCATCCTGAATTATGGGAAACCGCTTCTAAGATTGAGGGACTGGTATGCGGATGCGGTCAACATGCAGGTGGTGTAATCATTGCTGATAAGCCATTGACTGATTCTGCTGCGTTGATGAGAACGAAGTCTGGGGATGTGGTTACACAGTTTGATCTGCATGAGTTAGAGGATATGTCACTTATCAAGATCGACCTATTAGCTATTGATGCTTTGGAGAAAATTCATGCAGAACTAAACTTGTTATTGAATGATCATGTTATTGAATGGCAAGGTAGCCTGAAGGATACATACGAAAAATATTTGGGTGTATATACACTGGAACGTGATGCCAAAGATATGTGGCAATTACTTTGGGATCATAAAGTACTGTCCTTCTTCCAGATGGAAAAAGAGTCTGGTAAAAAAGCTATTGCATTGTCAAAGCCAGAATCGGTAGACGATCTTGCCACATTGAATTCCGTGATTCGTCTCATGGCACAGGAAAAAGGTGCTGAACAGCCCTTAGATAAGTTTGCCAGATTTAAGAATGATATCAATGAATGGTATCGAGAGATGGATGATTATGGATTGACGAAAGATGAGCAGGAGATATTGAAACCATTATTATCTACATCCTATGGTATTTGTGAGTCTCAGGAGAAATTTATGAGCCTTGTACAATTGCCAGAATGCGGTGGTTTTGATCTTGAATTTTCTGATAAATTAAGAAAAAGCATTGCAAAAAAGAATCCTAAAGAATATGAAGAATTAACTGAGGTATATTTTAAAACGATAAAAGAAAAAGGACTTAGTTATAATTTATGCAATTATGTGTGGAGAGTTTTAGTAGCCACCTCTCGTGGTTATGCGTTCAACGCATCGCATACCCTCTCGTATTCAATTGTAGGTCTTCAGGAACTGAATCTTGCTTATAAATATCCTATCATTTATTGGAACGCAGCAAACCTTATTGTGGATTCTGGTTCGATGGATGAGGATAGCAATGATTCGACTAAATATGACAAGATGGGTACGGCCATTGCTAATATTCAAAAAGCAGGAGTACACATCGAATTCCCACTGATCAATTCTGCAAATTTTGGTTTTTATCCTGACGTACAAAATGATCAAATCATCTTTGGACTGAAAGGCGTTAATGGTATCAATACAGAATTGACACAGATGATTATCAGTAATCGTCCGTATAATTCTATAAACGATTTTGCAGAAAAGATGTTGGATACTGGTATTATTACTACCAGTAAAATGGTCAAACTGATTAAAGCAGGATGCTTTACTGAATTACATAGTAAGAGTCGTTCTGAAACCATGGAATGGTATTTAAACAATTATGTAGTTAATTCAGTATCAAAACTAAGCATTACTCATGTTAAAAAACTAAATGAAGCAGGTCTGATTCCTGACGCATTAAAACAGGCATTAAATGTTTATTTCTTAAAACAATATATGCTTGATGACGAAGGATTGTATCAGCTTTACATTGATCCTGATAAGAAACCTTTGAAGCGTGGATATCATGATAGATATTATATTCTGGATGATGAAGCGCAGGAACGGTATTATAATTATTTTACAGATGATTGCATTGTAGATGTCGTAAATGAACATTATGTAGTATCTGAAAAGAAGATTGTAAAAGAGAGCGAGACATATTTAAGCGCTTTGAGAGAATGGTTAAATAGTCCAGATACTCTTAACAAGTATAATTACTGTTTGTTCTTAGATGCTTGGGAGAAATATGCTACTGGTTCACCTGCTAAGTGGTCCATGGAAGCTTTATGTTACTATGACGGAGATCATGAGTTAAAAGACGTCAACGAATCCTTATATGGAATTGTTAATTATAATGAACTTCCTGAACAACCAGAAGCTTACGAATGGTATCCCAGATACATTAACGGCGAGAAAAAAATGATGCCCAAGTATAAGATCAGCAGAATTGCAGGAACTGTTCTTATGGCAGATAACAATCATCATACGGTTGCTTTACTTACTAAATATGGACTGGTAAACGTTAAGATGAACAAAGGTCATTATAGCTTTTACAGTAAACGGATCTCTGTACCTGATGGAAAAGGTGGTAAGACTGTCATTGAAAATAGTTGGCTGACACGGGGCAACTTATTGCTTATTAGTGGGATCAGAAGAGACGATCAATTCTGGCCTATGATTTATAATGATACGATTTATAAGCATACTGTTAATCTTATTAAAAATGTAAATTCTGATGGTTCTCTTACTTTACAGATTGAAAGGACAAAAATATGAAAGAAGAAAGAATTGAAATCAGTTGTACTGTAGAATCAATTCGATACTATAAAGATGCATGGGGAATCATTTCCGTGTCTGTGAAAGAGGTAATGGCGGGTTCCCCTATTACGGATAAATGGGGAGAATTAATATTAAAAGGTAATATGCCACAAGTAAAACAAGGATTTGATTATCATGTAGTGGCAGAATATGTTAATGATCCTAAATGGGGTGGACAGTATAATATTCTGCGTATGTATTCTATAATTGATTTGGATAATTGTAATGATGAAATGAAGCATAAATTTTTATCCATATTATTTACAGAGAAGCAGTTAACCGAGTTATATAAAACATTAGATGATCCTTTTACTACTTTAAAAAATGAAGATGCTACTGCTTTGGTAACAGTTAAGGGCGTAGGTTTCTTTAAAGCAATAGATTATATTAATCGGTTTAAAACTAATATACATTTAGGAAGGATTTTTACAGAATTGGCAGATTATAATTTGACTAATAACATGGTGCAAAGACTTATGGATAGATACGGATCACCAGATGTTATTATTCAAAAAATCAAAGACAATCCTTATATTCTTGCCAACGAAGTTGAGGGCATCGGATGGGCAACGGCAGATAAAATAGCTTTGGCAGGTGGTATTAATAAATATGATCCTAGACGTATAGGTGCCTATATTTATAAATACCTTAATGACAAGGGGAAAGAAGGATATTCTTGGATCACATCTGATGAACTAATGGGCGGTATTTTAGAAGGTATTGGGGACGATACACCAGATAGTCAAATTGGTGAAGCGATCCATCAAATGGAAGATCGTCTTTGGTACAATGAGGATAAATCTAAGATTGGTTTAAGATATTATTATGATATTGAAAAGCATATTGCTGAAGAACTGATTCGTTTGAGAGATGCAGACCCTTTTATTCCTGATTCTTCATTAAATGATTGGGAAGATATTATTAAAAGACTAGAAAAACGTCAGGGTTGGCAATATACTACTGAACAGATTGATGGTATTAAATTAGCATTAACAAATAATATTACATTGATTACAGGCATGGCAGGTACTGGTAAGTCAACATTAGTTCGTGCTATCTTACAGGTATTAGGGAGTCATACTTATGTACAGTGTGCTTTATCTGGTAGAGCTGCTTCAAGATTAAGTGAGATTACTGGAGAAGAAGGACAAACTATCCATAGATTATTAGGTTATCCATGTCATACTAATAGTGGGAAAGATGGCTTTGCTCATCATGAAGACTGCCCATTAGATTATGAAATTTATATTCTTGATGAAATATCAATGGTTGATTCTACATTGTTTTATTATTTATTAAGAGCCATTCCGTCTGGAGCAAAATTAATTTGTTTGGGAGATCATGGACAATTAGAGGCAATTGGTAGTGGGAATATAGCGCATGATATGATATCTTCACCAGAAATTCCGACTGTGATGCTTACAAAAATTCAACGTCAGGCAGAAGCCTCTGGTATTATTTCTGAAGCATTTAAGGTACGAAATGGGCAGCAGATAATTGAAGAAGAATGGACAGGAACAACCGTTAAAGGAGCGTTGAAGGATTTAAAAATTATTGCATATTCCGATGCATCCAATACTTTTTATAAGATTATGGCAGAGTATTCTGCATTATTTAACAGCAAAGACTTTGATTTGTTACAGACACAAATTATTGTTCCAGTTAAAAATAAGGGCAGTGCTTGTACTTCTGAATTAAATAATGCTGTACAAGAATTGATTAATCCTGCTAACAAGAAAAAGAAAGAAACATTAGTACATACTTTGGGTCGTAATTATATTTTACGAGAAGGAGATAAAGTAATCAATGTTCAGAACAATTATAAAACGTCGCCTCCTATTTATAATGGTAACATGGGCATTATTCGTTCCATTAATGAAGAAAATGAAGAAATGATCATTGATTTTATGGGAATAGGCGAAGTAGCTGTCGAGCGAAAATTTTGGAATAACATTGATTTAGGATATGCAATTACTATACATAAATCTCAGGGTTCTGAATGGGATCATGTAATTATTGGTATAGACTTTAGTGGGTATATTATGTTAACTAGAGAGTTGTTATATACAGCTATTACTCGTGCAAAAAAAAGTTGTTATTTATCCGTACAGACAAATGCATTTAGATATGCTACAGCAAATGAAGCTGTAAAAAATAAAACCACCCACTTAAAAGAATTGCTCCATGAAGTAGCACATCCCAAATTAACATTTTAAATTAGATAAATTATACACACTTGCATTATAATGCATTGTATGTTATATTAGTATGTGTGAAAAGAAAAAGCACCTATATTAGTATATATAAAAAGGAGACACGATTATGATAACATTTGATGGGGAATATACTCTCATGCTTCACATGGAAGAAACCGAAGATCAGGCTTTGGAAAGAGGTGGAGTGAATATTGATGAAGTCAAACAGAATATAGCCAGTCTTATTGACTGGCTCCTGGCAGCAATATCTGAAAACATTGAACTAAAAGATACTGACTATGTTTCTATTATTCCGAATGAATTGAAACTGGTCATGAATGACAAAGAGATACCGCTTGATGAAAATGAAGACGATGAATAAATAAATTAAAAAGGAGAGTATCAATGTCAACAATAGCTTATGACTGTATTTGCTTGGCAACTTTTGCAATTGGTGTAATTGTCGGTTGGGTAATAGCCATGGATGATAAAAATGGTATGAATGATGATTGGCGTTGGAGGTGGAAATAATGCAGGATGGAATGTATGAATCTAAGGATAAGATGGTAAGCCATCCTAGTCATTATCAGTCTAAAACAGGATTGGAAGTACTGGATGTGATTGAAGCTTTTACTGAAGATCTGATGGGAGTCGAAGCTACTGATACTGGTAATATCATCAAATATGCTTGTCGTTGGAAAAAGAAGAATGGCATTCAGGATCTTGAGAAGATTCTGTTTTATACTACACATCTGATAAAACATCTGGAGGCACAAAATGAGTAAGTTGAAAGTATACCTCGCAGGTGCGAGTAAGAATGAGTCAGATGAAGGACTGGGTTGGAGAAGGACAGTATTTAATGATTGGAATTCGGAATTCATTCAGATTATCAATCCCTTGGATTACTTCCGTTATTCTGAAGATTGGCATCAAAGTGATAAACAGGTTAAAGAGTATTATCTGTCTCGTATTCGTAAAAGTGATGTGATTCTTGTTAATCTAAATAACAGTGACAGTTCATGCGGTACTTGTCAGGAAATCCAATATGCCATAGATCATGACATACCAGTTATTGGTTTCGGACGAGATCATGTATATAACTGGTTACTTGTTGATTGTCAGTGCGTATTTGATACTGTTGAAGAAGCCATGGAGTACATTATAGATTATTATGGAGAATAAGAAATGAGTACAATAGATACAATTAAAGATTTGGTAAAGACTCTGAATGAATACAGAGATGCCTATTACAACAACAGTAAGCCTATTGTATCTGATGCGGATTATGATAAGCTGTATGATCAGTTAGAACGTCTGGAGAAAGAAACAGGTATTATCTTTTCCAATTCTCCAACTCAGACAGTAGGGTATCCAGTAAAGAGTGGATTTGAAAAGGTTACTCATAGTCATCCTATGTTGAGTTTATCAAAGACGAAGGACGTACTTGAGTTTTCTACTTACTGTGGTAATAAGCCTAGTCTGGTTAGTTTGAAAATGGATGGCCTGACTGTGCTGCTTACTTACGAGGATGGTAAACTTATTCAAGCAGAGACACGGGGTGACGGACAGATCGGTGAACTGATCACGGATAATGCCAAAGCCTTTATTAACATTCCACTTACAATTCCTTATAAGGATCATCTGGAGATTGAGGGTGAAGCTATTATCACGACAGATGATTTTGAGAAAATCAATTCCAGACTTCCTAAATCAGAACAGTTTGCTAATCCCAGAAATCTGGCAAGCGGATCTGTAAGACAGTTGGATGCAGCAATCACTGCTAAACGGTTTGTACGGTTTATTGCTTGGAAAGTACCATACCTAAATGAAATTGCCAGTGATAAAAATCTTAATGATTTTGCGGATAGATTGGATTTTGCTGAAGAATTAGGTTTTGATATTGTGCCGTATTTCAGGGTGGCTAATTATGACTTGGTAAAAGAATGTATAAATAAATTAAAGAATAAAGCGGATCAATATAATTATCCATATGATGGATTCGTTCATACATACAGAGATATTAAATATGGGTATCTATTAGGTAATACAGGCCATCATCCTAAACACAGTTTTGTTCTTAAGGAACAAGATGAAGAATACGAAACCGAATTAACAGATATCATCTGGCAGATGGGGAAAACTGGACAGTTAACTCCTGTAGCTGTTTTTAATGAGGTGGATATTGATGGTAGTAAAGTTAATCGTGCTTCATTGCACAACGTTAGTATTCTTACTAATCTGGATCTTCAGATAGGAGATAAGATTACTGTATATAAATCGAATATGATAATCCCTCAAGTAAAGAGGAATTTGTCAGCAGATGATCGGGAATCTACTTATATTAATATTCCTGCTACTTGTCCTGTATGTGGTTCGCCTACAAAGATCCAGAGAGATAATGATTCAGATGTACTGATTTGTACGAATCCTGATTGTAGAGGTAAATTGCTTGGTAAATTGAAACACTTCTGCTCTAAGGATGCCATGGATATACAGGGATTATCTGAAGCTACTCTGGAGAAATTCATTAATTTGCATTGGATTGGTAACATCTCTGAAATTTGTGAAGTATTAGAGAATCCCTCACATTACAGACGTTTGATTGGCATGGATGGATTCGGTGTGAAATCAGTAGATAAACTTCGTAAAGCCATACAGGATAGCAAACATACTACACTAGATCGATTCATCAATGCATTGTCAATTCCAAATATTGGTAAAGAAGCTGCAAAGACAATCGCCAAGTATTTTGATTATGACTGGATTAAATTCGGTATAGCATGTAATACCAATTTTAACTGGCAGAAATTGGATGATTTTGGTGAAATCATGGCAAAGAGCATCACCAAGTTTTGGAATGATAATAAAGATTGGGTTACGGAATTGGGGTCTAGTATGGATTTCTATAATCCAAATGCAACCACAGATAACACGCAAAATAATGCGCTTAAAGGCAAGACTTTTGTGATAACTGGTAAGTTAATTCATTTTAAGAATAGAGATGAACTGGTTAAAAAGATTGAAGCCTACGGTGGTAAGGTTGCAGGTTCGGTTAGTAAGAATACTGATTATCTCATTAATAATGATGTGAATTCTACTTCTGGTAAAAATAAGAAAGCCAAGGAATTAGGTGTCAAGATTATTACTGAGGAACAGTTTCTTAGTGAATGATGAAAGGATTATTATGAGAGGACCAATAAAAGATCTTACTGGACAGAGATTTGGAAGATTAGTCGTTTTGGGTGATAGTGAAAAAAGACGATGGGGTCAGGTACTATGGAAATGTCGATGTGATTGTGGAAAAGAAATTTTAAAACCTGCGGGACATCTTGCAGCAGGTGAAATAAATTCTTGTGGTTGTTTAAGTCGAGAGACAGCACACAATCAACAAATAAAAAAACTTGATAAAAACGGCGCTATGCCTGAAAAAATTATAAAATATAAGAATAATTCAAATAATACTTCTGACTATAAAGGAGTATCTTTAAAAAATAATATTTATTGGACTGCCCAGATTTGTTACGCAAGAAAACAATATCATCTTCTTTGTAGCCATAACATCAACGATTGCATAGCCGTTCGTCAAGAAGCAGAACAGGCAGTTAAAGACGGTAACTTCTTAGAATGGATTGCAGCTTACAAAGGACATAAATGAATAAATTAAAAACGGAGGGTAATAATGATTGACGAAAAAGCATATCATTGGCTGAATGAGAATCAGTTGTCATATGACATCTGGGAAAAGAAGTACAGATACAATGGTGAATCATTTGATGAATGGTTGGATCGTGTATCTGGTGGAGATGCAGAACTGAGGGAATTGATCAAGGATAAAAAGTTCTTGTTTGGTGGAAGAACACTTAGTAATCGGGGAACAGATAAAAAAGGTAGTTTCTCAAACTGTTATAGTCGGGGATTTGTACATGATTCCTTAGAGGATCTTATGCAAGCAGCTTCGGATATTGCTCATACCTTTAAGGCACAAGGCGGTCAGGGACTTTCTTTATCTAAGGTCCGACCTAAAGGCGCTCCTATAAACCACGGTCAGTTTGTCTCAGATGGTATTATTCCTTTTATGGAAATTTACAATAGAGTGACAGAATCTATTAGTCAGGGTGGAAGTAGAAAAGGTGCTTTGTTAATGAGCCTTGATATCTGGCATAAAGAAGCTGAAGATTTTATAAAGATAAAATCAGAAGAAGGGCGTATTCAAAAAGCTAATCTGTCATTAGAAATAGATGACTCTTATATGGAGTATATTGAAAAATATCTTCAGACGAGGGATAAACCAATAGTTCTTGCAACTCAAATATTCGGTGGTGAAACTATTAATTATAATGTCGATCCCGTCCATCTTTATAAACTTATGATGGAAAAAGCTTGGGATTGGGGAGAGCCTGGGTGTATCTTTACCAATCGTTTTAGAAATTATAATTTAATGGAATATGTTGATGAATATACCATTGAGAACTGCAACCCTTGCGGGGAGCAACCGCTGCCAAAACACGGGGCGTGCAATTTAGGCAGTATTAACCTTTCACCTTTTGTGAAAAACACTTTTACGAATACTTCATATTTTGATTTTGATAGCTTTGGCAAAGCAGTTGATATTGCTATTAGAAGTTTGGATCGAATCATTGATGAAAATAAAGATAATCATGCATTACCTGAACAAAAAGAGATGGCGATGAAATATCGTAACATCGGCCTTGGAATTATGGGGATGTATGATGCACTTGCTAAAATGCAGATGACATATGGTAGTAAAGAATCTATAGACTTTATGAATGATTTAATGGGATTCATGTTCCGTAGGGCAGTTATTGCTAGTAGTAAGTTGGCAGAAAATTTTGGAACATTTCCAGGGTATAAGAGTGAAGTACTTAATTCTTCCATTATCCGTAAGCATTTTTCTGCACAAGAGTTAGATGAACTTGGTATTAGAAAACATGGATTAAGAAATTGTAGTCTTTTGTCAATTGCACCTGCAGGATCAATTGGAACTATGTTGGATGTAGCCACTGGTTGCGAACCCGCATTTAGCATCAGTTATCAGCGGAAAACAGAATCTCTGAATAATGGACAGGATAAGTATTATACAGTGTATATGGGAGTTGCTAAAGAATTCTTAGATAAATTCCCTGATACTAATCTTCCTTCTTATTTTGTTACGGCTTCAGATTTGGATTGGCATGATCGTATTGATATGCAAGCAGTATTGCAGGATCACGTAGATACAGCTATTTCCTCTACAGTAAATCTTCGAAATGATATTACAGTCGAAGAGATTGAACAGCTTTATTACTACGCTTGGAAAAAAGGTCTTAAAGGGGTGACGATTTTCCGTGATGGATGTAAGCGTACTGGTATTCTTACTACTGATAAAAAGACCACAGATGACGAGCCTGTACCTGCCAATACTAATCCTCGTGAGTTCAAGAGAGGAATGATCATTAAGGTCAACAACGATACAGTTGGCAAAGAAAGACACCTGCAGACAGGATGTGGAACACTTCACATGGCAGCATTCTTTGATCCTAGCAATGGGGATCTTCTTGAGTGTTATCTCAGTAAGGGCAGTACTGGTGGATGCCAGTCAAATCTTGCAGGTATTTCCAGATTGATTTCACTGTCAGCCAGAGGTGGAGTTGATGTATATGCCATTGCTGATCAGCTTAAATCTTGTCCTACATGCCCGTCTTATGCTGTGCGACATGCCAAACACAAAGATACATCTATAGGTGACTGCTGTCCCTCTGCTATTGCGAATGCACTGCTTGAAATGTACAAAGAGATGCAGATGGATATCAGTGACGAAGATGGAACAACAGTTACTAAGAAGCCTGTACCAGTTGAGATGACTACAGTACTTGATAAAGAAGAGACTCATTCACTTACCTGTCCTGAATGCGGTGAAGCCCTCTCTATGGAAGGTGGATGTATGGTTTGTCATTCCTGTGGTTATAGCAAATGTGAATAAAGGAGCAGATATGATCGTTCCTAATTCGTATGAATTAAATTATAACGTTAACCGCTATAGATTGGAGAAAACAGGTTTCGTAAGAAGCTGTGGTTTATATAGTAAAAGGTATTGGTTAAAAAAACCTTTTATTTATGTATCTCTGGATATTGACTTGGAGGAGAATTCACTTCTCCTTCAGGTCAAAAATATAAATAATGATTTATACTATACTCCATTTTATTGTGAAAATGAACGTTGTAATAATCTAGTTTATCCAAAAGTGGTTAAAAAATACAATAAAATAATGGATGGTTTATGTAAAAAAGGAATCTTATATAAACCCATAGGAGAGAAAGCGTATGGTTAAGTTAATAATAACCTGTATCTTTATTGCTTTTGTTGTATTCATCATTCTTTTCTGGCAAGGTGCTGCATTGAATAAGACTGATGAAGACAGAATGATGGATGATAAAGAACAGGAAGAATACATTAAAGCATGGAACGAGGGGCATAGTAAAAATGGCTAAATCAGTAATGAATGCTTCTAAATGTTTTGAATGTGAATATGGCGAAAGCTATAAGGATAAAAAGTTAGAAAAGGTGCATTGTTTAGATAGAGATAAGCATTATATCTATGGACAGTATATTGCACCGTGTGAATATTTTAAGGCTAAAGATAAGGAGAAATAATATGTTACTTGCTAGAGTTATGTATCACGTAGATGGACTAGAAAAGATTGAAAGACTGCCCCAGGGTGACTGGACGGATCTGAGAGCTGCAGAGGATGTAGAACTGAAAGCAGGAGATTTTGCTCTGATTGATCTGGGAGTGAGTATTGAGATGCCTGCAGGATATGAAGCAATCATTGCACCGAGAAGCAGTACGTTTAAGAACTTCGGTGTGCTTCAAACAAACGGAATCGGCGTAATTGATAATTCCTATAATAGTAGTCAGGACGTTTGGAAGATGCCTGTATATGCAACACGAGACACCGTAATCCATAAAAATGATCGTATCTGTCAGTTCCGTATGCAGAAGATTTCTCCTGATGCATTCTTTAAGACAGTTGATAATCTGGATCACAATCTTCCTCGTGGAGGGTTTGGCAGTACAGGGGTGGACTAATGTCTAAAAACAGAATAACTTATAGTTTTATCTGTGATATAAAAGATCAGCCTGGTTATAAAGTCCGTTATCATGTGATTGGTTGGACTATTAGAGATCATAAAGAAGTGTTGTTGTGTGAAGATGGAACTACTCTTGAGATCGATCCTGCAAAACTTAAAAAGATGATTTCAGATAAGGACTTTTTACAGTTTAATTATGATGATTACATGGAGAAGTTATGGCTTTTTGGTTCACTTGTGAAGAACGTGAAGAGGTGTCTTATTTAATATGTAAAACTCTGTTTGGCATTCTGGATAAACTGATAATAGAAAATAAGATGTCAATTGGATATAACATACGTGAAATAGGTCGTTACAGAGAAATAGATATATGGGTTTATTACTTAAAAGATGGAACACTTGAAACAATAATCGGTAAAAGATTTCCTGTAAAGAAAAAATATAAAGATCCTCAGAAGCTGAAAGAGTTTATTGAAGATATTATGAAAAAAGTTGTAATGCGTTATAACCGCATTGAAAGTTTAAGGGTGAAAACATGACAAGACATTATTACATTAGTGAAAAAACATTACCTTCTGCTTATCACAGAGCATTGGTAACATTAAATGAACATGGAAGAATATATTCCTGTTCTGATTGGAATACCAATCAAAAAGAGATCTCAGTCACTATGGAAGTTGAGTGTCCTCTGGAAGAACCAATGATCAGCAAATGTTTTATTGGTGGACCGAGAGAACTGGAGCAGTATCGTATGGAGATGCTAGATGGTATTCTGGACTTCGAAGTAGAAAAAGGTAATTGGGCATACACATATCATCAAAGATATATTGATCAATTGCCTTTCGTTATTGAAGAACTGAAGAAGACACCTGATAGCAGACGAGCAGTTATGGTTATCAGAGATAAGGCAGTGGATATGGGAAGTGATGATCCTGCGTGTCTGCAGCACATTCAATATCTTATACGAGATAATAAATTACACTGTTATGTACTTTTTAGATCAAACGATGCTTGTAAGGCTTCCTTCATGAATATGTTTGCTCTCATTCTTCTTCAAAAACGAGTAGCGGATGCAGTAGGAGTACAGATGGGGCATTACTATCATACTGCCAATAGTTTTCACTGTTACGAGAAGGACTTTGAGCTGCTTAACAATTACTGTCAGCAGATCGTTACTCATGCGGATGAAGACATTACCTATAATTATGTAGATGGATGGGATGAAATCATGGAAGAAGAACGTGATGGAATTCTTGCACAGGTAGAAGAGTTAAAAGAGAGGTGAAGACCCATGGATGTAAAAGTAACCGCTGAGATGATTTTTGAGGATCTGGATATACCTGATGAGCCATTCGCAGATGAAGAATGGGAAGAAACTATTAAACTTAGTACACAGGCAGATAAAGTGAAGGTTATTTCCTGCCAGTATATGGAGTAGCTTATGTTATTAGTAGACTTAGATGACGAATTGGATGAATTAGCAGATCGGGAAGAAGACCTTTGGAGTCCTGAAGTATATATAAGGATTGGCAGTTATATGGCTCCGCTAAGATCTATAAAATATATTCCTGAAGATGACAACCATGAAGAAGCAGTTATTCTTCAGGCAGATGATTACGATGATGATTTAATGTAAAAAACGTGACAATAATCACAGTTTAAGGAGACAACATGAGTATCATTTTACAGGAACAGGAGACTGTTGTTAACTTTGGTCGTACAGATGATTACGCTATTATTTATACTTCAGATAATACTCAGATGACAAAATTGGATAAAAAGGTGAAGGAGAACAGTGATGTCTGGTCTGTTGTTGAAGAGATTAAGGACAGACAGGGCAATGTGGTTGGTAAGAAGTATAAAGCACCTAAGAAGCTGATCTCTTTCAGAAGTACAATTAGTACCAGAACTGGTGGCAATCCTAATGCAGGTGAAGCGTTAAAGAAATGGCGTGAAGAGCAGAAAGCATTGAAGGAAAATAGTGATGAATGATTTTAGTGTAACTAATTTGAAGCAAGCGAGGCGAAAATGTTAAAAAAAATAATTTATATTATCGAAAGCTTTTTTGAACCATGTAATCCACCATATGATTGTCCATTTTGTATGCATTGTTATAAAAATGGAAGCGAGATAGAAGATTAATTCAGTTAAAGCAAACTTTATCTTTGAGGGATAGATACAGACAGGCAAGGAATTGAGAATATAGCTATGGAGGGCAGACAGATAGCTGCTGTTCTGGATTATATTTTAAGGACTAAAGTGGAATAATGATTTAACAAATTATAGCGTGATTCTGATTGGAAGGATCACGCTATAATTGAATGAGGGATTATTATGGATGATGAATTATTATTGAAATACCGTAAAGAAGATGGTACAATAGATGTAGCAGGTTTACAGGCAGAATTAGACCAGATGAGAATCCGTAATAAATATCTGACGCAGTTCAAAGAAGACGGTTATGAAATACGGCAGATAAGTAATGGACGTTTTACTGGTTGGTATTACACCAGAGTGCCTGATAAAACAGGAAAGAATAAAAGTATAAGTATTAAAAGAAAGACTCTGGAAGCATTGGAAGAGGTGATTATTACTACTTATAAAGAACTGGAGTTTAATCCTACGCTAAGAGAACTTCATGAAATAAGAGTAAAACATGAATATGATAAAGGCAGGATCGCTATAGAGACAACCAGACGATACAAAGAAGATTTTAACCGTTGGTTTGGTGAATTCGGTGACAGGCATATAATGAGTCTGACATTAAAAGACTTTGTGGATTTTATGGAAGAAGCCTTTTATAAGAATAAACTGGATAACAAACAATGGCAGAAATTGAAGTCTACCGTACAGCGAATAATCAAACAGGCTATCAGAGATGAACTGATTGACTATTCCATGACGGATATTAATACCTATCTGGATGTATCTAAGAAAGAGATTGCCAATCATAAGAAACCTCAGAAGAAACAGGTTTATGATGAAGATGAAAAACGGATACTGATTGATTTCTGTGAACAAAGTGATCTGCCCCATGATAAAGCCATTCAGTTATTCTTCACTACTGGTTTACGGATTGGTGAAATGATGGCTTTGAAATGGGAAGATTATCAGAAGACGTATTTATATATTCACAGAGAAGAAAGGACTTGGTTTGATGAAGAAAACCATAAGCATGTCGAAGTAGAAGACAATACTGGTAAAACAATCAATGCCATCCGCAAAGTATTTTTACCGTTACAAGCCATTCGTATTCTGGAAGAATTAAAGAAAAAGGCCAAGGATCTGGATGGTTATATCTTTATAAATCATCTGGGAACAAGAATTGATGCAGAGGCGGTACGAAAGAGATTGCGGAAGATCTGTCCTGAGTTAGGTGTGGAATACAAATCTCCCCATAAGATAAGGAAGACACAGATCTCTGAGAGTTTCAATAACAACATTCCATCGCCTATTATTCAGAAGAATGCAGGACATGCAGATCTGAACACTACCATGAAATACTACGTCTACAACACCATGTCTGATGAAAACATCTCTAAGTTATATCAAAGCGTGGAAGGGTGGCAGTGATTCAATTGATTCAAAATTGATTCACACTCCCGTTTAAGCATTAAAAAAGCACGTAAATACGTGCTTTTTAAGCGGAGAGTGTGGGATTCGAACCTCGTTAGTTATAATTAACAAGTTAATAAATCCCAATGATTCTTTCATTTTTTTAAGGTCAACCTTAAAATAATGCTGATTTCATTGATTCACAACAAAAAATGAGGAAAGGAGATGCCTGTAAACCTGCTAGTTCCGGGTATTCCTTGAATCAATTCACATCGTGATTCACACTCTGATTCACTCGTGTTCTCTATTATATACATTAACCTGCTTAGTGTCAATAATAGAAAACACGATTTTTATATTGACTTTTATATATTCTTCATGCTAAACTCTTAATTAAAGGAGGGGTTTATATTATGGCAGAAGAAGAGATTAAAAGAATTCGCAGAGATAAGAAAACAGTATTAACTGAGAAGATCAAAGACATTGATGAGAAGATTAACTCTTATCAGTCTAAACTGGATGATCTAAAAGCCAAGAAGAAAGATCTTGAGAGAAAACTGGAATACGAGAATAACTCTGAAGTTAGAGAAGCAGAGAAGAAGAAACAAAAAGAAATGATGGCTCTTATTAAGAAGAGTGGATTATCCTTAGAGGAATTAACCGAATTACTGAATAAGAAATAATCTTCTGGGCAAAAAAGGGGTTATAGCCATTTCTGGTTATAACCCCTATATTTTATTCTTTGATCCACTTAGCCATTACATAGCCGTGTTTCCCATTGTACTCAACGAAATACCATTTTTCCTTCTTACTGTTTATGATCTCTTTTTCAATTGTCACCTTATTGTTATACTTCAATGTAGGATAACTTTTCAAGTTGGCAGCAAAGGTGGATGGTTCTTTTCTAAAATTAAGTACGGATGCAATAACAGTACCGATCCGTTGATTATCTTTATCTTCAATCACATTATTCGCTTCAGTGACGGCCTGACTCTTCGTAGGCCAATATTCTTTTAACCATCCATATACTTTCTTCTGTCTGGTCCGATATGCACCAACCTGATTGCCAGTATCAGACTGACAAGCTGCATATAAGTTATCCAGAGTGTAAGGCTTCTTCGTCTTCTTCAGTATTCTGCTGACAGCCCCAGATCCACCTTGATGTCTCCAGTTGGCACACATCGCCTGTGCCTGATGATCGAGAACACCTAACTTCTCCGCTTCAGCGCAGAATTTCTGCATCTGTTCACCGACCATTTCATCTTGTACACGTTTACCAACATCCGAGGAAATAATGGCAACAATACATCTTGCTTTGGCAGATGTCTTCTTAAGCTTGTATTTCGCCCAGGAAGAGAGTTTTAGATCTTTAGCTATGCCCTGTGTATCCAGACGCTTAAAAAGGTCAGGATCGGCTTTCTGGATACGTTGAAGAAGGTTCTTGGCTTCGTTCGCATAGTGCTGATATTTACCAATGGTAATAGCATGCTCACTGGATGAGTTGGCATATGCTTCGGTGAAGTCATCATAGCGTCCTTTTGAGTATTGGTTTCCTCCTGTTTCTACGGCTCCAATTATATTAATCAAAACTTGTAATTCATCTTTTGTCAATGCCATAACATCACACCTTATCTAATTCAATGTACTTCAGGCTGACCCATCCTTTGCTTTCTCTGTCATATCCCCAAGTACCTTCGGGATTCATCTTAGTAATAACAACCGTTGTATCATTAGAGATAGATGTAATCCTATCATAAGAAGTTCCTGCACCCTTACGTACATTCAGACTGCTAGCGGTAACCTTACCCTTAACGGCACTTTTCTTATCAACATAATTCAGACTGATCCAACCCTTTTCATTGGCATATCCCCAATTATTCTCCACTTTGGTAATACTGACATAATCATTCTTTTTGAACACACCGATCAGCTTACTATGAGTTCCTGCAGCAGTACGAATGTTTAACGCATTAGCAGTAATACGTCCAATTATTTCAGTTCCAGTAACTTCTATCTTTTCTTCGGGCACTTCGTTAATAGGTTTGGTGATCACTCTGGGAGTAGCCTTATCACCATCTTCGATCTGTACTGCTACGTGATGCCCCTCATATAACAGGATGTCACCACGATTGCAGTAATCACCAGAGGACGTATACTTCTTAGCGGAGAATACTTCCACCAGTCCAGTATTAAACAGTCTGCGTCTGATCACAGAGGTAGTAGCGGAATTACCATCAATAAACAGCTTATTCTCAGGAACACCTGCATACATACAAGCGAGTGAAACTAAGGCACTGCAATCTGTCTCTACAGGAATGGTTACTTTCCCCGGATCATAATTATACTTTCTGGCTTCTTTCAGTAATGTGTTTCTCTGATACTGATCGTAACCAATATTATCATTCTTACATGCTCTCTCCATAGCCCAAGCTACTTTTTCAGCCATTACAGGATCTTTGAAGCGGATCACATAGTTCCATGGACGGTTATACCATTCACGAATGAAGACTTCCGTATTGCCCTGATCACCCGCTTTTCCACCACTATACTTATGCCGTTCATCATGCGTAGCATGAGCGATTCTTGGTTTAGCCATTTCATCATCCCCTTTCATTTCCAACAATAGCTTCATAAGCTACAGCTTCAATGTTATCTAACTCTGTACATGCAGTCTCAATCAGTGTCCGTACTTCAGGAGTAATGCTGACACCTTTACCTAATAGATAATTGATCACATACTGCTTCTTATCCACCTTCTTGATTTGACCAGAATTGGCTAACTTCTCAGCAGCTAATACACCCTTGTACACAATGTCATACAGATGCTTTTCCTTAAGCCAAGGAACCAGATCATTCTTAATAGCGGGAATCACATAATAGGAGATAACCAGACCAATAATGGCTACAATTATCTCTACACCATTCTGTAACAACACTTTCATAATTTCCTGAGTCATAACTTATTCCTCCTTTATCCTACAGATTCTTCTTCAGTATCTTCAGTATCCTTTACATTCTCTATATCCTGATGTAATTTATGCATAGCGGTCTCATATATTATTCCACCTGTTGTATTCTCTGCTTTTGACTTATTGGCATATAAGCCATAAGTCATAACCTGACCTGCTATATCTGCTATTAACACACCTAAATACTGAAGATCCTGAAAATGCCACATAGCTACCATTGCATATATTGCAATTACATTAAAAAGAATAAAACAATAAACTGCCATTAACTTAGAAGTCGATGGCAGTTTAGGTATTCTTTTATATTTATTTTCCTCTTTCTTTAGTTGTAACTCTCTTTCCTTACTTTCGTTGATTAACTGTAATTCTGTTAATCGCCTGTTAAATTCTTGTTCTGATATTAAATGAGACATAAGCGCCTCCTAGTAGTTGCCTTGTTGGGTTTCATCTGAAATAGGTAATGCTATCACTTCGGGATAAAGTTTTTCATCCACCATTCCATTTCCACCTGATTCACGGTATATGCGCACAGCTTCGGTAAACGTTAACAGATCCTGATGAGAAACACATCCTTTACTCATAGCATAACGGTGTATACGGTTAATTGTATCTCTCAGGCTTGCTACAGCAATTTCCTTATTATTCTTGTCTAATGCCGTAAGTTGGTTATGAATATCCGTATGATTCTCTTTCACTAGCTGTGTAAGGCTTGTTAACTGTGTCTTTAATTCTTCCAGTTGACCGTACTGCCATTTATCATGCTTTTCCAGAACCGCTAACCGTTGCTGAATATCATCATCATGTTCTTCTTCTTTATTTTTTACTTCGTGATATCCATCCAGACGATCCTTTATCCATTTGAATGCCTGGTATAACTCCTTTACGATTAAAAAAGAAATAATCAAAGTCACAACCAGTGACTCCAAGCCTTGTATCCCAAGTGGGGATAATATATTTAATATTGTGTCCATCTTACTTTCCTCCAAAAATAAAGAGACCGTTAAATAACGGCCTCTTTAATTATATAGTTATTTATCCTTATTATCCCCTGTTCATAAGAGTTTTCAGTTGCTCTTTTAATTGTTTGTTCTCTTGAGATAATTCTTGAATTGCTTTTAACATGTACATCTGAAGACTGTAAGAGTCAATACATTTAGCATTCATCTCTCCATCATCGAGATAACCACCACCGCTTACTAAATCTTCATCAACTTTTTCTAACTCATCAGCGATTAAACCAACTTTTTGATGCTTGTGATCTGCTTTCCAGTCATACTCACGAAGACGCATTTTGTTAACTGCATCTAGGCCATTTACTTTAGTGTCCTTGATATTCTCTTTTAATCTTACGTCTGATCTTGCCTGTACAGTAGCTTTTACTGTATACGGGAAATCAATATAAGAGGAATCACCATTAGGAGTGAAGTCAAAAATATTATGACCTAAATCAGGAGCATATAATGAACAATGTCCATTTGTATTTGCACAAAGACGATAACCTGCTGCATTGTTTTGAAGTAATACACTAGCTCTGGTACTATTTGTTGTACGACCAGAAATTAGATCACCACCATCAGTAACAATATTGCCAGTTGCTTCAATATAACCAGTAGCGATCACATCAGTAGGTCCGAGACAACAATCAACCAGTAATCTACCAGTTATTTCTGCATTAGTGGTTTGAGTATAACTACTCTTAGCATATCTCCATACATAGTGAGATGCCGTGTTGTCATGTAATGCAAAATCACCGTTTACAGTATTTACTAATTCATAGTTATTGAAACTATTGGAGAATGTAACGTGCGATTTCTCAGTAGAAGTTGAGAAACCAACAGTAAGGTCTGCATTAGCATAAACCATACCAGTAATTGTGCCACCACCTTTTTGTAAGTAATTATCGCTAATAATAGTGGAGTAGTTACTTTCATCCAATACCCGTCTCCATGCTTGCCATGTGCCATTGTTCTTTCCACGTAACGAGATCTGTCCTGTACGGTAATCTCCAAATATCTCATGTTGCCAACTGGAACTATAGAACTGTGTATATAACGCACCATCAGTATGTTGATAGTTCCAATCGTCTGCTGCAAGGCTGCTTACATAACCTATGGCATTAGTAGATACACTTGCGATACCAAGATTGGTTGATGTTGTTACCTTAAAATTGGTTATAGCGTCTGCTGTACCCTTAAAGGATGCTGAAGAATCAGTGATGGAAACGATCAAACCTTTCTTACTATCGTATATACCACGAGCGCCTGAAGTGTTGTTTCCGTACATATAGAACCATCTGGCAGTATCTTCCGTAGTATAACCTACAGCAAGTTGCACTTCACCCGATGCTTTTCTAACAGATATACTACCAGTAACAGCTGAAGAACCAGTCAGAGGAATATATACCTGATCTGTCTTACCTTTAATGTAGTTATACAAAGCACTCACTGGACGTCTGTGATAAGTTGTGGTAGTTGTACCACCACCTACGTATTGAGAGATATAGTAATCTGCATCAACTGGATTGGAAGAACCAGTATCCAATGCATTTAAGAACGCATTGGCTGCATTCTTAGCACTTGTCTGACCAGTACCACCTTTACCTACTCCTAATGTACCTTCAATCTCCGTAAATGCGGGTGGATTACTTTCATCATATATCTTTCTCCAGTCACCCCAATCATTGGTAGTACGTCCAGAACGGACATAGAGCGGAGTTGTACGCTGATCATTATTATGTGCAGTTCCCGCCAGTTCCCATGAACTATAATCGCCTGTCCAACCTTTTATATGCATAATAGAATACCAAATACCTGTTGTTGGCATGGTAATATCATCAGTTGAGTTTGACATAGCAAAATAGAAGTTTGCACCTTGATCAAAATCACCGGGCAATACTTTATAACTTCTCAAATCATGTACATGAATTGATCCGTTAGGCTTAGTGCTGTTATTCGCTGACACACCTGCATATAACTGACCGTTGGAATATATATTACCATTCGAATGTATCTGGCCTGATACCTTAAGCGTTTTACTCACTGTTAAATCAGCGGTACCTGCAGTAAGTCTTACATCATAATCAGCGGTAGAAGTATCTGTCGCATGAAAATCAATATACTTACCGATATCCATAACACCATCACTACTAACATAAGGCACACCTTGAAACCATGCTCCCGATTTGGGCTGATTAACAGCAGTGATCACGCCTAAATTTGTCATATAAACAGGAGTATTTGTATCACCAACAGCAGTGCTTGCAGCACCATGTGCTACCATCTGCCAATCCTGCCATTCTGTTTGACTCGAAGTTCTATAGAACATTCTGTTCGTATTATTACCACCATGATGTATATAGATCTGACTGGCATAATCAGGTGTAGTATTACCACTTAACTTTCTATACGACATAGTAAGTATCTGACCATAGCCATAACTATTCGGCGCATTAGTTAATTTACCGCCTGTAATGTTATATATACCAGTATCATAGAAGGTATTGGCATCTACAGCACCACCATAGCTAAATGCACTTACAACATCATGATCTAATGCAGTTACACGGCCATTAGCTGCTAAGTATACAGGTTTTGTTGCACTACCAACAGCACTTACACCTGCAGCAGTAACGGCATAACCGCTACCTGCATAGTTCGGAATATAGAAGTAGTTACTGTTGCCTGTACCGTAAGCAGCAATTTGGGTAGTGCTACTACCTGATGTATATAAACCAATCCAACCTTGAGAATTACCCGCCGTTCCAGAAGCCGTACTATTACCTATCCACAGTTCCGTCCATTGAGTACCACTGTTACTGCTAGATACATTACTGGTCACACTAAGAGAATTGTGATAACGAGCATTTACTGTACCACTATTAGATGAACGATCCTGTTGGAAGAGGAGATAGTTACGAGATGAAGGTACAGTAACACTTGCAGTAAAGGTTGTAGCATTGGTTGCGGTCTCTGCATTGCCATATAAAGTGACATTATTACTATCATCAATACCAATTACGGTTTTGCCAGTTCCTGCTGAGTTAGTAGTATATATGCCCCTAGTATTACTGGGACTAGCGTATAAATACAGAGAACTCTTAGCAGTGCTATTATGTGTAACCAACAAACGAGCCTGTGCAGTATGCCCATATACATCAATAGCACCATTGGTAATATTGGTATAGTTCGTTGTTGTACTATTTGTACCAGACATAATAGTGCCATCACATTGTATGAGAGTATTACCATACATCCGTGTAGCATATACGTTCTCAGTTGCCATACCTTTATTTTTAATCTCAAGGATGGCTGCAACTGTAGCATCAGCATCATCACCTGTTAATGGCGTTTCAGGATTGTAGGTTTCGATAGCTCCACGGCCTATGAATGAGAAACGCTGTTTTCCCATGTATTGGTTACTTGCATATTCATTGTTTTGATATACGTCAACATAGTATTCGCCTGAAGTACCTACTAATCTAATTTGTTTGATTATAGCATTTAATAAAGCTGAAGTTTGTGTAATGGTAGCAAGAGTATTCATGGTAGTTAATTCAAACGTACCAACACTAGGCGCTCCTGTATTATAACTACCAGTAGCATACATGGTAAAGTTAGCATAACCACCACCCTCTGCATTGGTTAAACCACTAATTTTTGCTATTCTATACCAACCTACTGCTTTACCAGATCCTGTAGGCATACTCGCTTCTGCAATATTCAATACATCCAACTTCTCTTTATCTGATGCACTCATAAGACCACCAGATACTGGTGTGGCTTCATGTATAACAAATTCTCGTACTTTACCATCCTTGTACCAGTACATCGGTAATGTATTACTAAAATCAATTTGATAAGTATTAAGTGCATAACCAATCTTTATGTATATCTTATTATCTTCTGAAGTAGGATAATCCTGTGTCCACCATGTGTTATCTAATGTAAATGTATTAGTGGCATCATTATAAGTACCTACAATGAATATAGGTTTATTAGCGGTTAATGTCGTTCCACAGTTAGTGGAATATCTAAAATCTATTGCTATTGCATGACTGGTAACAATATTTGCACCATTTATTTGGCCTGAGTTATAATTGCTACCAGTAGACATATAATAAATATTGCCTAACTTAAAACTAGCAGTATTCTTTGCTTTATTAGTAGCTGTACCGTGAGTAGTAGTAAAGCTTTGCCATTTACCAGTATCATCTTCCATAACTAAGCTATACTGCTTCATACCATTAGCACCTGCAGTAAGATAGGTATAGTAGTCTCTTACAGTATAAGTATCGTTCGCATCACTGGACTCTTGCAAACCGTTATCTGCACCATTGATTTCACTTAAGCCTAAGTAGTTGGTAGAACCAGTACCAGGTACAGATGCATATTTAACAGCTTCGTCCCATAATTCACATTCACAATTTTCTGTTTCCAGTAACTCAATAGTAAATGTACGTGGATAATTAGAATCTGTAGGATTGGTTGATGCTCTAAGGCCAAGACCAATAAGATGTCCATAAGTAGATACGCCTGTCTGTGTTGCTCTGTATAAGTTATGGAAATAATAACATCTTCGAATACTACTTCCCTCATAGGAGTGGGCATTAAAGATTTTATTGGTTGACAGTGAACCTTGATAACCCCATATTTCAACGTCAGAATAACTATCATAGTAATTCTTTCCCGGAACCCAACAATGGATTCTATATCTTATTTTCCACATAACGTAATACGTGGTAGGTTTCACTGTCATGAAGTAAAAGGATGCATTGGCAGCATCATTAGCTGATCCGTAAAGTCCTGTGTAGGTTTTACTTGCTATGGGGCTAATGTCTGAATTGGTTAAAGTGGTTACCTTTAACGTACCATCAGAATCCATATATACAGGTTGAGAGGTTGAACCTGTTTTGCCTTGTGCGTGGGCAACGGTTTCCCAATCTCTCCAATTTACACCATTATTTTGCGGATGCGTCCTAAAGTATAAGCTATTAGCACCTGTTGGTATAGCAATCTGACTTGCCCATTGACCGCTATTATCCCAATCCATATGAAGGATATGTGCATCATTAGGCGGTTTACCTTCCGTCATGGCTGAAGTAGCTAAGAACGTTCTCAATCCTGCTTTATTATTACTTATAATATTTGCACTGGTAGGTCTGCCTGATGGATCTGGTGATAAGTATGCAGCTGACGTTGCTGATGTTGCTGTACTTGCATTACCGTTTAGAGTACCAGTGATTGTATAACTGCCTGTAATGGTTTTAGCATAAGGATCGATTACTAATGGTGTACCTGCCCCTGTTTTGGTTGTGCCATCAGCCGATGCAATGCCAAATATCCTGAGAGTACTATTATATTGGTCAAGAGCAATACCTGCTTGAGTGGTATTAGCGGTTGATGCCATGAGTTGTAATTGTCCACCTTCACCTGATGCAGGTCTAAGACTAAGTCCTCCGGTCATCGTACCGCCTGTTAACGGTAATGCGTAAGAATGGTAATTTCCACTATGCAATACGATTTTATTATTATCAGTACCCGCAGTACCTAATGTCCTGTCAGGTGTAAAATATAAAACTCCATTTTTTGCCCAAACACTATCAACTGTAGTCGAAGTGTGATAGAAATTAATACCTTCTCTGGCATCATCTGCCAAGTCTGAAGTAAATATAGCATTCACACCAATGATATTTGAGTTTTGGAGATTAAGAGCATATGTACCTGCTGTTTTTGCTATTGCTCCTTCATCACCAGTTTGATTAGGGTATAAGTTCAAGACACCCGTCATAGTACCGCCTGATTTGGCGATGGCGTAAGAAGAGTAATTTTGGCTATCTAAAATATCCTGATATTGGAACGTATAACTCCATGAATGGAACTTCCAATAAATATTGCTACCATGTCTCCAAGTACCAAATGCATATTTGGGTAAGCCAGTATTGGCATCTACGACAGATGTATTATAAATATATACTTCATAATATCCCTGTGAATTCGGACCTATACTACCTCTAAAAATAGCATCTGATTTACTAGGATATTCAATACAAATTTTCTTCAGTAATACCTTTAACCATTCATCATCACCCATAGATGTTGTTAAATTAGTCTCTGGATCATCTACCTTCGTATCAGCAGTAGTTACTAAACCTGGTTTACAGAGTATTACAGCAGGATTGCCACCATTGGTTGTTCTAAACTCCCCTGCCATAATAATAGGTGCTTTCACGCTCACTGGGAATGTAGTAGCACCTGTACTAGGAGCCATTAACTCTATCTCTCTATAATTTAATCCACTATTAGTACCCGGTTTATTGGTTAACGGGATCTTATAATTCGCAGAGGTATATTGCCGTATATAAATACCTTCATCACCGTCATCACCTACTGCTAACTCTACAGCACCTTTGTTATTCGCTGTCTGATAACCCCTGAGTACCCAAGCATCATTTGCTCCATTAATACCACCAATACCTCTCCAGTCACCTGTTGTATTACCTGTATTGGCAAAGATGAGATTGCCCGTAATACCATTGGCGAGTGAGAAGGATGATGTGTTAGGATTGGAGATAGTAGATCCCGAATATGGGATATAAGTATCTGTTAAGTAAGATGTAAAGTTACCAGAGTGTAAGCCATAGTACATGGTAGCTGTTTGATAAGTTTCTGGTAAGGTGTCAACGAAGTCTATGGTGATATTGGAGAGATTGATATTCTTTGCAGAATCTCCTATAAGCATTCGATCAACACTTACGGTAGTATACGTTTTATTAATGTAAATATAAAAATATTTACCATCACTGGCGAATATTTCAATATCATCTGGTAAATAACCTAATACAGAAGCAGATAATTGAGTCCATGTATAAGATGAAGCTAGATGGTGCGCTTGAATAAACACCTTTCCACCTTGATCAGTATTAAATGTCCGTATACTAACTTCCAGATATGTCATATTATAATTTGTATGATCGGGTAGAGCGATTCGTACATACTTCCTTGCACCAGAACCGCCAACATAAGCGCCGAGATTAAATAAGTATGAAAGATTTTCTGTAGTATTCTGATTAATACTAGCAACAGGAGTATACCCTAAAGCAGTAGTAACATTGCTAGCCGTTAACTCTCCACGAATAGTAGCTGATGATTTATTTTCTACATTGCCTAATCCAATACCTGCTTTGGTTATGTTGAAGGTAGCAGTACCTGTACCATCATAAGCTACGGTATTTCCACCATTTTGTTGTAAAGTCAGTTTGGGTATAGGATTAGTTACTGTTTTGTAGGGGACTAATATACAAGTAGTACCATCATCATCTGCAGGAATTACGGATGGATCGTCTTTCTTGATAAATTGAATTTCAGCTAATGAAGGAGTTAAGTCATTTAAGTGAACTAAACTACTATTATAAAAATCTACACGAATACTTGGATAGTAAACATGAGGAGATGATTTTAGACCAACAGCAACATAATCTACAGAGTCTATAGCGTATTTAAACAGATAAACTTCTGGATGCCATCCACCATTATCTACAACGCCCATATTACAGAATTTAGTGCCATAAATATAAAATACAAGTCGTAAATCAATAGGACAACCGCTATTATAAGCATTTCCAGTAATATGAATTTCTGGCATATAATGACTTGCTACCCATTTCAGTCCTGTGTATATAATAATTTCATCTACGTTTATACTTGTATAGTCACTAACTAAATTGAAAATAGTATCTTTAGCCCGAATATAACTATTCGCCTGTAAATTCGGTGCGGTAACACTAACAGGGAATGAGGTAGATCCATCAGTATCTAACAGAATAGCAGTATTCTTTGCCGTAGTGAATGTTCCAGAATATTGTCTTGCATATATAGGCTCATTACCATCATCTGCTGTAGCAATCTCCATCCAACCACTATTACTTGCAGTAGCACCACCTGCAATACGCCAATAATCACTACTGCCTACCGTACCTTGTATCTTACGAGTGGTTGTACCAGAATCGGAGAATAGAAGATCACCTGTGAGTGTTCCACCACTTAATGGCAGGTAAATACTATCCCCATACGACTTCGTAACGATCCTATTCCATGATCCCCATCCGTTACTGTTCTTACGTCTGGTATATATTTTACTGGCATCATCAATATCAAAGAATACCTGTTGAGCATAAGTAGTATTAACCCAAGGAATGCTCATTACAATACCATCTCTGCCTGTTATATCTGTTAACGTGGTATAGTTTGTTGCTCGTCCAAGTTTAAAGTAGTTTGTTTCATAAAAAGCATCAACTAATGCTATGGTATTCAGTTCGGTTGATAGTTTTAGTTTTTCTTCAGAATAAGCATTACTGATAGTAGTACCTGATATAGTAATACCAGTACCTGCAGTGTAGGTAGTGTCTTGTGTGGTAAAACTATCAAGAGTTTCATCCTTGTAATTTTTATAAGTGATTGTTCTACCTGAAACGGAGAGTGATGTTACTAACTCTTCAGGAGCAGGTGTCCAGTCTGTGGGTTCAGTGCCACGTTCTACCTTCACCCATTCAATAACAGATGTAGCATCAGATACAGATGACGGCATATGATAAATGCGTAAATATTTATTCGAAGCATAACCAACATACCAAGTAAATGTTTTTGTATAAATCCCATTTTCATCTTGATTTTCTGCTGTTATAGCACTTCCTGGAGGTGATATACTTCCTCCAGAATTATATATACCAAAATAACTCTTGGTTGATGCTAATTGTCCCTTGATCTGAATAGTAATTGTTTCACCCTCTAAAGGTGGACGATCTCCAAAATAATAATCAGCCAGAGCATAACTGGTTGATGAAATAGTTCTGAAACTATCCTTGATTAAGTTTCTACCACCAACTTCAACATCGCCCACTGCATTATTTACCGCATTCTGAACAAAAGCAGTGGTAGCAATCTGAGTAGAATTCGTACCCGTACTTGCAGTAGGGGCTTTTGGTGTACCTGTTAGTTCAACACCATCAATTTTATTTACGTGTAAAGTATTATTAACAGCATCATATGTAAAATCAGTGTCATATGCTGCTCGTTTATTATTTCCTGAATAACTTACCCATACCGGGCGATTACCTGCACTGGTAGCTTTATCAGTAGTAAGTGAAGTAGATTCGTTTACCGTAACCGATCCATTAGCATCAACCGTAATATCTCCACCAGATTTTATGCCACCTATAGCACTACTGGAAGCTACTGGAAGAGTGTATTTGTTAGCACCTGCTTCTATACCATCCAGTTTCTTCTTATCAGTTGCTGACATTAAACCCGCAACAGCTTGTGTAGCTTCATGGATAATATACTGTCTTACTTTACCATCCTTAAAGTGATAAATGGGATGCGTAGGGTGGAGTGATGCCTGATATACGTTTATAGACTCACCCACATACATATATAACTTGCCATCATCCTCTGTTGGTAGATCCTGGGCCAACCAAGGATCAGATAAATAGAAGAGTTCATCTGTGGGAGATATTGTACCTACTAAGTATACAGGTTTATTAATATCCAAGTTATGTTCATTACCCGCTGTAGCGTGAGTATTAAAGGAATAACGGGTATCAACGGCATAATGGGATACAAAAAATGTACTTCCACCAGTTAAAGAATTTTCATTTATGGTTGAACCACCATTATAATATACTAATTGTTGTGGACGAAAACCATGAGTATTACGTTCTTTCACTGGATTTGAATTATAACTGGTGACAATACTTTCCCAACGTCCATCATCTGTTTTCATGATAAGAGTATATGGAAAAATATGATTAGGACCTGCAAAAACACGATCACTACTCATATATAATTGATTGTAAGTATTTCTGTCACCTGATATAGTCTGTCCATTTGTTATCGCATCAAATTGACCTACACCGCCATAATTTGTAGATCCAGTACCGGGAACGTCAGCATAGGTGATCATAGTATCCCTGAATTCAAAAGTACAATTTACTAATTCAATAATTTCAATATCAATTATTCTGCTATGCGTTTCATTAGAAGGATCATAGCTACTATGAAATCTAAGACCCAATTGATGACCGTATCCATTTAGTTGTCCTGCTTGTTTTGCATAACGAAGTAAATGATGGTAATAAGGTCTATAACTGTAATTAGGTATTACATTATAAGTACGATAACTATAATAAGTATCTTTTGATCCATCAATAGTAACCTCTGAATATTCGTACCCATCAGTCACTCCATTGATCTTTGCGTTTACTCTATAAGTTATTCTCCAAGGAGCATAATAATCAGTAGGCTTAACTACACCAAAGTATATATAACCATTGGGATCATTGTTCGCAGTTACGTATACATTCTCATAATGTTTTGACATTAAAGGTTGTATTTCGGAATAATCGTAGGAGGGTTTAATGTACGGTAAATCTTTCCAAAGATCAGTACCGTTACCAACTTTGTACCATCCATCACGTTCTCCAGTTTTGGTATAAAGTATTTCTCCACTTTTTGGCACAGTAGTTAATGCTTTCCATTGTGCTTCGGTTTTATACGCATGGAGGAATCTAGTTTTTAAAGTCGTTTCTGCCATTTCATTTGTTCCCTCCTTTTTTATTAGTTATCTGATTTATGTAATAAGAGTTGTACTCTTTAATTTTCGAAGTTAGCCAATAAAAATACGTGAGCATAAACCCACGTATTTTTATTGGAATATATTTAACTAAAATTGCCGTCTAAAATAATGACATCACCGGCTGTTTGTACTAATCCATTGGCATTAAAGCTTGTCATGTTCAACGCCACATTACTAGATCCATCAAAGTCTACAGCAGCTGCAGATCCCTTACCAGTAATAGAGAAGCTGACTGCCGTCTTTAACTTGGTAGCAGTAGCTGCCGTAGTAGCAGAATCCGCTGTTCCCGCACTGGATGCCTTACCTGCAAAGTTTGTTGCGGTAATTGTCTTCGTACTGGGATTGATGGTAATGCCTGTATTATAAATTGCTTTTTGCGCACTTCCAGAAGTAGGAGAAGTGTTTGCAGACGCTAAAAGCGGATAAGCACCATTTGCTGTTGAGGATGTCTGTTTTACATTCTCATCAGTAGTCTTATAACCTTTTCCCTCTACAAAAGTGGCTACTGCAGCACTTGTTGGTAAGTTAGTAGAAGTAGAACCTGCACTAATAGAAGAGTCAATCTGCTTGATTGATGCTTCACCCAGTGTAATAGTTCCTGATTTCGCAGTAGTTGTTAAGTCTGAAGTAGTAGTACTATACTTCAGGAATGTCTCAGATTCATTACCTGCAGGAATATAACTCCAGTCAGAATTACCAACACTTCCTGACTTTAAGGCAATAAACAAATCCCCAACTTTTGCTGCCTGACCTGCATAAGTTCCTGCCTTGAATACCTTATAGGTATCACCGATTACAACATTTGAAGTAGGAAGAGCGGTTACATCACCACCAGTACCTACTGTTCCTTTGAATACCATGGCATCAGATGCAGCAATCTTTGTACTGATCTGAGTATCAACGTACTGTTTAGTGGCTGCACCCAAGTCTGTCGTAGGATTAGCATGTAATGTTACAGCACCAGTAAACGTACCGCCAGACTTTGGCATAGCTGCTTCCGCAGTCTCTTTTGCCTGATCAGCAATTCCTTTAGCGGTAGCTGCATCTGTCACACCTTGATCGGCTTTTGCCATGGCACTTGCTACTGCTTTTGATGTAGCAGCTGTATCAGATGATGTAGAAGTCGTAGAATCAGAGAGCTTTACTACACCCTTCTGTCCCGTAGTACCATCCTTAATACTGATCTTTCCATCTGTTCCTACATCAATATTTGTACCAACAATTACACCACCCAATGTAGTACTAGTTGCTTTTGGTAATTCATACGCAGCACTAGAAATTAAATTGGCAATTTCTGTTGGCGTGAGAGTAGCATATGGTAAATCGGACCATTTATTAGTACCGTCACCTACTTTAAATTTGGGAATCCCAGAGGTGGTCAGCTCAATACAAATTTCACCTTTCATAGGAACTAAATTTGCATTACTACTTTCAGCCCATTGTGCCGTTGTTTTTGTACATACCAATAATCTAGAATTTAATGTTGTACTTGCCATAATTCACCTCCTTTTAAGAAAAATCCCCATTTATTACTTGTATCTCATTATAGTCACTGCCAACAACTACATAACGCAATAATTCTTCACTATACACATATATTTTATTACTTCCTAAATCTACATATAAATGTGCATCTTCTCCCACGGCAGGAAATTCTAAATAGTCATTAGCAAAGTGTAATTCTGGCGTATTGGCTTCCTGCTTATATTTCTGGAAAAGCTTTAATATTTCCTCATGATAAGTAGAAAGCCCATTTAAATTAATCAATTTTTCATATACGTTAGGAGATGCATTAGTAGTTGTTGTTTCATTATTATCTGGCATATGCACTCCTTTCTACATTACGTGCTAGTAAACAATGCTCTGATATCTGCTTCAGTAGCAACAGTAATATTAATTGAACTATTCTCTAAAGCAATAAGTCGATCTGTATGATTACTGATTGTATTGTTCATAGTGGTAATATTACCTTCAACTGTAGTAACCCGGTCTCCCAGTGAACTAACAGCAGTTTGAATCTGTCCTACTTTTTCATCGGTATATTGTTTTGCATCCTCTAAAACCTGCGCATCTGCTGTGGCAGCAGCTGTAGCAGCATCTGCTAATATGTTCGCTTTCTCTGCTACAATACGGTCATTGACATAAGTCTGAGTAGCGTAGCCATCCAGATTAACCGAAGTATCACCGATCTTCTGTAACGTACCTTGAAGTTTCATCCATTCCTGATACTTATCAGAACCAGTCACAGTAGTATCTTTAATCAGATACATTACATTTTCTTTGGCTTCAGCATCTGTAGGTAATTCATCTACAACTACTGTAGTTAATGAATGGATCTTACCTACTTCCTCTGCAATTAAAGCTTCCACTTCATTCTGTGTTACCAGATCACTAAGCGCAATACCGCCATCAATAATCTGTCCATTGGCATCAAATACACCGATATTTCCTGATAATGCAGATACCACTTTACGCATTACTGCATCTAAATTTGTCTCAGGAATAGTAATAGAATAAGCGGGTACAGCACCACTGGCAATAGGCTCAGATGTACGATAAAACTCTAAGGATTTACCGTCCTGACTAAGCATAACAGTTTTTAATGATTTCGCATCACCGCTATCAATATACTGTTTAATTAATTGATCATATAGTGTAATATTATCGAGCGAAATATACTTAATCTGATTTGTGTCTGCCATGTTCTCCCTCCTTTACTAATTAAATAGATTCTCAATATTTTCCTGATCTTCCATAACTAATTTCTGCGATAATCTTAAATCAAACTTCTCATTAAATGTTGCATCCATAGCTTCATCCACTACATCATAAACAACACTCTCTACACCTTCTCGTACTAATTCCCGAATGTATTCCAAAGCATTATCACGGGTAATTATATTTAACGCCTGAAGTTTAGCATCTACTTCACTATCTGTTAAGTAGCCCTGTTCTTTAATCCACTCATCTGTTATATAACTGCGTCTGGTAACTTTTTCTTCATCAACAAAATAATCCGTAATAGAAGAGGATGATATAACTTTTATAGCCTTTCCATCCTCATAGGTATCTATGGTAATCAGATCATTGTTTATATTCTGGAACACTGTCTCCAATTGATCTGATATTTTATAAGCACCTTTTATTTTATACATACCATCTTCCAATTCACTTAATACTACCGGGTCTTCAATAGTCCCGCCTATATTGTCAATTGGTCTGTTACCTATGGTATTGTAATCAAGATCGGAAGAATTATATACACTAATAGATTGGATATAGTAAGTGCCATTACTTCTTTGATTGACCATATACGCCTGATATGATCCTGTAACAGATGAAAGCACTGAGATGATCTGACCGGGATAAGTATCCTTATGAGAATTTAAGAAAGACTCCGCAGAAGCAACTGAGGAAAAACGATAAACACGAGACTGGATAGGAACTAATGAGAAATCGTCTGTAACCAACAGCATCTCCTGTGTGTCGGAACAAAGAACAATATCCCATTGATTCACTGTACCTGCGTTTATATGATCTTGAATTTCTCTGTATGAACTAAAGAAAAATCGGGAGTGCCTACCATAATCTGCCATATGATCATCACCCCTTTAATCTTAAATCTGATTTACCACTACATTACCACTATTCGGAGATTCACCACCAATAGCTACTAAAATGTTATTCAGGGTCTCTAAATCAATTTCAGTTCCGATCTTAACATTATTAGCAGTTAAATAGAGAGACTTGTCATCTTCATCTAATCTGATATTATCTGCTTTCGAAGCATTGATAATACTGGCTACTTCAGCGAGTGCTTCCGCTACCTTCTTATTCTCAACATACATAGCAGTCAGTTCAGCCAGAGCCTCTTTGGATGCATTAAACCAAGAGGTGATAGGAACAATCTTAATCGTGCCACTATTAGCACTGTTCCTTACATGCTCTACAGTATTACCGTCTGCATCCAGTTCTGCTTTAATAAAAGTAAGACTGAATTCTAACTCACCAGTTTCTGCTGTTAAGGCTGTGGTAGCTTGTGTAGTTGGTAATGTATATAACAGATAATCATCTTTATAAGCATCATCTGTTAATACTAATTGAATAATACTATTCCGCTTGGAAATAGGCGTAATATATTCCAGAACAACATCATAATCTGCCATTTCGTATTCATCGTTATATAATTTAGGAGTGATAAACCGAATAGAATCTACAGCATTTGATTTTTCTACTATAGCACTCGTAGCTTCAGTTCTTACTATAGCATTGTCATTTCCAATATAAAAAGTCAGCATAGTTTCCTCCTTTCGTTAATCTTCAGATATGATGTACTCATATTCTTCCTGAGTGATATTTTTAGCGGTTCTCATCATTATAATTTTTTCTTTGGTAACAAGTCCCTTTTTGTAAAGACTTCTTAAAGTCTCAACGACATCACTGTATTTTTGCTCTGCCATTTTAAATCCCCCTCTCTAAGATTTCTAATAAAAAATCTTCTCTTATCTCTTGAGCGGTCTTAAAATTATTTTTATCTAATGTTTTATATTCGTTTTCGGATATCTCCTCTAAAGATACCGTGAGATATTTATCCTGTATAGGAAAGGGTAGAAGAGCGCTTGTATTATAAATCTTTTCTTTGTCTGATAGGAAACCTTGTGCTTGTGCTTTGTTACAACGAACAGGAATTCCATGTACAGCTTGAAACTTTACATATACTGGCCCAACACTATCTTCATAGGATAGAAGATCAATTACTTTCCTATTCCAAATAACTTTAAAATATTTCTTCATAATAAGGATCTCCTATATATAAAATAATAGAGCCGTTAACAAGTAACGACTCTATTATAATGTATGGTTAAATTGAGAATTCAATACAAATACCCTGAGTACCTGAAGAACTCCAGTAGTCTTCCGTACCTGCAGCATAATCATCATTATCACCACAGATGGAGTACCAAGTGTAACTGTAGTTCGGCATAGCGGATCTCGTCATATAACGTCCAACTGTACCATCAGGATAAGCACGTTTACGATCATTTGATGTAATGATATAATCAACAGTATAAGAACCATTCTCATCTGGTTCACCTGCTTCCTGATCATAAGGGTATCTGTTATAATTACTATTCAGTTCCAGAATAGATGGAATGGTGAAGTAGCAATCACCATAGTTAATTACCGCATTCTGTTCATTTGAACCAGAACCAGTATAACCTGTATTAGCGCCAATCTTACATTGCTTTAACAGTTGTCTCCATACCACAGGAACAGCCTGATAGAATCTGCCATTCAGTATGGTATTGCTTTCACTACGTACCCAACCACCAATATTTGAACCTGTAGCAACCGTCATAGGATTGGAGAGCAGCTTATCTGCAATGAATGAAAGAGTAGATCTTGCACCAGAGTTATCTGAGAGATAGTAACGTCTAAATCCAGACACCTCACCTGTAATCTCTTCATGAGGCCACAGAGCCATCTGTCTGCAAGCAGTATCACCCAGATCTGCGTAATACAGTTTAGCACCATAGATTGTACCTACAGAATAAGATCCTAAGATACCATCATCCGCTCTGGTTGCTCCAAAGATCAAAGTAGCACCATTGGTAGTAATACATCTGGATGCAGATATTACATTATATCCAATTGCGGGATTTGGCATATTGCCAGTATAAACGTACAGATCGGTTTCACCCTTCTTATGCCGTAATACAACCATATCACGAGTGTCTGTATTACCCGCACTTACAGATGTACCACCCCACAATACTTTATTGCCAGATGCATATCTGAATTGGAATCCGTTCATACCATTTGCCTGATAGCACTGGAAGAGTACAGAATTTGCACGAGTGGAAGAATCCATCTCATAATCTACTACCAAAATCCAGTCTTTATCTACATCCAATAACGGAATACCAGTATCTACATAATCACCCTTCACACCAGTAAAGGTTCTAGGACCGTTCGGGAACAGATCCACAGATTCAATGTTACTGTAGTTAAAGTCAATACCCATAGTAAAGCTGAGACTGTCTTTACTGTGAATGGTCACGGGCAGATCACCTGTATCAGGATCTCTTAACTTGATCATAGCATATATCTGTGAAGGAGTCATCTCAGATAATGGAGTATTCTGTAAATCAGATTCATTGTAATGATAAGAATCAAAGTCAGCTTCAACCACAATATCCTTCGTTAAGATAGGATATGTCTTCCAACCTTTGAATAAATGGTAAATATAGGACGCTTCCTGTTTGGTATAAACAGGCAATTCACCTGTATACTCCACAGCATCTCCATAGTTGCCCTTCAAAGTCTGAAGTACCGTACCGTCATAATTGACGAACTGACAAGTATACTGGTGAGGAGTCTCATCATATACAGCCGTAATGGTTCTATCACTACGTACATTGGTTAACTGCAAATCCCAACCAGAGTAAGTATAGTCTGTTGCAATGGTCTCACCATCTTCCAGATAGATCACCATGGTTGGTGTAGGAATAGGATTAACCGCTCTGGTAACAGGATCTTCGGCATTCTGTCCTTCAATTATATGTTGTACGTCCCAAACCGCATGGGCAGGATCAGGATCTATACTAGGATTACGGAATGTTACCGTATATGCTCTTAATATAGCGTCTGATGGAACATCTACCATTAAGTCAGGCCAGATGTCATTATATGTCTCAAGTGTAAAAGTATCTGTAGTAGGAAGATGTACCGTACCACTTAAGATAGACTGCGTGATATCATATCCAGATGCATCTACACCAGTAAGGTTAAGTAATGGTCTAAGCCAAGAATCTTCAACGGTCCAATCAATGCCAGTTGCTCTTAATCTATAAAGATTTGTAGCACGAGTAATCATATCCACCAAGTTTATTGTAGGACAAGATTCTGCTACAATTCGCTGTAAGTTTGTATAACCTGCAATCTGGAGATCTGTTAAATAAACCAGATTTTTCAGAGTAATGGATGCAATAGCAGGTAAATGTGCCTTAGTAATTTTACCACCAGATGCAAATGTAATACCTGCCAGTCCAGTTCCTTCAGCATAGAATGTCTCTAAATTCGGGCATCCACTGAAATCTAATGTACCTGTCAAGTTAGGAGCATTCCTAACATCCAGGGTTTGCAGTAATACATTGTTACCAATGTTTAATGTAGTCAGGAAGTTGTTGACATAGCCAGATGTAGTATTACCAATAATCAGCGTTCTTAACTTCGTAGCTTTGCTGAAGTCATTATCATGGATATAACAAGCTGACAGATCATTCAATTCCTGAATTCTGGATGCGCAGTAAATAAGCACCGCAGTATCATCCATAGTAGTATAAGGACAGGTAACCTCATACGTCTGTCCTGCTTTTGCTCTGATCTGTTTTACAGAACTGTTACCAAATAAAACTGACAGATACATATCAGAATAAGGAACAATGCTCAGAGTGTAATTCGGTGCTACCACTGCTGTAGTAGGAGTATTACATCTGAACATGATTTGATCAGAAGTTACGCTACTAGCAAGATGTTTACTGCCCATGTACTTCTCCTGATCACGTTCGAACTGTCTACGCTGATATTTTTTACGACCATTCATCATGGAATTCAGGAATCTGGTATTACCATTTCTATAAGGACGTAAGTACTTTCTTTCAATATCGAGTCTCCATAATTCTTCAGGGAACTGACTCTGCCAGTTATCAAACTGATTGATCAGTGAAGTAGCACTCCAACATCCCGTACCATCCAGAGACTGGTACATAACATTTAATCTATCAGGGAATAAGTAACGTATTCTTCTCCAGAATACGGAATCAGCTGCATTGTAAATCCAACCAGAGGCAGGATCACCGTCTGAACGATAATCAATATCTTCTTTGCCATAAGGCATAGTTAATTCTCCCGTATTGTTAATTCCAATACTACTATCAAAATCATAGCCCCATAACTCAAATCTGTACTTACCATCAGCACACTTACCATAATGCCAGAATGTATTCTTGGAACGGTTATCAATCATAGTGTATCTCTCAGTAAATAAATACCAGAAAAGAGGAGAATCCACGATCATCCAGTCACTCAATTCATTGACGAATTCTTCATCAGTGGATGTTACCACCCAACCATAAAAGTCACGCCATACTTGCTTATTCTCTAATTCCTGTTGTTCTTTTTCTGCTTCGGTTGCAGTAGACAATCCATCCTTGACCTCACCGCCAAGTTCATATCTAAATTCGAAAGTTTCATCCCATTCATTATACAGACTATCATACTTAGGATTACCCGGCTTCCATTCAGCAGAAGTGATAGGATACTTAATGCTGCCATCTGCATTATAAACACCTGTATCAAAGGTGGAATTCGGTAAAGTATTATCACTGATTTCTATGCAGAATTCTTTAAGATCATTAGGATCGTTTACTCTGGTTACGTCAGTTTTCTTAGAATCACCAATATTACCTATAGAATAGAAGTGCCATTCAGTATCTTGGAATTCACGGTGAGTAGTAACATCTGGATCGTTCTCACGAATAAAGACTACGCAGTTAGCAAATTCCATTGCATTTTTAACCTTGGGGTCATTTTCTCTGGCAACTGATAAGTAGGGGAGATAAGTATTATAACGATTCTGTAATTGTGCGTTATTTGCATTTTCAGAGGAGGCCACGTTAACTTTTATATTGAACCAATTATTTGGTACAGAGTTCCTAGTCAGACTAACTTTACCTGTACCATCTGAAATAACGCTACCATCACCTAACGTCAGCTTCGTTACGTAATTTGTATCCAGAGGAATCTTAGATATGATCTGATGCTCTCCATCAGCGCACATAATTATATCTATGTTCCTAGAGGAAGCACCATATTCGTTGGAGGTCGTCCCTTGTCCGGCGTGATAACAGTTCTCAAATGTCCAGTTATCTAACGTAGCATCTCCACCTTTATAAATACACTGCACCTTGGTATTCTTTACATAGTCTTTCTTGTTGTTCGTAAAGTATGGCGCATCAATCTTTATAATTCTTAACTGAGGACATTTTTCTGCTAATGTCTCAGGTGTCAGATTATTATTCTCATCGTAGATCTGATTACGATTATAACGGCTTACCATTTCTTCTGCAGTACGTGCATCCGCAATAAAATTATTCAGAATATCCGAATCAGAAAGAGAAGAGTTGTAGCATTTCATTCTGTAAATCCAGATATCACATTCTGTTGAACCGAATGTAATACCAACAGGATCACTCTGCGTGAAGGAATCATCTGCACCATAAATCATAGGACGCAACCCTACACCATCTTCATAACTCATTACCATAGGAATATCTGAAGTATCCTTAGAAATATTGAATTCGAATTCAATAATGTCTTCTTCTGATAAAGGAATTTCTAACGAATTAACGGTTGATTTAACGTAAGTATAATGAGGTTTGCCAATTAAACCTACTTGAGATGTTTCTGAAGAACAACTCATCCAAGTAGTATTAATATCTCTTACATTTGTAATCTTATAAATTAATTTGAATTCTTTACCATTACGTTTAGCATCATCACTAAATAATTGATAATCAAATGTAGCAGTAGTACCTGCCTTTACGCAGAAATACTGATCTCCTGCTTCATCAATCTGATAACCACCATTTACCCAGTCGAAGTTCTCAGATACAGACATAGAGTATGTACCATTTGTCCAAATTCTGTCAGCACTATTGTTGCTCTTGCCTACCGGGTTAAAGTCTACCTGTAAATTAGCAGTAATAGGCGTTACATCAATATCCAGTTTCGTAACATTTACAGATATAGTTTTAATGATATTACGACACTTAATGGATAATGCATGTTGACCTACGTCTGCGGATTTATATGACCATGTGTGAGTACCATTAGTAACAGTTAATGTAGACACTACCGTACCGTCTACTGACAAATAGATAGTAGGAGATTCTGTATTTGGATCGTAAACAGTATATCTAATATTATTAGTATTATACTGAACAGTAGAAATAGTTTGTTGCGCTACACCAATAACAGGAACAGATGAGTTTTCATCATAATAAATGATATCCTTGAAAATATGATCTGTTTCAATAGGAGTGCTATTAATATTGGCAGTGGCCCACATCTCTAACAGATGAGCGCCATGCGCTTTTTCTGGCAGAGTGTAACTCATTGGAATACCCGAAGAAGTAGTTGTTACAGATTCTAATTCTGTTCCATCTAACTTAAAGTGTATTACCTTGGAAACACTACCATAAGGCGTATAATCGACACTGATCGGTCCAATAGGATAAGTAAATCCATCATTAAAACTGGATTCTAATCGAATATCTACTATCTGTACTGTCCACGCACGAGTACCAATCGTACCGTTATCATCTTCAATGGACAGTAAGAGTCTCTGAGATCCTAATGATACATAACTGGTAATATCAAATTCGTAATCCTGATCAGATGTCAGATTCTGTGTACCAATCACGGTATTGCCAATTCTCCATGTAGCAAAACCGCCTAATCCAATACCAGAACTATCCACAGATTTATAATGGTATTTCAATACAACCTTACTGCCTACTAATGCGGTAACAGGTGTAGTGGTAATATATTGGATCGTAATAGTAGAAGAGGAACTAGACCCCCCACCCCCACCACCAACGATCTTATACGCACTGACAACTGTAGGATTTGCCATCGCTTCATCATCAGGCTCATATTCCAACAGTTTTAATTTATATTTGTCTTCTTCAGATGCACTTTCATCTGTGTTATAATCTAATCTATATTTTTTACCGCCATCCGAAGTTGCACCACTAATAGCTGTTTCTAATTCTGCAATCTTATTACCAAGTGTACCAATACTGGTTTTGTTGGTATTTGCAGTAGATGTGGTTTCATTTAATGCGGTCTGTAATGCGGTAACAGAAGAAGTATCCGCTTTTGTGGCTAACTTATTATCCACTTCCGTAGATGTGTAATATCCATCACCTGATAACTTATTATCTAAGGCTTCTACACTATCTTCAATGGTATCCAGTCTGGCATCATTACTGGTCTGATAAGCAGTTAACGCATCAGATACCGTACCAACGGCAGAACTGATGTCATCACCAATAGAATCTCTGAAAGCAGTAGTCCATGCAGCAGATGGATCTTGAGATAAGTCATGATGGCTTAATTCGTTTTCGCCATCATAGAATGTTATTACATGAGAAGTTGCATTATAAGTAACACTTAAATTAAGTGCATGATTGTCTACTTCTTCTTTGGTATAATAATTGACTAATGCATTGGCAATCTGAGTATTTAAATCCTCTCTTACATTACCCTCAACAGTAGCCACCACATTATCTTTTTCCTGATTGAATTCATCTAATTTTTCTGATACAGAGTCAACCGCTTCCTGTGCATCGGTGGCAGCAGTTTTAGCTTCTGTTACAGCTGCATTGATCTGGATCAGATAAGAATTCCATCCATCATCAGGTTCAATTAAACTATCATAAGATAATCCTTCTAATACATTTAATTGATTATTGGGACGAGTCTTCCAGACATAATTACCTGCAGATGTTGAACCAGTGGCCTGAATCTCAAACTTAATATTACCTTTGGATTTGGTCATGGCATTGTTGACCAGTAAATGGAACTTAATATAAGAATCATTATAGGAAACATTACATGCTACACTAATGATCCCTTCACCATCTGCATTCAACACATAAAACTGAATCAACATCTTTGTTAAATCAATACCATCTGCATATCTTGGCATCCGAAAACCAATTAACTGAGCATGATTTTCCTGCGTGATATTGATCTGATCACTGGCTACTGTTACTGTTTTAGATGCTTCAACTATGGAAGTGCTTTGATCATCTGTGTAATCTTCATACCAATTGTAACCATCTTCAACACCTAACCGTACCCACTCTGAACTATCTTCATTAACAGTATCAGCTAATGTAGCACCGTCACTTGCACTTAATAAACTCGCCCTAATCGAATCAGTGAAAGATGAAGGCATATCTTTACCCTCCTTTCTAATTTATTGCATTTGGGAAATTAATTCGTCTAACTTGGTTTTATAATAATCAGAAAAGTCATTGGTAGATAAGCCTTTCCCATCTTCTTTATCTACTTTATTCGTCATCTGAGCAATGTAATTTGCAAATATCTTAAAGTCTTCGGAATCCACTACAACGCCATCATCATAAGCAGATTCTTCGACCACAACATCAAATACTAAACTAGGTACACGCTTTGTACCTGTTTCTTTATCATAAATATCTACATTGGCTTTGCCTCTTCCCGCTGACCATGATAACTGTTGTGGAAGAGTAAAAGTAACTGTACCATTATCATCAATCGTTCCTTCATACAAACAGTGATTACCTACTGGTGTGATCACTTTTAAATAAGCCATTTCATTATCTTTATTGATGGAATATAATAAACCATTTGCAGTAAACGTAACAACCAATTTATAAGTATATTGATTAAACTGTTTTACAGATATACTCTTAATAGGATTGGCAATTACATCTAGTACTAACGGTATCACAATAGATTCTGTAATAGATGCCATAATTCACCCCCTATTAATCTCTTGGCAGTTTTTGACAGGTTATTGTTCGCATCAGTAAACCAGTAGAAGTAATCTTGTGTTCACTGGTAATGGTAATCGTCCCTGAAGCAACATTGCCACTATTTACATACATAAAAGGATATACTTCACCTACTTCAAAATTCCTATCATGAAAACTCTTAATGGTTACTTCGGTATAAGTGTTCTTACCTATCTCACCCATCTGAATGATTAATCGATTAAACTGCGTTAAATCATAAGCGTTATTAGTTGCTACCGAAGAACTAATAGCGCCACAGAAATTCAGATCATCCACATAAGAGAATGTGAGCGTTTTTCCTGTATTGGATAATAGCTGAACGGAACTTTTGGCACTAGAATTTACTACAGAATAATTGTTATTTGTAATTTTCATTAAAGTACTACTTTGACAGTTTATTTCACCTGAATTTAAAACACTGGGAGCAAAGGTTATAGGAAGATTTGATCCAGTTACATTTCTAAAGTAATTATTGCTGTATTCAATTCTATTAGATCTGCCTGTGATAAAAACATCATGAGTATTTACATTTGAGGGTAATACATTATAATTGTTGGTATATACCACATCATCACAATAGGAGATGTAATTATAAGTGGAAGATCCTTTAATATTATTGCCACTAACTCGTCCTGTAAAAACATTCCTTAAATCAAATGCCCGTCTACAGTTTTCAATATAACAATCTTCAATAATTAAATTGGAAATTCCTAATAAGAAAAATGCAGTATCTGTAGCATTATAAATCTTGCAGCCACGAATGGTGATATTCTTAGCAGGTCTGTCAGATTGCTGACTGGAATCATAATAAGAATGTTTACCAATAGCATCTTCCATACTACGACCATTTCTTTCAAAGGTACAATTATCAATAGTCAGTCCATCTACTACCGTACCATCATAAGTTACAGAATCCTGACTCGCAAACCAGGGGAAGTTGCCATAAGTACAGTTATCAATATTTATATATTCTTTTCTACTAGATCCCCCAGATCCCATTCCTTGGAACAGGCAATCTCTAATGGTCACATTCTTACAGGCACATATCTCAAAATAGTGATCACGAGTGCAATCCTTAAATACTACATTCTCCACTAAAATGTTCTGACCATGACATAGATCAATACTTCCTTTTTCAATTGTACCGTTACGAATAATAATCGTACCATTACCGTTGTATCCCGTATATACATCCGTAGATAGGAAGTTATGAATTAAGTGATTACCAGTAGTATTATCAATACCTGTTAAAGTTGCACCATTCAAATCTAAGATTGTTCCCTGATATACAATAACAGGCGCACCGACTTTATATTTCTTTCCCTGAGTGAACATTACCAATCGACCATTTTTAAATGTATTTAATAGTGATTCGGTATCATCTGTTTCACCATCTCCCACAGCACCATACATTTCTGGTGATACATAAGGTCTGAGTAATAAACCTTGTACGGCATTATCTAGTTTCTCTAAAGTCACTGCACCATCATTTATAGTAAATGTCTTAACAGCAGATGGATATAGCTTCTCACTTGTTACAGCATGAGATTGTATTTTTGCTGCACTGACAGATCCATCAGCTAATTGCGCTTCTGTCACAGATTTATTCGCCAACTTTTCAGTTGTAACCGCTCCATCATTGATAGTTTCTGTAATAACAGCCCCATCATTGAGTTTATCATCTGTTATTGCTCCTTTTGCTATTTTTGAGGTGGTAATTGTTCCATCAGGAATTGAGATCATCAATGCGTCTTCCGCAGATTGTTTGGCTGAATCAGCACTGTTCTTAGCCTGTTCCGCAGATTCTGCAGCTAATTCGGCATTTGCTTTTACTTCATTTCGGAATTCCTGACTTTGTTTCAAAAAACTGGAGAATAAACTAAAATCATCAGATTCAACTACCACACCATCCTCATAAGCGGATGCCAGTACATTAATCACAAAGTCCTGTGTGGAAACAATGTTACCTGTACTTAATGATACTATATCTACACGACCAGTACCTTTTCCTGAGTCCCATGACAACTGTTGTGGTAGAACGAATGTCACCGTTCCATCATCATTTATTTCTCCCGTATAACTATAGTTATTTTCATTAGAGGTAATTACTGCTAAAACACATTTCTGCTGATTTGCGTTTAACGTTGTTTTATAGCCCTGATCTGTTATGATTACCGTAAGATTATAAGTATGTTGGTTATATTGATTAATCCTCAATTCTTTTACTTTACTGGTGACAGTATCTAAGGACATGGATAAATTTACTGAATTCAATATGCTTGCCATAATACGTCACCTCCTTATAATCCTACCTTAACAGCAGGTGCATAAGTCATATCTATCGTACATCCTATATTTACAGAAAAATTGTTTTCAGTGTTATCTACACTATTATATAATTTGGGAAAAATGAAGTTGAAATCCTTTCCTAAATTATGATCTTCGTTAGAAGAGGAGATTAGTAAATGCTTGCCATCCATTACAATAATTTCATCCGCAGTACAATTTTTAATGATCGTCTGCGTATTATCCCGGAGATTGCTTAACTGAAAATCTCCAGATTCATGAATTGCAATACTAATGGTTGGTGTCACATAACCCTCTTCGTCTGATAAGCTATAAAGTGTAAATTCTTTTTCATTATTTAAGTTTACATGAATGTTTACATCTTCATAATATGCATAAGGAGAATCAGTATATAAAGTAAGTTGTAAACCAATAATGCGTCCGCAGAATGTTACCTGCTGACTCTGAAAACTGCCCATCCAGTATATATCCCTATACTCATCTTGATCCACTTTGAATTTGCAAAATTTGTTTCTTCTACAAAGCCATCTCTGTAAGAATGACACTTCACGAGGAGTTAAGTACATTTCTTCCTGTGTAGCATTTTGACATGGATCTTTACATATGGTGAACGATATACTGTATGGTTCTTCATAATGAGCATCATATAGTTCAAATATGTCCCTATTTGATGCCGTTCCCTGACTGAATTGTATATCTGCTCCTGAAGGAAATGTACCATTGGAAGCCCCCTCTAATGCACTCATTACATATCCGAATTCTGATAACTTTCTTCCATCAAATTCAAAATCTGTACAATACATTATGTTCTCCTTCATAAAGAGTCAGGGGACTGATTGTTCATCAGCCCCCTTGGTTATCTTAATTATCTTAGTTAACTTAATCTATTACTTCAACATCCTGCTCATCCATTTTTTCTACCACTGGCTCCTCTTTCTTATCTTTCTTCAATAATGGACGAAGATACAGAATATCAATAGGAGTCATGGTGATACCAGTTTCTCCATCCAATGAGAATTCCTTTACATCAACATCGATCTCTGTATTCATCATTTCGATCATTTTGATGTTGAACTCTTCGGGGTTATTGATCAGAACAGATTCAGGATTGTTCTCATCCCGAATATAATCGCCGTTTTCATCTTTCTTGGCATATTCCTGAATGCATGCCATACGCTTATCGCTTACAATCTTATAAGCAGTACTCATAGATTCAATATTATCTGCGATAGCAATTGCCGTTCCTAAAGTAAGATTCTCTTTAGCCAGTTTATCTAAAGTCTCATAAATGTTAGTAATCTGATTAGCTGTAAATTTCATATCCTAATCCTCCTTGTATTCATTCAATTGTCTTCTTAAATCAGTTATTTCCTTCTGGAGATAGGAGATCTCCTCAGTCATCTCTTGGAATGCTTTTACGAAATAACCTGATAAGTAGAAATCGTTTATAGTTTTTATATTCATATTTCCCTCTTCATCATAACCGCCACCAACTACAAAATCGGAATCAATAGCTTCGATCTCATCCGCAATCATACCGATCTTCTGATGTTGTTTTGTGGATTTCCAGTCAAATGAATGAAGAGGAATTTGATTTATTACATTAAGTGCAGAGGAAACCTCTGTGTTTTTTATATTAGTTTTAAGACGGACATCTGAAGTGGAAGATGCTAAAGTATAAGAAGTGTAGCTGCCAAAGACAGGTGGAGTTGAACTGGCATTTTCAACTGATTGTCCATATACTTCTACGTTTCCTTCTTTACTAATCCTTATAACTGCAACTTTGCCTTTACTCGATGATCCTGTTGTTCCAATTGGAGTATAATCAGAATTATCACTGGCAGTTATACTTACCGATCCTAAAGCTAGTTTATTAGTACCATGACTTATTGTATTTAATGTAATACTTTGTGTAACAATCGTTTCTGCACTCATTCTACCCGCACGAATAATTGGTGCTTCGACAGTGCGATTTGCAAAAAAATCATTGGAACAGTATACTTGATATACATTTAAATTTAATCGTGGTTGTTTAGTTACAATAGGCATGGCGGCCTTATCCACTTGGCCTGTAATAGGGGAATAATCATATGCTTGGATATAATGATAATTATCATAAACATATTGAATCGTAGCATCTTTAACTGATAAAGAATCTGGAACCGTTGAATTTTTTATAGTAATTGTTTCATCTATTTCCAAACTTGTAGCTGATATTCCACCATTAAAAGTTCCTGACGTAACATTTACTTCTTCTAAAGTCGCACCCTTTGCTTTTAATTTACCATTATTAGTTACAAGAAAAGCAGATTTTTTAACAATATTGCCACCAGGTGCAGTTGTACATCCCGCATAAAAAGCTGCTTTTGTAGCATCTCCACCTATCGCTTGTATTCCCACTCTATAATGATTGACCTCATCATAAAATTCAATTCGTCTACCATCATCAGTACTTGATGCATTCTCAGGAATAATAGTCCATCCTGCAATATTACCACCTTGTGTTGCATTGATCGTTCCTTCAAAATATCCATCTGTAGCATACAATTTACCTTTATTATCTACTTGGAAAGTACAATGCTTGGTGGTACTGCTATAAGGACCTAAGTAAATGCCGTCTTTACAAAGATGCACACCATCAACAGTGGATGTAGTTAAAATCTTACCATTGGTATATAAACAGCCGTCTTTAATAGTAAATCCACCAACCATGCCTGACGTTGAATAAAGTTCTCCATGGATTATTGCATTATTTGCTTCTAACAAGCCATTATTACTTATTTTAGAATAAGTAACATTTAAACCGGGATCAGTAGTGGATACAGTGCCGTCTTCTAAAATATAAACATTTTTCTTTAAATAATTATCTATACCAGTAACCTTATCCGTACTTAACCCAGTTACTGTACTATTCTGTTCAAGCGTTAATGAAGTGGCATTAATATGACCTTCTATATAAAGATCGCCTTGATCATTTAATTGTAAAAGAGTTTTATTTCCTGCCGTCATGGTTAATAATCTATCACTCTTAGGATGTACCGAAAAAGTATTAACGTTATTAGTTACTTCAAGGCCATAATCATTCATAACTAATGATGCATCATCATTGAATATCTTAAGATTTTCACCTAAAATAAGCTGACCGACAACGGTCTTGGCTATGACTCCATAGTCATCTATATAATGTTTACTGAACGGATCGTAATATGTGAATGCACCAATAGCTGCATCAATGGTATTCCATGAATCACTGGTAGTATACAGACCAGAATTAAGTATTCTTAACTGACCTGGTTTATATCTGTCTTCCTCATCTACATAAGCTTTTGCCCAGAGTCCTGTTTCATCAAAGGTTACTTCCTGTGTGTATGGATTGTTCAAGTACCGAATCTTAGTAGCATCCAGTCCTTCTTGCACCCAGGATCTTACATCCTTGGAGATGGCTGAATTCTGTCGTACTTGCTGTGCAAAAGAAGAGTAAGAACCCGCAATACTACCTGCAGCATTAAGGACAGACTGAATATCAGATGCTCCACTCCATAATTGCTCTACTGTGGAAAATTCCACTGCCAGTTCTGTCTGATCATTAAAATCTATTTCATAGGAAAGTAGTCGCAGATTATAGATCTTATCCATTGCTTGCATATGTATCCAGTTACCTACTTCGAATTCATCCATAATAGGTTGGAATTCAGGAATGTTTAACAGATTATATAAGTTCCCAGATACTTCATACTGTAAATGAGAGGCTTTAAATAACTCTTTCTGAGCCTGATCTATAAAGTCTTCTGCTCTGGCAATAACTTCTCCATTATCCAGTCCTTCTGCGACATAATGATCATTGGAGTAAGTATCCTCTCTGCGATAGTTGCAGAATACCTTCCAGAGATTTTCACCTAAGTAACTGGCAAAATTAAGAATAGATTGAGTATCTTCCCGGTATTGTTCCAGAACACGGCGAATAGCTAATATAGCAATATACTGTTGTTCCCTCTGAGCAATAGCATTATCAATAGCAGTTCTGCGTTCCAAATAATACTCACTGTATATTCTCTGGATATCCTGACTGGCTTTTAACAACACACCCTGTACATCTACATAAGCAGGTCGTACAATATTCATCAGATAGTTTAAAGAATAATGCTCCAGATTCGTCTTGAACTTATTTAAGTTAGCTACTCTGTCGTTATAGTTCAATTTTTCGGGATTATCAAAATCTGAAGTATCAAACAGAGATACAATTTTTGCATCTTTTCTATCTATTAATTTCTGCACAGACTGCTTTATATAAGTGCATTCATCTCCTGTAACTTTAGTAGTGACTACTTCAGTATAAAGAATATGATCTCTTTCATCTATGGTATTTTTATAGCCAATGGTAGCTATAATAAACTTGCCTGTCCAAATACCATAACTGTTCTCATCCTCTGCAGGTATCCAAGTATTATCTGATTCTTCATCAATACTAATATCATACACACCAGTATTACATAAACACTTTGCCAATTGAATGATGGCGCTGTTTACTACTGATATGGATGATGTGGTAGGATCCGTAACTGCAATCTCACCAAAATTCTTTGGATCTGTTAATATAGTAGCTGTGTCTTCCAACGAATCATTATTAGTCACTACATCAGGAACCATGGAGTCCAGTACGAACTCCTCTATATCCAATGTGTTATAATAGATTTCTGCCAGAGTTTGGTAACCTACACATGTCTCATCTAACTTCTTCCAAGCACCAATAGTGTCTTCTTCAAAGTGTCCTGAAATAAAATCTATAAAATCATTGTACTGTGATCTGTAATAGGAAAGAGGTTTTTTGTTGTTATTGATGATCTCCTCATAATGCGTAGGAGTAGCTGTTCGAACGTATACTTCGAAATTATGATTCAGATTATAGATGCCCTTGTCCTCTTCAAGATCACCTTTATAATACTTCTGATATTCAGTATTATAATCGTTTAATCTTTCCACCAAGTCTTCGGGCATTTCCATTAATTGTTCATCAGAATATTGATAAATGTAAGCACTGCCATTCGGATTCTGGTTGATGATGGCAGCGGTCATCAGATCATCTCCACCTTCCATTCGAAAACAGTTTTTCAGTTCATCCTTGTTAGTGGATACCGTAGCAGAGGATAGAAGATTATCATGAGAGACCAATATCTTAGTATCCTTGCCATAACCATTAATTACATGAGTGCTTCCACAATAAGGACATTTATCCCTAAAGTCTCCACGATATCTGGTAAGAATATTCCGTCTTTTTTTCATATCCAAACGATAATCACATTCATCATTCTGACAAACGCTATATAAATCATAAGCGGATACTGTCCGATCTACTGAATCAAATTTGAACCAAACATGATATTGTTCTGCTACATCCCCTGTAAGGACGGAATATATATCTTCATCATCAATAGCAAACTGATACCAGTCCGTTAAGTTGTATAATGTCTCATCTACATGTTTTATCTTGTAATTTTCTGCTTTATCTAATAATCTGTGAAGTAAGGAGACATGCTTCATACGTTTATAATCAGTTAACAAAAAGTTATACTGTGACAGATAACCTGCATAAGCACCTGTATCAATATCATCACGAGCCATTTCCGCTTTTAATGCCTCCATCTGTCTTTCATACTCAGACAGATCTCTGCAAAACACTGTATGGTATTCTGCGTCCCATTCTGGATCATATTCCATTTCGAAATCAGTGTTGATCTCCAGATCATATAACTTAGTATTTGCCAATTCTGTTTCAGCCAAACCAGTGGCAGTAATACTTTTATATGTTCCGTCTTGTCCCTCATCATAATTGACTTCAATTTCAAAATATTCGCCACGATCCCCTAATTCAGGAACGAACAGAACATTAAAGTTGTTAATACGATCCCAATAGGTATTGTATGCTCCATCTTTATATCTATGTACCGTAAAAGATATTTCATCTGGTTCATTAAAACTGTGTTTGTATTTAACATCAGAAGCATGTATAGCACCAATTATGGTATAGTCTTTTCTGGCCAGAAAAAATGATAAAGGCTTTACATACTGGTTATCTATAAATGAAAGATTCGCCATTATCTCCCTCCTTTCTATGTGTTATTCAGGTGTATAAAAAAATACACCCTATAAGGTATAAATATGAGATATAACTCATACTCATACCTTATAAGGTGTAAAACAAATTCAGCCCATGAGAATATCATGGACTGAATTTGTTAATGAAAAATCACGCATACTTATACTTACTCATAGAGTTCTTACCTAATACTGCACCCAGTGTCATATCCTGTACCGCATTCTGGAAGTTACGATCAGCTACAAGAGCGGACTTGAACTCATCATAATTCTTCACATTAGGAAGTGTGATACTTAACTGAATAGTAGTATTCGGTGAGAGAGTAGTATTGGTGGTATTATTGATGACAGGTTGAGATCCGAAAGACTTAGCAAACATATCGGGAATATTCATTTTCGCTAATTTCCAGAGATTATCTGTCATTTCAGCATTAAATACCGCATCACCTCTACCAAGAGGAGTAAGGATAGCACCATCAGACTTACGGATAATAGTCTCAAGACCCTTTTCCTGAGTCCAAGCATTCAGATCAGTAGGAACTGACTTAATACCTGTGACATAATGCCATCTTGCATGATAAGCATCGGAATTTTCTTTCGCTTTATGATAGGCATCTTGTGCTTCATCAAATCTGGTTTTAGCATTTGCAAACTGTACTTCCAATCTGTTTAATTGACGCTCTAACTCTTGTATTTCTCTTTCTTTGTTTTCGTAGTTCTGTTTCGCTTTTAATGCTTCTTCAGATAATTGTCCTACCCTTGATTGACCTTTATATTTAGTAAATTTACTACGTTCCTCTTGCCGTTCTTTGTTTAACTGAGAAATATTACGTTTAGTCTCAGCGATTTGTTCATTTAAAGTATTAAAATTGGAATATGCCTCATCTACTGTTTTCTTTGCTTGTTTAGTTTTACTATCCTTATCAATGGTATTCATCTTTTTAGATAAATTCTTCACCGTTGTAACAGTAGTATCATCTAAAGCGTCTTTTTCTTCTTGAGACATTCCTTTATACTCTTTAATAATGGATCTAACAGCATCGTAATCCTTTGCCTTTAAATCTTTTTCTTTGCCAACATATCCAGAGACTTTTTCTCTAAAAGCTGCTTTTGCCTGTTCTTCAGGCTGACGGGCTGCATCATCTATTACAGATTTTACGGCAGCTTCAATACGATTTTGTAAAGAACCGTTTTCTTTTAAAGCACCAACAAGATTATCAGTGATATTTTTATCTACTTGTTTCAAAGTGTTAACAGTATCTGTTGCGTTACTACTTACACCAAGTGCATCAATTTTATCAGCAAGTAAATCTTGCATCTTTAAAAGAACTTTATCACGATTTTTCAGATACCTATCGATCCATTCTTGGAAATTAGCAGACAAATCATCCAACATCTTTTGGGCATCAGATAAGTACTTACTATATTCCGCATCCCGGAGATCCTGTCTGGCATCCTTAATATCTTTCTGGAGTTTCTGGATCTTGGATACAGACTCCTCAGAGGTATTATTCTGCCAAGCAGCTAACTGTTTCTCCAGATTGGTAATGTTATTAGCTTTTTCAGTAATCTGCTTCTGATAATCATAGGCTTCTTTCTCGGCGTTCTTTAATTCTTTATACTTACTAATTGTATTATTCAGAGCAGTAAGCTGTGCTTCATAACCTTGACGAGCCAAATCAATAACTGCCTGTTTAGCGGCTTCCGCAGCTTCCATAGATCCCCAATAAGCATCTTGCAATTCATTCATACGATCAATTACTTCTTGATTTGTAGGATCTAGTTCATTTTTAGGATCATTGATCTTTTTGACCAAAAGATTATACTCATGTAAATACTGTTGCGCTTCCGCAAGATTCGCTTTATAATCCGTATTCTTCAGATCCAAAGCAGCCATACCATATTGAGTAATATTGCCTTGATTATCTGTATCAAAGAACTGTTCATTGGAAATCAGATTATAATAATGATCAATCTCAGAGTTAAGACGCTTCGCACGTTCAATACCATCATCAAATTTCTGCCAGTTAAGCTTCTCCATAGCCATAGCTTGCTCATGAATATCCAGATTCAATTCTTCAATAGAATCTTCCAATTCAGCTATGATTTGTTTCGCTTCAAACCATTCATCAGAACCTACAGTTAAGTCCTTAAGAAGTTTTTGCTGTTTTGCTAATTCTGCATTATATTCAGCAAGCATAGAAACATCTTGACGAATAATGTTCTTATAATCATTACGTTGAGCATAATGACCATAAGCCTCTGCTGCATCAATACGTTGCTGTGCTTTTGTTTTACGGCGATCATATTTATAACGATCTTTTTCACCCTGATTCTGGACATTCTTCATCTTCTGAAGTCTGCGTTGTTCATTCTCTTTTCTAATGGTTTCTTTATTGATTTCTGCTTGTGCTTTGGCCTCACGTCCCTGTTCAATTGCTTCATTATAACTCAAGCAAGCTTCTAAGAAGGAAGCCTGAATATAACCCGCATTTACCAATTCTGCAATTTCACCAATAGTATCCCCATCAATAGCCACTTTTGCTTTAATATTCTTTTGAACTTTTGTTAAAGCTTTCTCTACACGAGATTTGACTTTCTTATTTTCATTTGCGTCATATTTCTCTGTAGTTGCATTACCTTTCTTTAACGTGGTTTTTATTTTTGTGGCGTTCTCTTTCCTAAGCTTTGCAAATTTTTCAACTTTCGCCCGATCATTCTTTTTCTGTGCTTCCGCAATTTTAATTTGCTCATCAATTAATTTGTTTTGACCATCAGCTGTTGTTTTATTTTCAATTTGTTTATCACGAAGATTGATTTTATTTTGTAATCGCTCATTTTTGTTATCATACATTTGAGCGTAATTCTGATAGATCTGTTGAATGTTTTCAGCAACCGCCAACATTTCTTCCATTTTTGCATCTTCGAAATTTTGCAACGTCTGATTATAAACAACCAATTGAGCTGCCAATTGAGGATTCTTTTTCTCAATATAGCTAATATCTTTTTCTTTGACGGGTTTATTGTGATCCATCGCAGTTTTTATACGTTTTAATACTGTTTGATATTCTTTATGAGACTTTTTAACAGTTCCATTTTTAACCCGTTCTTTTTCTAGTTTAGCTTCTTCCTTTGCTAATAAAGGATCAAGTTCAATCGATACTTCTTTTGACGCTTCTTCAAAATCTTGAAGATTCTCTTGAGTGGCTTTTCTATGAATTCTAATTTGCTTTCTTCTTTGACGATTTTCATAACGAAGTCTGCCGTTAGAGTATTGATAAGCATTATCAGTTCTTGCTTCAAAGTTGCTTTGAGCAATTTGAATGAAGTTATCAGATAAACTAACTCCCGCATCACGTTGTGCATCATGAACTTCTTTTAATGATTTGGCATATTCACGAGCCTGGGCCTGAAGTTCTTGAAGGGCATTCTTAGCTTCAATAGCCTTATCAATCCATTCTTGAGTACCTTCAATTACTTTACGGGTATCTTCATCATAGCTATTGATATCAATTTCACCATTAAGAATTTTATCCCATAATGCATCTTGATTTTCTTTGGTTTTTTTAGGTATGCCCTTTTGGTTCATTCCCTTTTTGAAAACTTCTTCAGCTTGGGCATAGTATTTATCATATGCTGCATCTTCATTGCCTATTTGCTCATATATTTTTTCTAAAGCATCTTTGTACTTTTTCTCTGATAAACCATATGCCATACGGTCAAGGAATTCTTCAGCGAGAGAGGAGAGTTGATCAATCTTAGTTTGAACACGCTCTATGCGGATTTCAATCCAATCAAAAAGTTTATCGAGGTATTTATCAAAGGCATCGGTCTTATCTTTCTTTTTGGTGGTGGTTGAACGTTTTCCATCGCCGTTACCGCCACTGCCTTTACGCCTTCCACCGTTGCCATTACCGTCACCATCTTTACTATCTTTTTTAGGCTTCCGTTTAGTATTTACAGGTTCAATATTAACATCACCATTAATAATAATAGTACCATTATTACCCAATGTCTTATTTAAAGAATCTAAACCAGTAGAACCACCTGCATAAGCTACTCCACGAGAATTTATAGAACCATATTTAAACAGTTCTTCTGTTTGTTTATGGTTGAAAATAATATCGCCTTTTTTAACGTCTCTGAATTCAGCACCAGATTCGCCCAGTAAATCCCATTTAGTACCACGTACACGGAGTTCTGGGCCGAGTTCACCTACAAGAGAGGGTTCTGTTTTCTTAGCACCTATTGTACCTGATGCAAATGCGTTACCTTTAAATAATGAAAAATGAGCATTGCCTTTATATGAACCTGGTCCATCACCATTACCATTACTATTTTCACGGTTAATTTTAATTTTAATATTAACAGTACGATTCATTTTATTTAATTCGCTGTTAATATTAGATAAAACTGTTTTGGTTGAATTTGCTTCACTATGCAAAGATCCTAACACTTTGCTACCACTAACAGAAACACCATTAATACTATTAATAGTATTTTTAGCAGTACGTGCCTCAGAAGAAATATTCTTTTCTTTAGAAGCTACCCCTTCAAGATTTCCACTTATAGAACTCAGACTAACATCATTAATTTTTCCAACGTCATTAACACTTGTATTGGCTTCTTCAGAAATATGTGTTATACCTTCATCAAAATTAGTAGTATCTAAGGTGGCTTTATATTCAATAACTGTTTCTGTAGTTGTAGTTTCTTGTTTTGGTGCTTCTCCACCATCACCATTCGGACCTTTTTGCTCCCGCTTATGAAGCTTTTTAGTATTGGTATTAACTTGTTGCCCACTTTGGTTTAATGCGGTTGAGGTTGTCAATCGCCCCATTGTTTGTTCTATCGTTGTTAAATTAGTGAGAAGTTGGTCAGAACCTAATGTACCTATTGTATAAGAATTAATAGTTGTAATTGCTTCACCCAAATTTTGTGCTGCAGAAGCAGATTCTTCACTTATAGTCGTATTAAGATCTTTAATTGCTTGTTGAGCCTTTTTCGTATTTAATCTATCAGCTTCTTCTTGTATTTGCTCAAAGGTTGTTTTTCCGCTTTCCCCTAATGATTTTATTGCTGTAGAAGAAGTAGTAAGATCTATATTATTAAATAGCGCACTTAATTGACCATTTGAAAGCTGATTCATTTCTCGTAAATCGCCAACAATACCTTCAATTTGTTCTCGTGCCTTTTGTCCTGCAGTACGATCCCCAGTTGCTTCAGCAATTTTATATGCTTGCGCTGCAGCGCTAAGTTCATTAATTTTTGCAGCAAAATCTTTTTCTGCTCCCTCTTCCATACCAGAGATATCAATTACATATGTCTGGTTGGTCAGGGCAGCTAATTGTGCTTGTGTATTTTTAATTAATTCATTAAGCGCTTCTAAAGACGCCTGACCATTTTCGGTATCAATAAAATCGCCATTTTCGTCATATAACGCTTTTTTTGCTTCTTCTAACTTATTTAATGCAACGGTAGCATCAACAGCATTATCATACTCAAGATCAAAATCAATTTGATCATCCTTCTCAAGACCTTTATTTACAGTTTCTTTTAATTCCTCTAACTCTTCAGGAGTCTTAAAACTATCAACTGCAATTTTATATAATTCTATTTGACGGTTAGCATCGGCTATTGCGTTAGTGTATTGATTCCATAATTCAGAATTTTCTTCTATCTCTCCACTATTAAGACGCTCATTCATTTCATCAATAGATTTACTAAGCTCATCTATAGTAGTCGGCGCTCCATCTAAAGGATCAAGAAGATCATAAGTTACTCCTGCATCAAGCATTGATTTCACCAATTCACTCGATACAGAGAATCCTTCTTTTCCTAATACATTTTGCATATAATCTGATATCGCTGCAGCAATCATTCCTTCGTCTCCAACAGCAAAATTCAAATCACCATTTTCGTCAAAGAAACGCTCCATTCCTGCTTGATGTAATGCTTTTTCCGTCATGTCAAGAAAATCATTTACACCTTCGTTATCATTAGTCATGTATTTTTTAATAAAGTCCGCAATATTCTTTTTTTGCCCATAGACTTTATCACCATTCATAGACTGACCCGTGATCATTTCCATATATGCAAGGACTTCAGGATCTGCCCAACGTTCATTGTCTAATTTACCCTTGATAGTATCCCATCCTCCACGGATGGTATCATACATAGTCGCATCAGATCCCATCTCTTGAGACTGTAACCATTTCTGATAAAGGCTATCAGATACTTCAATCTGAGCATTCATTTTTGCCCAAGATGTTAATCTGGTCTGAATTTGACTTTGCTCTTGTGATAAAACACTAAGACGAGTTTTTTCGGCATCTGTTAATGCTTCACTCTTACTTGTGAGGCTTTCAATTTCTTCTTTATTCTTTTTATATTTAGTGGTTAATGTATCATATTGATCATTTAACTTCTTACTAATATCATGTTTTTGAGTATTAATCATTTCCTGCGCAGCTTTTGCATTTAATTGCATGCCATTCGCACCTATAGAAATTGCATCTGCAAAACCTTGATATGTTTCAGTTAAAGATTCAAAAGTTTTTTGTGATAAAAAGCCATTCTTGCTTTGTTCTGCCATAGCAGAAGAAAGTGCTGTTGAAGATTCGGCCAATGTATTGATTGCAGTATTCGTACTATCAGCGAATTCATTCCATTTATCAGCAGCTCTACCTGTAGTTGTTGCTGATACTAATTCAAATTGCTGCATTAAATTAATTGCGTCTTGAATAAAAGTAGGAGATTGGAAATCTACTAATCCTGCTCGACCAAATACTCTGGCAACATTCATTGCGGATTGTTGGATAGAAGAGTACTGATCTTCAGGAATTGTCCAATCAATTTCACTTAATTCTTCAGCACTAATTTCTTTAAGATCCTTTAATGCATCTGTATAATTATCTTTTAATTTTTCTTTTACTTTATCATTGATAAATTTATCTGGATCAAAAGTCATAATTTCATCGGCCTTTAAAGAGCCAATAATTTTTGACCATGAAGTACCTGCAATATAATGTGCAATTCGATCATTTTCTGAGCCAGATAACATGCTCATCAATGAAGACTTTCTATTTTTAAATACCTGTTGAGTACTATCAATACCAAAAGCATCAATTAATTCCTGACGTTTATCTTTTCCAATATGAAGCGCATTCATAGCTGCATCAAGGCGCTGTTTCATAATATCTGCATAATCATTAACATCTATCTTGGATAAATCAGGAGAGATAAAATCTTTAAGTACTTGAGAAGCCTCGCCTGTAGCATCTGATCGAATAGTATCAACAAATTTTAAATAATCTTCAGCACTAATTAATGCTTCTTTTGAAAATTGCTGTAAATATGCAACTCCATCTTGTGTTACTTGACTATCCAAGCTAAGATCGGGCGTAATTTCAGCATATGATTGTTTTAAATAATCAACAGCATTTTGATAACTCTCTTGTGCCGATGTTATTTCAGCGTAGTATTGCTTAATTTGATTTTCTAAATCTGTAATAACTTTTGACTTCGATTCATTCCGATATTTTGCTTCACCCGTAAAGCTATCGTAATCATAAGCTACCTTTACAGTATCGCCCTCTTGTTCTTGAATTTCTTTAATTTGTTGCTTTAATTTATCTATTTTTCCTTGATTTTCTGCGGTTTTATCGTCAACCGCTTGCTTTAAAGCAGGTATTCCTGCATTAGAAGAAGGATTCACTAAAGAATCAATATTAAAAGAAGTTGCGTCAATTATAGCCCCTTCTTTTGCTTGGGCGAGTTCCCTATATTTATTAATCTGATCTTGAATAATTTCAGTATTTGCGAGAATAGCATTACCTTCACTATCCCAACCAGTTACTAATTCAGGGAACTGTTCTGCAATTTGTTGACGAATAGCATAATATTCTTCAGATCCTGCTTCAGCTTCTCTATATTGATCTAAAAGTTGCTGAAGAGAATTGGCGCTATTATTATATTCATCGTATTCTTGTTTAAGTGTGTCTGTTTTCTCTTTACTGGAATCAATAAGTTTTTGATTACGTTTAGATACAGCATCAAGTGTATCTGCGTAATTATTATATACCCAAATAGCTGCTCCTACAGTTGCTGCAATACCTGCAAAAATAAGCGCACCTTTACCGAATAAAGAAAGCTGCGCCCAACCTGCTTTTAACCCATCCCTAAGTTTACCACTTTGAGCGGTTGCTTCTTTCATTGCTTTGGCAACATCTTTAAATTTTCCTGCAACATGTTGGATTTGTTCTACTCCATCTTCGTCTATAATTTGAATATCTTTACCCTTTGTAAGTCCATCTTGCAAAAAGTCAAAAATAGTTGTTTGTTTTTTCGCAGCCTTAAATAAAACACCATAACCACCAAATATTGCTAAAGCTGCTGTTTTTAATAAACCAAATTTATCAACGACTCCCATGATCACAGAGCCAAGATCAAGGAAAAAGTTAATAACATCTCTATTTGCTGTTCTTGCCCAGGCTTGTTGCCATTGGTTCTGAAGTTTGGCTAAATGACCTGAAATAGAATCTTGATATTTTTGTAATTCTTCTTCAGCTGAACCGAATGAATTTTGAGACGAACTATATACATCTCGTAAAAGTTTTCCATTTTGTAATATCGATGCGACAACGTTTGCCCTATTCTTCAAATTATATTTACATATATCGTAACTATATGCTTTTTTATTTTATGCTGTGCATAAAATAAAAAACTCATACTTTCGTATGAGATTAGACTATTTCTTATCCATCACTTTGATGGTCATACTTTTTCGATTACAGGTATTTAACCAACGCCATTAACTTGCGTCCTACTCCTATTGTTAAAGATATTCAGGATTTCCACCTTTATTCTCAAGTCTTTAACCCGTTCGGGGATAGTCGTTGAACGTTCACCCTCGACTTAACTAACATATGGTCTATGTGTGACGTTAGGGTGCTTCGCTGCATGAACAGTAATTATTCTTCATAATAGAAGAGCAGTACTTAGGCTTTTAACCATATACCATCCTTACGTTTTTTCTACTTTCGTACCATCATAATGTGGTTTCCCCATTATTGTGGTGTAAGGCTTTATACATTACCTGCAATTAAATATGATCTATATTGCATATCACTATACAACCCGGTAAGATTACGTTTACCGGCTAACACTTCGAGCAAACCGTTCGCACGGTTCGTGCCATATTGTTTATCTGTTGCAATTATTTCTTCATAGACATCTGCAATATCCTGAAGAATCTCATAGGTGCTTCTGAAATTACCGTTTTCATCAAGTATATCTACACCTTTAAAGCCATTACTAGCTACAGCAGTGTAATCTTTAATTATTTGTTGAGATTTCGCTGATGTTTGGACTACGAAGTCATCTACGTCTTCTCCAAGATCAGCAAGTTCGGCCTTTGCTTCCTCTGTGCCAGTTATTCTCAAAGCAACCGTTCTCATTGCATTGCCGACCTTTTTAGGGTCCTGCACAACTGCATTCCCGGCAGTAATTAAAGCAATTGCTTCATCAATGTCATTCGATTTATTATGAGTTTAAAACTCACTTTTTTATTATGCAATGCATAATAAAAACTGCATCTTTCGATGCAGTCCAGACTATTTCTTCATCTTCAGCTTTACCTGTTAAGAGTACCCTTTTCGATTTAAGAGATTTTCACTCACATATTAAATATATGCCCTACGATTATTGATTTAAGTATTCAGGATTTCCACCTTTATTCTCTTGCTTAAATCCCGACATGGATCTAGTCGTTGAACGTTCACCCTCGACTCAAGCACCGTATGTTCTACGGAATACGTTAGGGCGCTTCGCTGCATGAACAGCCAATCCTTACGTTTTAAAACCATCATAATATAGTTTCCTTATTATTGTGGTGTAAGGCTCTAAGGCATTACCTGCAATTAAGAATATTCATATAATACATTTCTGTATTATCAGGCAATTAGACATTTCTTTTTACCTGCTGTTTTTAATGAACTTGCTGACAACTGTAACGCTGTTGCAAGGCCATCAGTACTAATTGAAAAGTTATTACCTACATTGTTTAACTTATCAATAATATCCATTTTGCCAAGATTATCATAAGCTTGGCTCATAGCTACTAAACTTTCAGTAGCTTCATCAATACTTTCAAATTCTGATACATTAAGTAAAACGGAAGCATCTTTTGCAGATTCTTTTGCGTCATCAAGCGTCTCTCCAAGCCTCATCCAGTCAGCAGTACTTTGCTGAATAACTAATCCAGTAGTACCTGCCTGATTTGCTATATCATAACTTTCAGTTTGAAATTCTTTAAGACGGGAGAGTGGTTCATCAGATACTTTTGCCATTTCGGTTAAAGCATCATCTAATTGATGAATAATTTCAAAACCCTCACGAGCATAACGAATAAAATCTTGAATAGAAACATATGATAAGAAATAAGCACCTAAATCTTTAAATTTTCTTACTAATTTTGTTGAAAAAGTATCTCCTACTTTTCCTGCCTTATTTAATTCTTGTTCAAAACTATTAACTTGTGCTATCGCATGCTCTAAAGAAGCTTGATTTACATTTTTTAAGCCATCGCTAATTTCTTGTAAATATTGTTTTCCCTCTTCCCCCATCTTTGGGTTATTCGTTATTAAATTACTAATTCTTTTTTGTAAAGCGGTAGTATTTTTTTCACTAGCCTTAATATTCTTTTTGTCACCTAATTCATTTTCTAAGTTTTGTACTTGATGAACTAATTCACCAATCTCTTTTATTTCTTGAGGATTAGTAATATCAATACCGTTCTTTAATTTGTTTTGAAGAGTCGTAATAGTTTGATCCAGTTCATCTAATTGAGTTTTATATTGATCAGTATTTATAATTTTATTATTATTAAATAACTCATTAAATGTTTTTTTCTTTCCAATAGTTTTGTCAACAATATCAGATACTTTTCCCGCATACCTTTCAGAAGCAGATTCTATCGCTTTTTCCATTTGAGAGTCTAAAATGATATCTGTAGATTTTCTGTCATTTAATAATGTTTGTCTTTTATTGTATTTTTCTTGTATTTTACTAATTATATTATCAAAAGATTCATCAGCATTAACTTTTAAACTTTTTTCTGCTAAAGAAGCACTTTCCTTAATTAGTTGTTGTTCATCTTTATACGATTGTTTTTTATCCTTTTCTTCTTTTCGTTCTTTCTCTCGTTTTTTTTTACTTTCTTCTTTTTCTTCTCTTTCAATTTCCTTATCTAATTCTTTTTCTTCTTTTCTTCTTTGCTTTTCCTCTGCCGCTTTCTTTTTCGCAACTTCTGCCTTTAATTCTGCATAATGTTTTTCTTGATCATCTTGTTTTTTCGATTCTTTTAAAGTGTTTAATTGCTCTTCTTTAGATTGACGTATTTTTTCTAATGCTTCTTTTTCATTATCAGTTAAATTTAAGATTTGTTTGTTTAATTCATCTTCAACTTCTTGTTCTTCATACATACGTTGTGTTGCAGTTGTGTTATCCTTTGCAGGATTTGTCACATTTCTTTCTAGCAAAGAATATTTTTTATTCAAAGCCTTTTGTGCTAATTCAAAACTGTTATTTACAGCATCCTCAATTCCAGATACAACGGTTCTTTGTACTGACTGACTAATCGGATCATATTTATAATCTGTTCGCCATTTTCTTTTATTACCATGTTCATCAGTGTCTTCATGATCAACGTGATATTTTGAAATGTTGCCAAACCTGTCTTGGGTATAATATTGATTTTTTCTACTATACTGATCAAAATTACGTTCATCAGCAGCAATAGCTTGTAAAATTGCTTTATGACCTATTTCACTAATACGTTCTTCATCAGTTAAATCTTTAGAGTCTCTTTTTTTCTTATTAGTTTCTTTTTCTTCTTCAGCCTTTTTAGTATTTTCAATTTGTTGTTGTATTTCCATACTTTTTACTAAAGAAGAAAAATCAATATTACTTAAAGTAGTAAAATCTACATTTAATTGATTTAATAAATCTGTTATTGCAACAAGTTCCTCTCGAAGCTGCTCAATAAAAGTCACTTCATTATAAATTACTTCTTCAACAGTACTATTTTCTTTTTCAAAAGCTTCGGTTTTATCATTAACGGCTCCAGTTACTTTTATTATTGCATCAAATAAACTACTTATTTGTGTAGATTCATTAGAAAAATCTAGTGCTTCACCAGTACTATCGGTTATTTTTTTTATTTGATTAATTGCTTCAGTTAAAGATGGAATTATCTTATTTAATGTTTCCGCAAAATCAGAAAATTGATTATCTTGCATCTCTTTTCCTGAAAATACTTGTTTTATCGTATCCAATAAATTATTAATTGGTGTTGCTTCTTTTTCCAATGTTTTTATTTCATTTCTATAATTTTTAAATATTTCGCCAAACTGAGATTCCCAAGCACTAATATCAACACCCGCTCCTTTAAGTAGCTGTTGTATTATAGAAATTCCATTTTTAAAATAATCAATTGTATTTTGTAAACTTTTTCCGGGAGACTGTTCATTGTGCGCTATATATTCATTAAACAAATCTACATTAGAAGAAACAATGTTACCTTTAAAACGACTTTCAACAATTTCACCTTTTTCATTATATATATCTCTATATAAATAACGTTCTAAAGAATTATAAGCTTCTTCAATTTGAGGAACGAATCTTCTTTTTATTTCTCCTTCTTTTTGAGCCTGCACAACAGAATTATTCCCTTTAAAAATTGATTTAAAATCACCTAATTCAGCAATTTTTTCATGTAAAGTAGTTAAGGTTTCATTCAAACCGTCAAAGCCTTTAGAAAAATCAATATTTTTTATATCATTTGCTAAAGTTTTTATTTCGCCTAAGTTCTCTTTTATGACGTTAAAAGATCCAAAAGTATCTGTTGACGCTAAATATCCTATACCTACTTCAATTTTATCTAATGTATCAATTAATTCTGTAAAAGGGGTCTTAATATCTAAATGGCTTAAAGCTTCTAATTCAGTCGTAAGTTTTTGAACTAACGCAATTAAAACTCCAAACGCTTCAGCATAATCACCACTTATCTTACTAGGATCAAAATTCATTACAGCTTTATCTAATAATTCTTGTATATAATCAACTTGATTTGCATATTGCTGATAACTATCGAAAGCGTTTTCATATAATATCTGTTCTTGTTTTACTTCATTTGAATCGATACCATATTGTTCAGATTTGTTTGCTGCTCTTTCTGAACGCCACTCTGCAGAAGACAAATAATCATCTCGTATCTCTTTTAATCGTTTTAATTCTTCTTGTAATTTTTGTATATCATCTAACTCATCAAAATCTAAGCCCCAATATGAATCACGATCCGCTTGTTCACGTAACTTCCTTTTTTCATCGGCAAGTTTTTTAATTTCTTCTCTAGTTTTTGCAATTATTTTATCTGGCGTTGAAGAAGTATTGCCAGAACCATCACCTGGTCCTGTACCATTACCATCACCATTACCATTGCCTGATCCATTTCCATTATTTGAAGATCCTTTATTGGTCTTTTGAATATTATCCAATGCATCTTTTAAAGAAAGCGCTTCAATTTTAGCTTTATTTAAATCCTCAGTTAATCCTTTGAAACCTGCTTGCTCTAAAGCTTCTTGGGGTATTTGTTTTAATAAGCCAAATAATTCTTTAAAAGCATCAACTGTTTGTGGTAAACCGCCTTTTGAATTTTTGTCCAATCCTTCATATATTTCTCTAATACGAGTAACAAATTCAGCCATTTCAGGATTAATTTTTTGAATATCTCCACCCAAGGCTTCAAAGGCATTAGCTCTTTTCCATAATTCAGATACATCTTTAGAACTATCTTTAAAGAAACCCTTATCATCAACTTCCCCATTTTTCCATTTTGATAATAGATCTTGATTTTGAACTAATTTATTCCATTGTTCAATTAATGAATTTTGTGCATTACCTATTGATTGAAAATATTTTTTCGGATTTTTTTGATTGTATTGCTTTATACCTGACAATTCCTTATTAATATTTTCAACGTCTTTATTACCTTCTATTTTAAATTCAATTTTATGACTACCTTCTACTGAGCCAATCGAAGACGCTAAACTTTTTACAGCTTCTGTCAAGGCACGAATTTCATTACTAGCACCAGATCCACCTTTATTACCTGATATTTTTGTAGCCATTCAACGCCTCCTTTCTTTATTCTATAAATAATTATAAATACCACTATTTTGAATTAGTTCATTTAGATATTGTGTACTCATGTCATTATAATATTGATTTAATGTATTACGGCCTTTTATATTAAATTCACGCTCTAATCCTCTTAATCTTCCTGCGAATGGTTCTGTGCTTACAGCACGGCCCCCCTTAGATTCAGGAACCCATGCACCTTTTACACCTGGTACATGATACCAATAAGTTCCCGGATGTGGATGATTAGGGCCACTTATTGCACCACCATGATAACCTTTCTCAGCGGTTAATGCCCATAATTTAGCTGAACCCAATCTATGAACTTCAGGAACTAAATGCGCTCCCCAATCAAAGCTTATTGATCCTGATTCCGGATCATATTCAAAAGAATAACTATCTTTTAAGCTTAATGTAGGATCATAAGACTTTCTAGTATACGCTCCATACCAATTCATAACAATTAATTCATATTTATTTTTGTATTCATTAATTACTTTTTCTGCAGCATTATCATAAGCCTTACTGTCTAATTCTGGGAATGCGTCAATAATCATATTACCTAACTCAACAATTTTATGTAACTTACCAATTAATCTTTTAGAAACAATTTGCATAATATATTGTCTCCTTAAAATATATTACAGTAATTTTGAATTCAATAATAAATCATTTAACCGCATAGAAAACAATGCGTCAAATGCTTGTTTGTCTTCAGGCAACTTTTCCCAAATTTTATCTATAATTTTATATTGATTTAAAAAATCAAAAAACAAATCATTATCTTTGTTAATATCAATACTAAATTGAGTATATAAATTTATAACTGTTAAAATATAATATTTATATTCATTCGGTTTATTATATAATATTTTCCCTTCGGGTTCATAATGTGCCTTTCGAATTATATTATCTATACTATTTATTTTTTCATTATATGGAATATAAGTAGATTCCGATAATACTAATTTTGAAATATAATTATCTTTAATATTATCTGATTTAACGCATGAATATTCATTCATAAAAGCATTAGTATCATTTAATGATTGATTCATTATCTTATCCTCCATTATTCTAATTGTATTCCGTTCACCATTTCCATAATTTCAGGCATTACACCACTAACGGCATCTAATACTTGCTCCGTTCCTTTGGCAATTCCAATCATAATAGCATCAATAATTTCCTGAGATTGCTTTTGTGAGTTGATATCATCAAAGAAATCTCGTTTAATGCAATAAAAAACTTTTTTGAATTCTTTAATATCATCTGATGCCAAATCTTCAATCATTTTAAAATCCTTTATTGCACCCATAATTAAATCATATTCTTTTGTTGCATCTTCAGTATGCAAATCTAAATTCGTATATAATTCCATAATTGTCCATTGAAATAAGAACAACTCTTTGGATTGATTATGTTTATATTTATCGTTTTTAAAATGAGCTGTTTGCAATATATAAGTAGCATAGGTCATTTTTTCTGCATAAGGGATATATGCATTTTTATCAATAATTTCACTCATGATACATGCTTTCCTATCATCAGCACTTTCTGCCTCATCATATTTTTTAAGAAAATCAGCAACACTGATTTTTTCAATATTTTCATTATTCATAATTTTACTCATATCTCGATCCTCCTAGTTTTCCTTATATTTAGCACAAACTCCCTCGACTATTTCATCCTGGATCCGGCCTTCCATTGCCTTACGAAGAATTGAACAGTTTCTATCATACCGTTTACAGGTTTTGCATTTATCTTCAAAATAATCAGCGGAAGCTTGATTATCAAACACTCCTACAAAATCTACAGGATAAATAGTCAATTCAATATGTGGATTTTTATTATCGTACATAACCTTTAAAATGCGATTACAAACCATATTATCATCTAACCAAACCACACCAGAATCTGTAATAGCATCAGAAATGCACTTATCATAATTAGCGCAATCCATATCGGTCCTTGGAAAATAATAAACCGCATCAACATAATAATGCTGATACGGATTTTCACTTTTTATCCAACCTTGTTTTTTCGCCTCTTGTTTTACATATTCTGTAAATCGTTTCTGGAAGTCTTTCGCTTCTTTTGTCTTATAGGACATTGCCATAGGTTTTCCATTTTTATACATTACACGATATGCAAGATAGTGATTCACTGAAATGAATTCATTTACGGTGAGTTTTAATACTTGCTTTTCCATAACTCACCACCAATCAATAAATATATCCTTCAAGAGTAAATACAGATTCTGTATTCGAACTATCTGGATCAAGATTGGCATATACATCAAACGATATCATGGTCATTTCACATGGAAAATCCCAAACATAAGACTGTTCATGCCAATCATTGATAGGAATGAACCGTCCTTTCTCTCCAATTATCTTTATATTAATAATTTTACCTTTGGCATTTAATAACATTGGTAAAAAACCTATAGATTTAAATTCAATTGTATTAATATCCCGTCTTTGATAATTGATAGTAAAATTATTTACTTCACTTAAAACTATAGATTTACCATTTTCATAATTTAATATTACTTTTACACTGGTATCCCCAGTAATAAATGTTTGATTTTTTATAGGCTCAAATGTCATATTTTTCTCCTTCATATTCCGATACTGTAGTTCTAACCCTACTATTCAATTTAAAAAAGCCATGATATAATCCCCATTAAGGAGGCATATCATGACAAAACAACAACTAATTGATATAATTTCAGAGGCTAATAATTTAGCTTCGTTACACTTTATCGAATTATATAAACAAAATGCTGATTTTATATTGAGCAAAGAAGATAAATACGCTCAATATTTTGCGTTAGGTTTTACTACATTTAATGCAGTTCAATTAATACTATTCTTTACTTTATATCAAATTTGCGAAATAGAAGAGTAGTCATACCTCTTTGACCAGGTCGTAAGAGATCTGAACAGGTATAACCACTAATTCAATATCATCATTTGTTACATGCTTATATTCATCTAGTAACATTTGCGCTATACTTCGATCTTCGGTGTATAGCGCTTTATTTATGCGTTTATAAAAACAATATTTATACTCACCAGGTTGTTTATACAAATACATGGTAGGAGATGAAACCGTTGCAATTATAAATTTTATTTCTTTTAACGTAGGTATTGTATCCATAATCCTTATTCTCCTTATAGCAGCTTACGCTCATTCCATAATTGTGACACCTCTTTTGTGTCTTCTCTATAAAAAACGTATACCAATATATCATTTCCTTCGCAGTCTGAACTAGCATATAAATCTATAGGGTATACATTATGTTTTATATATTTTTTTGCCTGAATAGGATTTATGATTCTAACTACTTCACCTAATTCATAATCGCATCCAGTAATATTAGTCTTAATTAGCATCCTATTCACCTTCTTTCAAGGAACCAGTTCATTACCAAAACTGTCCCAACCCAGTCGTTCACGTCTTGCATACATTTCTAATTTGTTTAAGTTTGGATATAGATTCTCTATCATCTCATAGCTACATTCAGGTTTCTGGCTGTGATGTTTTGGTAATTCATGGAATACCGAATGATATTTCCCTCTATACTCTTTAGCTACTGGAATGAATTTACCCTTATAAGCATATAATAGATATTCGTGACCAAAACGTATTGTAAATGCAGCGGGAATACCGTTAATCTTATCCCAGATCATACGAGAATGAATTTTATATCCCAAATCCTTTAAAATTTGTTCTGCTTCAAATAAATATTTATCTATAGTCCATAAAAACATCACACAGTCACCCCCCCCTATACAATTTTCAGAGACATATTTTAAATGCTTCTTAATATCATCCAGTGAGAGAGTAGGGTAATCCAGATCTGTTCCGCTTGAATTTTTTCGGACTGCTTTTTTGCCACCTTTTGTTTGTTTCCAAGGTGGGTCTGCCAGTATTAAATTATATTTACCATCAATTTGATGAATGTCCGTATATATCATTCCTTGTTCTCCTTTCCCTTTTTAGGGCAAAAAAGGGGAGCATAACCCCGCACAGTGTGCAAAGCTATACTCCCCTATCAGAATATTTAAAATAAAAAATCACTGTGCAAAATACTATAATCTCTGATTATTCAGTCTGCTCAGAGTACGCAGTTTTTTTCTTCTTTTTAGTAAACTTAGGATTTTCGATCTTCATAATTTCATCGATTCTTTCTGCAATCACTTCATTATATTTATCAGTTCTTGTAAGATCATATTCTTTAAGCTGTTCACGAGCCTGATCAATAGTAATTGCTTTTCCTATATAGTTCGAAGTAATTTTATAAATCATTCTACAATTATTAGAATCAAAAGTAGTCATCCAAGCAGGTTTATCCTTATCTTCACCACAACCCGGACAATAACTATACATTTTTCCGCAAATTGCACATTTTCTATTATTTGCCATGTTAATAATTCCTCCTTAATTCATAGATTCCTCTATGCCTTTATAGAGGAATAGGATTAAATAAGGGTGGACAGGTATGAGCCATCCACCCCTTGTATAGACTAATTATTAGTCTTCATCATCATCATCAGCCCAAGTGATGTAGTACAGCAGTTTTTCAGAACCGCAGTAAGAGGACTGCAGAGAACCGCTGAAGTCTACGGTAGCATCCGTAGTCAGAGACAGAGAAATCTCAGGGCTGATTTGGAAGGACGGGAAGGTAATATACATTGCCTTGAGCGTATTGACAGAACACGGATCGATAGCGAGCGCTTTTACAGTCAATTTAATAGTTCCAGGGAATTTGTCAGACTCATTAACGATCTTTGCACCAGTATTAACGGTACGATCATATTTAACAATATACTGTTCAATACCAGTAGTATTAGGAGGTGTAAGCGTTGTTACACCATCGACAGTGGTAATATTATAAGCAGTTAAGTCATAAGTCTGTCCCATACCACCAGAGGTATTCATATCAGAAACCTGAATAGTACCTTCAATAAAACCAGTGATATCAAGGGTTTCACCCTTCTTCACAACAGCAATACGAGGCATTACAATAGTATGAGATGTGGTAGCCATCTCAGCATCCGTACCAGAAGCAGTAGCCAGAGCGGAGAAATTAATCATTGCTTCTGTAGCGGTAACTTCGCCAGTTTTTGCCTGCCAAAAGCGTTTTCAATTTCTGTTACTTCTATGACCTATTATGAATATAAAAATGCAAATAATAGGCGAGTAAGTATTTCTACTTACTTCTCACATTTCATTTTTTTTAGATTATAGTGTGAGTTCAGACTGTATATTCATCCTTATAAAAATAAGGAGAGCCACTTCAATATATATGTCACCATATATATCCTGCAGTCGTTACGGATTCTCTCATATAAAGAGTCTTTCCTCGGTCTTGTCCATCTCTGGAGTTTAACCGATATAGTGGCTTTTTAATTATGTATTACTACATAACCTGGCAAAACTTATACCAGAGTGCCTTGGGCATCAACAGCGTCTTTAGATTCAGCAGTAATATCAACAGTAAAATTATTTAACTGAGACATCAGCAGTACAGGTACATCAGTATCTACACCATTAACTTTCTTTGTCATTTCACCGTAGGCGAATTGTACTCTGTCCACGATGATGTCACCAAGCATGAACTGTGCCATAGTGTACTCCTTTCTATACGAATTTCGTAATTTGTTCAATAAAAAAGAACTTAGTATTCAACATCTAAGTTCCGCATAAAGTTATATTGATCAGGCTTTATGCCTTTTGTGTCAATGAATCCTGAATACATTCCTTTCATAAGGGCAGTAGAAGACTCATAAATTTGCAAACGTTGCACACTATCCATAAATTCAACAATGCCAACGTCCATCAATTCTTTCTTTGAATATTTAAACCCCGGATGATTTAAACAAGAGGAGATAAGAGGAAATAAAACAGATTCATAAGGATCATCTTTATGTTTTTCATAATTCTGTCTGTCTTCCCAAATTAAAGCCTCTTTTGTGGCTTTCCCTTTTCCAAATTCTTCTTTTGGAAAAATGTTAAAAATTGTACGTATGTACCATATCAACTTATCACAAGTTGCTTCATCAATCGTAAGATCCTGTTCTGGATCGTACATAATAATATATGTTTTTTCTGTATCAGGTTCTGTTACCTGATACAATTCTAATTTGGAAAAATCCAGATCCCCGAATAAAAATTGTGTATCTTCCTGTTTCAGTGTTGGTGCTAAAAATGTAAACAGTTGAAAATTGGTCATCTTGCACCAATCATATCCCGCTTCCCATAAAAACATTCTATAAGAAGTTGTGTTAGCAGTAAAAATATGAATTACAGAATAACATTTCTGCTCACCTATTCTGATAATATCGCCTACAGTAGGTTGATAAATAGTAATTTTATCATTTAATTTATAAGGCTCACCCAAATATAACTGCATTTTATCAATTTCATATTTAGGTTTATCCTTCTTTTTATTCTTTTCACGAGACTTCTCTAAAGTCTCTTTCGCAGCTTGCTCCTTTTCTTCTCGTGCTTTGTTTTCTGCTTCGTGTTTTGCTTTTAATTGCTCAACAGCTTGCTCTTTAAGGGAGTTTGTCATATTTATTTGTCATCCCCATATGAGTAGGCACGAAATTAGGAGTGTTCACATTAAACTTTAAAATTCGAGTATAATATTTATCATCAATAATATCAGAATAATCAGATACACATTTTAATTGAAATCCCGTAACATTACTCCAACATAATAAATCTTTCACTATATAAGAGAGAAGATCTTGTCGAGTAATATTATATTCTGTATAAACATCATCTTCATGTACCATACAGAATACAACAATCTGTTGCACTTTCATTGCTTTATTATAATAAGAAGTATCATAATCATGTACATCAAACATAATAAAGTTATTTACCTCTTTCTGTACACCATTTAGCTTAAGAAAGGGAATAATTTGCGGGGTTTCAACCCTTCTATTGTATTCTTCTATTTCTTTCCTTAGTTTTAACTCCTGTTCTGTAGGAATAGATGGATCTTGGAATTTATTGAGAGGACGTTTACTACGGACCCCTAATATTTCTTTCAAGTCAGGATCTTCGTTGAAGACTTTACTTAAAACTGATTTCTTATAAATAATATCGTTATTCTGATTGTTCTCCAGATCCCGATCAATTTTATTTAAATCACGTATCATCCTTTATCCACCTCCCACTCTATATTTGCTTTATGCTGCCCATCTCGATCAATGGCAGACAAAATAAAATGTTTTCCTATTAATGAAGAAGCTTTTGAGGGTTTTATTTCAATTATGTTATCATCATAAGTAACTAATTTAATAAGTCCCTCATAATACTTTTTCTCTTCATCTGTATATTCATTTCCATCATCCTTGAGTTTTACATCCCAAGTGGCAATAACATCATCCGTGCCAAGGGATGCTCTATAAAAATATCTCTTACCCATTAAAAGGATAGAGTTATAAAAATCCTGAGAGACTAATTCGTCATTCTCATCCAGAGACATCTCAGTGATGCTGAACATTTTTTCATCGAATTTATATTCAGAAACATCTGATTTCATGTCTCCCATATTGGTATAATAATCACATATTTTAAGATCCACATTATCTCGTTTTGAGTTATAATCATCTTGTTTTACATTACATTTAATTAAACCTGAAGGTGATAATTCGATTACCTTCGTAACTTGATATACCTTGGGATCTAATTCATTGTTAGTTAACATAAAACGCTGATCATGCATTATGGTTCTAGTATCATCTAAACCTAATTGAGTAAGATTCTCTCCATAAACATAATGCGTATCAGGAACCCAAAAACCAGTTAAGTTATCAAGTGCTACGGAATATTCAGAGCGCCAGATACCGCTTGTGTAGCTGTTAGCAGCTCTTATTGTTCCATAGCAACTATTAATCTGACCATTATATATCCATTGAAAATTCCAGTTACAATGCAGCACATTATATCTCACATATGCATTCTGATTATCCCTGTCAACAATCATCCACCATAAATGTCTATTCTCAACTGGTTGCAGAAAAGGATTCTTTAATTCTTCCTCAGTTAAGTCCAGATCAGGGCTTACATCATTAGGAATAAGAATATAACTGCCAATGGGATAATGTACCTTTGGACGAAATTGCAGATAGTAATCCACATCATCCTTGGCAATAGATTGCGCAAAGTGAAATTGATACTTTGCATCTTCCCATTTCCAACCATCTTTGGTCAATATATATACTCGCTTATAGGTAGGATCATCTGTAAATGTATTATTAATGATCATATCAGATTGATTACGTCTAATTTGAGATAAATTATCACCATAAGAAGTTAAGTATGATTTATAAGTATTATAATTTATCATCACTGTCACCCCCTTGGTTTTTAATTTTATCAACCAAAGTATGACTATCTAATATAGCTTTTCTATAGAATTGAAAATCAAAATTTTCATTTAACGTTGATAAATATGCACTTTGTAATAAGCACATAATGTCGCATATCTGCGTTGGATAAGATAATAATGCATTTAGTCCATTAATCTCAAACATTATATTTTCAAAATATTTATCAAACGTTTCTTTCGTCATTTCTGGAAAATTATTTTGTAATTTGGGATCTTTATAAATAAGCAACCAATGAATTTTTTTGTGTAGTTGTTTTAAATATTCGTTAAATTGCGCATCCTGAAACGCACCATACTTATGTTTTATCATAAGGCATCTCCATTAACATAGGAATTATAGATATAGCCCCTATCACAGATTAAGCGCCGTTGGCGTTTTCGTAAGGAATCTAAAAGATTATTTATTTCAGAAATGTGCTGAGACTGCGAATAATATTTTTCTTCTTTACTCCCAAACATTTGTTTAATATTATTAAAACTATAAATTTTAGGAGTAAGCCATTGTATACACATTCCCAATGTTAATAGTTCCACTAAAAAATCTTCATCTTCAGATTCATCAACAGGCGCTTTAAATTCATAAGTTAAGCGCATCACATCATCATCAAAAACGATAGTAGCAAACAATCTACGAATATAAGTTGGACGTAAAGCAGCATGTAACCAACTACACTGAAATTCATACGCTTCGTTGTCATCCAATTGAAAAAAATCAAAGGCTTCTGCCTGTAAGTAGAAGCCTTGATATATCTTGTTATAATCAATAGAGGCCATTGGTATTTACCTCCATTTTGGGTTAATTTAAGAATGAAGATAATAAATTTAATTCCGTTCCAAAGAAATCATCCAACGCCTTAATTTTTCTTACACTGTCAAGCTGACCATTAGCGATTTGTGTTGACGCAATATTTTTTAAAGAATTTAAAGCGTTAGGAGGAAGAGTCTTCATAGTAGCAATCATATCATTATCTTTTAATTCTAAAACCTGTTGTAAATCTTCAACAGTATACTGTTCATCATAGAATTTTCTTAATTGAGGAAATTCATTAATGAAATCTTCATCTTCAATAACAAATAACGGTCCAAAAATATAGGAAGACTTACTGCGAACTGAAGAGACTAAATCTCTATATTCGACTTCAGTTTCATCGCCGTAGTCTACCCAATTATAAGTAATATTCGACTTTGCACCAGTATACCAAAGACCACCAACAGTAATGGATCGACACATGATTCCATCTTCCTGTGCAAACTTCTTTTTCACAATATTATCTTCTTTTTCTTCTTTTATTTTTTCTACTCGTCTAGGAGTAGAAGTAATCTTTCCAGTCATATCTTTTCTCCTTGTAATCCTAAATAGTATTATTAATTACCGTTAGTAAGAGTCCACTGACCAAACATTCTCTTAACACGAACAGCCATACCCCAAGACATCTGGATCTCATATTTTCCAAGATCGTCATAACGACCATGCTCTTCGCCCTTTTCAGAGATTTCATTAATTTCAGTCTCACCATAGGTGAACATATCAATTAACTTATTATCAACACCCTTGGCAAGGAACAGAATTTTGGTATCATCAAAGAGTTTAGTGGTAAGAGTTTTATCAGCAAAACGCTGTTCAACTACTACTAAATCAGTTCCTTCATAATCACCAAGCAGACCAGTATGAGCAACGGATTCTTTCTGAGAAGGTGCGATCCAGTTTACGTCACCAAGTTTAGCAAAGTTCTTCAGAGCGGTACGAGTACCAATGGCAACAACTTCCGCACCATCATTTGCAGCACTTACATTTTCAATAATTGCATCTACAGCAGCTTTAGTAGCGGCACCAAAAGCGCCAGTATCAACAAAACCAGTCTGTACTGGTAATTTAGTAGCAGCGTTCATAGCCAGATTATAGATCTCTACTTGCTGTTTCATAATGAAAGAACGAGCCAGAGTAGAGGTCAGTTTAGGCCAATCTTCCTGACCTGCCATAAACTTATTCAGTTCCATACCAACAGCAGCACCATAACGTGCTACAGGAATAGTGTAGGATTCTCCCTGACCAAGTCTTTGCAGAATATAATCATGATGTGATGTCCCGACTTTAGCAATACTCAGAATGATGTCATCCTCATCAACCCAGAACAGGTTATCCTGACCGAGCGCACGAGAACGTACATTAACCAACTGATTAAACAGTTCATTCTCACGCATACCATATGCGATATATTCATCAACAGTTTCCTCAATAATCTCAAACCATTCCTGACCATGACGCTTCATTGCACGATTAAAATCACGCTCAGTCCAACCAGACTCAGGAAGTTCGAACATTTCACGAGTCATATCACGCAGTTTTGCGTTCGCATCCTGATTAGATACCTTGTTACCATCAGCATCAAATACTTCTCTGTGGAGAGCAAGGTCAACCATCAAGTTCTTAATACCATCATAATCAACGTCAAATTTCTCAAATAACTGTGTCATATGAGAAGTAAAAACTAATTTACGATTCTTATTCATTATTGTTTACCTCCTTTCCACAAGATTAAGCACCAACAACATATTTACCGTTGGAGAACGTAACAGCTTTCCCCTTTACGGGAGTACCAGAGAATCCTGCTAAAGAAACTTCGATAATATCCCCCTTGGTCAGACTATACGCCTTAACCGTTTTGCCAGATTCATTATAGAAATTTTCCTCTTTAGTAAATTCCTTATTATAATCTTCCGCAATAATAGGAGAATCATATACAAACAGTGCTTCAGCGGGAGTGGTTACTTCAATGTACCAATTGCCATTAGCTGCTTGTTCCTGAATTACACCTGCAAAATTTGCAGGAGCAGCTGCCTGGGCATACTCATCAAAAGCAACCCAAGAACCACGACCAACAATTGCAGTATTATCTGTATCAGCAGTTAATCGAATATTATAAATGTGTCCACCACCATAGGCAGAAAGTACCTTTGATGGAAAACCAAATGCATGCTTTGCGATTTGATAACTAATCATGTGCTTTTCGCTCCTTTCATAAAATAAAAAAGAAGAATCAAATTACTGATTCTTCAGATTGTTTTTGTAAATATTCATCGTAATACATAAAGTATCTAGGATTATTATTTCTTAAACAGATTTCCGTATCTGCTCTTTTTAGGATTTCCCTTTGCACCACTAGGTACTAATCCCATACGAGTAACTTTCTTCTTTTTTTCACCTTCATTAGCTTCGAAATTTAAAGAACCACTCTTAGCATAATTCAGAAGCATACCATCGACTTTTTCCTTTAACTCTTCAAAAGTCATTTCATTCTTACCATTATTAACCTCATTAACAATGGCTGTGAAATCTTCCTTATTAGCAATTGCAGAATAATCATCTGATGCTACTAATTCTTTCTTCTGATACTGTGCTAGATCCTTAGAAATTTGCTCATAATTCTGTCTCATGTTTTCGACTTGCATCTTTTCAGATTCTGTCAGTAACATAGCAAATAACTGTATTCTTTCCCCAGAAAGACTAATGGTATCGCCGTCTTTGGTGTAACTTTGTTTCCAGAATTTATCAGAATCCCAATCTTCCATAATGAAGTAATCTTCATAAATATCCGCTACATAGCACCATTCATTCTCATTACGATAAACAGCACATAATGCATTAAGACTCTGACGGATTTCATTAAAGCTTAACTCAAACAACTGATTAAATAACTCCTCTTTGGTAAGAGAATTATTCTGTTTCTTCTTTTTGCCAGTAGTCGCAGAATCATCATCATTTACTGCACCGTCATCTGGATCATCTTCCGTATTATCATTACCAGTAGGTTCTGTAACAGGATCTGTAACAGGATCAGCAGTGGGTTCAGGATCAGTCCCACCTTCAGTTCCCTCACCCGTATCATCAGGATCATCAAATGCTGTCTTAAAGGCGGTTTCTAATTCCTCATCAGATAATCCTTCATAGCTGAACGTAATATCTTCCTCAGTCTTGCCATATTTCTCTAAAAGTTCAGTAAACTTATCCATTGGCGTTTCCTCCTTTCTTTCAGCATTATTTATATTTAAACTCTCAAGCGTTTTGTTAAGTGTCTCAAGAGTCTCAATCAATTTATCATTTCGCTCATAGTTCATTTCCTGTGCTGCGAAATCTTCAATCTGTAAATGCGCATTTTGCATTCCCGGTCTACGATCCTCTCCCAGAAGTGTAATTCCACCTAATTCAATATCCTCTAATAACAATTCTTTCTTCTTAGCATCATAGGACATCTTATTGACATACAGTTCTGCGGATACATCTGTACCACCTCTGCGTTCAATAATTTCCGCAGCAGGAGTATACTCTCTTGGAATAGCAGCTTTAGCATAAACGTAATATCGTTTATCTTTCTTATCATATTTCATTACAGGATCATCAGATGTAATGCATCCTACCTGTTTTTCCAAATAAACAATATTTCCATTATCATCTATTTCCATATCATGAGCGGTAAAATCCAATACTTCGGTTCCATCATCTAATGTAACAGTTTGGTAATTACAAAGAATTGGTTTATATTTAAATCCGTTTAAACTATTTTCCATGGCTTTCTTTGTAACATTTGATCCGTTATTATTCTTATTGGTATGGAATGCTCTGATATTGGCGAATAACATAGACTCATCATCAGATTCTTCCTGCTCAAAAGTCGCAGGAACACTCACGCATAACTTATAACCATTTTTATTTGAATCAAACTCTGTAAAATTTTGCTCTTCACAGAATTTAACTAACTGATCAATAGTCATTATTGTCTTACGCATCTTTAACCTCCTTTCCTTTAAAATAAAAACTCCTCATCTTAAATAGGAGAGGAGATCAAACGAACAATTTATTCGTATATATAGTATTCTCATTTAATGAGAATATAATCTTATCATTATTTATGAAAGTCCATCCAGAAGAACTCTGATAAACTTCTTTTAATCCCAGTTTTCTTAAGGTCTCAGCAGTTTCTTTGGATGTTGTATATATAAACTTTTTATCCATAATTACTCCTTAAGATTTCGCTTTATCTCTTTTTTCTGCAGATTCATCTCCAGTATCTGTTGGCGTATCAGACTTAGGTCTACCACCAGTCACAGGATCTGTTCCATCTGTAACTGTACCAGAATTAGTAAATGAAGAATTAAGAGGATAGATCATTACATCCTGCAGTTTAAGAACTTCGTTCTCCAAGAAAAGCATAGCCAGACTATCTTTTTCGGAGAATCCATTAAGCGTCATATACGCTAACTTAGTAGGTAATGAATATTGTCCCGCTTTCAGCATATCTTCCTTAAACTGCTCTCTGGTATATACGGATATGGGGAAGAATTTAACTATACACGGATTGCTACACAGATACCCCAATTGTCTGTTCACGAACGCCTGTGTCTGGGGAAGAAGAGAGGAGATAGCAAATTCGGTATTTGCAACCTGTGAATATCTAAATGCCTCTGCACCAGATATGGTTTCTCCATTTAAAATCTCTGCACCACCAGTAGTATTTAATACTGTTTTAGTAGCATTAGAGACTTTCGTAGTATCACCTGCGGCCTGATCATCAAATGATATAGAATCAAGTTTACCCGGTACTAATGCAGCACTAATATAATCAGGTAATGCTTCATTGATCATTCTCTGGAAATAAGCTAATACTAAATCAGGATTAACTTTCCAATCATCTACATCTTCGCCAATGGTTTCCATCTGCAACCAGATCATTTTATAAATTTCCTGTTCATCCGCAATGGCCTGAATGTCTTCCAGATCAGCTAAGTTAATTAAAGCGTTAAAAGCTGCTAAAAACGGAGGAAGAACAGTTTCATAATCTTCATAACGGTATTTTAAACAAATCGCATACTCATCTGGTACTGGTTGCCATTTTTCACCTGAACTCTGATACGCTTTATACATCTCATCAAAGGGTTCGGGAATATATTCAATTAACTCCTGACGAGATCTCAAATACGTCATATCCATACTGATTGCAAAATCACCTGTAGTATATTTACCATCAATTCGTGCATAATTGGCAGGAATTTGCCAAATAAATACACCAGTTTCATCTATAAGATAAATTCCATAAAATACATCCTGTATAAAACATGTAAGGTATATAGTATAGAATTCTTGTTGTAAATGCATTAATTCAATCCAATCGAGTGTTTCCTGATAAGATTTAAGTGTTTTATTTACATCCGCTCCCTTAATTAAATCGTATTGAGGAATAACCGATCTTCCATTTAAATAAAACATATTCGCATAAAAATGACATAATCTCATATATGTCATAGAACGATAAAATAAGTACCAAGATAAGTTTCTTAGATTTTGTTCATTACTGCCCAAATTACGCATGTATGTACGTAATTGTTCTTTGTTAAAAACACGAATAGCTTTTGTTTGAGTCTTAGTTACATCTCTCAAACGAATAGCGTTTCTTTGATCTTCTTCATATTTTTGTAATTTTTCTTGGGCTTTCTCGTAATCTTGCACTAATTGTTTTTGCTGTGCTACAGTTAATCTCGAAGATGCCGAAGCACTCTTCGGAGAAGATTTTACTTGTGCCATAGACACCTCCTTGACTTTAAAATTTTAATGGTCTAAATAAAAGTGATGGGAGAGTAGCGTAGTGCTACCCCGTATTATTAGAAGTGTATTTTAATCCCAACTATTTGGTCGTTTAGCAGGACGAATAATTAATTTATCTAATAAAGATTGGTTATTGGTCGTAGTACGTTTTTGTGTTAAATGCTTACGTCTCTCTTGTTGTAAAGCATAAGCAAGCATGATAAGGGTATAAAAGCGATCGTCCCCTGTGTTAATTTTTATTGCTTCCTTAAAGCAATAAAAATACCGTGGTACTTCCAAGAGTGTCTTTACACTCGACCACGGTTCTCATATTTCATTATTAAGTTATAGTATGAAGTTCAGACTGTCGTATCCTCATTTAATCCCTATGAGGTTTGATCACTCAGTCGTTCACGCTGTATTAAAACTTGCGCCTTGTTGTCCACTTCTGGATTTCCAAGTCAATTAGATCAAATTTTATTTATGTAGTTTATGGATTATACTACATTTGCACAACGTTTTTTATGCAATTTTCCCGCTTTTTCTGGTGCAAGATCGAATGAATCTCTACCAGATTCCCTTTTCTTACGTACTATGTTAACCGTTTCTTCTTTCATAGCGTCAATATTGGCTAAAGCCAATTCTTCTTGCCAATCCAGTTTAATTGTCTTAGTATTTACAGATTGTACTTTTGATAATGCTTCATTATATTGCTCTTCATAGTCTTCTTTATTTAACTTTTTCTTCTTAAGTTGTTTAGCAATATCCGCTTTCGCATTTTTGAGCTTTTCCTCATCTATATCAAAGACAGTCAAATACCCCTTATTATCATAAGGAGCGGTAAAGGATATTTTATTCTGATTTACTAACTCGATTAATGCCTCTGCCATTTCAGATTTATACGCTGTCGGTGACATAAGATGAAGTTTATCAACAGCATTCGGGAAGCGTTTTACATATTCTGCTGAATACTCTTTATCAATCAGTCCTCTATGCTTTTTACCCGACTTATCTTCCCAGTCTTCCATTAAGAAGTCGGCAATGTTTACACCACCACCGCCAGAACCTGCATCAATATAGATGCCAATAATATTTCCATAAGCATCTACACCTGCGTTATATCCAAGTATCAATTCCTTTAAATATTTAATCTGATCAGGAGTTTGCATGGGTGATTTAATCTTTTTTCCTATATCCATAAGATTAAGACAATTACATACCCTCATCTTAATATCATCATCACCATTTATATCCTTTTCATGGTATATTTCTCCCACACTAACTACACTGTTATCTCTGGTACGAGCAGGATCATATGCTATAACAAATTTTTTCTCACCAGTATCATTGTCTAATAATGGTTTACGGGTCTCCTCATTACGAGTAATTACTCCTCTGCGAATAATGGCATCCGCACCTACATCTGTTGTGAATATGCAGTAATATTCCCTTCTTGCTTTCTCTGGATTTCTACGCATCTCAGATTCGACCGTAGAACGAGAAAGAAGAGGAGTGATTAATTCTCCACGAAGAGTGGGCTTAAATGCCTGTTCACAATCTATATGTAAAACTGCAAAATCAGGATTTCCCATGATTTGCTGTTTAGCAAAATCTCTGTATAACTTATAAAATTCAGTATCCGTACTGGAAGCAGAAGATATATAAAATTTCTGATATGGAAGATTAGTAGCGAATGTTCTTTGTCTGATTGGATCAATAGATTTGCCAGAGGTGTCTTTTCCTGTCTTTAAGCTTTTATTGGTTACAGCAAAAGCACCATATACGGCAATCATTTCAGATGATAAAAAACCACACTCATCAAATATAACTGTTCCTCGCGCTCCCCTGCGAGCGTCTATATTGCTATTGAGAGTTATAGTCTGACTGCCATTATATAGATTATATGAAAATCCATTAGATGAATGACTAAAACCATCACCTGCAGCATTTTTGACTTCTACTTCCGCTTTAAAAATATAACCTGTTGAACCACTAAAAGTATCTATATTATCATTAGCAATTTTTTCCAACGTAGTAAAAGTTTGTTCTGCTTGTCCACCAGTGCCACTGGCAATATAAGTCCAAACGTTACTAAAAGCCATATCCTTTGCCATAGTCTCTAAATCTATTACGGTAGATTTACCATAGCTTCGGGTACATACATAAAGTACATTCGGGCAAAACCAAGAACGCTGCACCATCAATGCCTGTCCATCCAATAACTCAATATTAAAAAACAAATCTATCATTTGAACAGGATTGCATTGAAAATACTTTTGCATTTTTGCTATCTCTAAAAGCCCATCAATTTTTCTTTGCGAGAGGGGATAATTAATTGGCTTCACAAAAATGCCGTAATCTTTATAAAAATCTTTATCATAATCATCAGGAACCCATATATTATTCTGAGTTAGCATTATCTGACACCTCCTCAGAATTTTCTTCAGTTTCTTCTTCTAACGAAGAGAATGGAGCATATAGTTCCTTTAGGTCTTTTAAATGTATTTGTATATCAATATTTTTTTCTTCAAGATAATCTTTTAAGTCCAAATTTTCTTGAAGCAATATTCTGTTGATTTCTTTATACTGGGCAAGCTGCTTTCTTAAATCAACAATGACTTGTCTCATTTCTGCAACCATGTCTGACCATTCAGATTCATCTAATTGCAATTGTTTCATAATAGAAGCGTCACTGGCTTCCTGCACCTGTTGCATACCACGACAGGTTTGAATATCAAAACCATTGACATTCGCAGCACGAAGATTAAGATCCTTGATCTGTTTAATCTTTCCCGTCCAAGTTCCTGCACCTTTAGTACGTCCTTTGTTATTCTTAAGACTGATGCAGCTTTCTGCAGCCAGATCCTTGATCATTCCAGTAATTTTTCCTTTACTTTCTTGTAAACTCTTTATAGTGGCAGAGTTGTTCTGGACCTGTGTTATGTCAGCCATTAGTTTTGATATTGCATCATCAATCTTGCTCACTTGCAAGAAGTTACGTACAATATCAATACAACTGGAAGTACGAAGCATATCATCACTATTATCTTCACCAGTATCTAATAATCCTAATAATTGTGAGTACAAGAACGGCTGATCAGAAATTGCTTCTTTTTCAAAAGGATCATAAGAGAGCAGTCTTTTTACATCTGCCTTATTTTTTAAGAAATCGGCATATGTATCTTGATCTTCTCTACCACGCATGACATCTTCAGCTGTCTTTTCATCTTCATATAACTGTTTTACTTTAAACATATCCGAATCCTGAAAAGTCATGCCATAATAATTAACCATAGCGATATTTTTAATATACGCTGTCCAAGCATTATTTTTTTTGTTGCCGCTTGTTTCGTCAGTAGATTCAGCTATACTGGAATCCCATACATTATCCAACATAGGCTTATTTAACGCCATACATGCTTTAGTAACGCTATCCTTAGTAGGTTCATGCTCAAAACCCTGATCATCAACTCTTAAGGCGATCTTACGAGCGCATTCTCTGCATATAGGAGTTAATCCACTCTTAGATAACGGATCTGTAGACATATAAAAATAGTCTCTGCGTTTTTTCTTATTACACATATAACACCAGACTTTGTCTTTTTCGTCTTCCAGTTCTGCCTCTGCTTCCAATAATCTTTCCTTTGCCTCTGCAGCGGTCATTTTTTTTACCTTTAATTCCAGATCAGTAGAGGCATTTTTGGATTTTCTGGTAGCCAAATGACCACCTCCTTTATTCCTTTTTTATCATTAGCTGCTCCAGTAGGATTTGAACCTACGACACCCTGATTAACAGTCAGGTGTTCTGCCGAACTGAACTATAGAGCAATAAAAAAGAGGCCAGTTGCCTGACCTCTAACAATCATTATTCAAAAACGACCATTTCAAGTAATATATAAAAATATTTACATATGGTTTCAAATGGTCGTTTTATCCCAGTACAACGGGATAAATTGCTTCAATTCCTTTTTGATTACAAACTAATACAGTTTGTGACGGATCTGACGTCAGGCGATTCTTAACACAAAATTCATCACAAGAACCGTTAAGACTGCCACACTGTATTACTTTTATACCAGATACTTCATTCATTGCAATATGATGCTTGTGTCCCATAATAATTGCATATGGAAACCTTCCTATATAAGCACATAATTTTTGAACAGAAGATTCAGATATACCATCAAAATCTCCGTGTACATTAATATATTCTTTTCCATCAATAATAAATGACGAATAAGTATCTGTCATCTTTTCAAAACCAACATATACTCCTTTATCATGAGAATGTATTTTACTAATAAACCAAGGAATTATATTATCTAATTTTTCTCCTAATAAAGAATCGTCTTTATTTTTTTCTAATCTGCTATGATTACCGGGAACGCTATATACTTCAACAAGATTAAATATCTGTCTCAATTCATATATAAAATCACTAATTAATTCACAGGCCAATATAACTTGATCGACTGTATTTTCTCTATTTGATATTTGAACCGATACATGAATATTTCCTGAAATAAGATCCCCCAACAAATTTACAATACATCTTGAAGAATTATGTCTGACTGCAATTGTGCCAATTTCAAGAATATAATTAGACAAACGGCGTTTAATATCTTCAACATCAAGTACGCCTATATGAAGATCCGATAAATTTACAATTATTGTATTGTTTTTTGATACAAAACCATCATCATCCAAAAATGGATAACGCTCTTTTCCAATATCTTGAATTCTTGTTTCTAATAATTGAAGGTTCTCTTCGTATCTTGCTTCTTCACGTAATAATCTATTTAATTCAGTACGTTCATCCTGTAATTTGCGCTTTGCTTTATATATATCTTGTTCCTTGTTAACCAAAGCCTCCATATTTATATCTGCATTGTTACAGTATTTTTCTCTGCAATATTCTCTTACAAAACTACTCCCTAAAATACTTCTACTCATAGATTCTGACACACGCCTATAATTATATGGCAAATGATATTTATCAATTATATCTTGCCAGTCATCATCTATAAGTCCATTTACTTTATCTGAGCAATCTTCTAAAAAACTTTCATATTCATCAGTAGTAAGTCCTACTAATTTTAATTCATTTTCAATATTCAAAACCTTATACTCCTTACTACCTTATAATCTTTTATACTTCTAATTCAATAACTTCTTCTGTTTTTGTTGTACATGAAATGGTAAAAGTTTCATCCTTATATACTTCCTCTAAACAAGAAAGAAGATTAACAGGGGCTCCGGTTTCAAATTCCACCAGTTCGCCATCTTTAAACATCAGATCTTTTAATTTAACATCGGTTTTAATTGTACGCTTTGCATCCATAATTATTTACTCCTTTTATTCATTATTTATAAAAAATAAAGGCTGTGAAATATCACAGCCTTTATTATTCATACAATTATTTATTCTTTTTGATATGAGCCATAGTCTTTTTGATAGCTTCTTTTACTTCAGTATCATTTGTGCTTTCAAGCATTTCTTCCAACTCTTCTGTCATCTTTTGCATTCCATCATCTCTACTTCTTCCTCTTTCATAAGAATCATTATAGGAACGATCATCATAGTATCTGCTATCATCATATCTACGGTTATAGCTACGTCCATCGTCATATCTATCCATACGGTATGAACGATTTCCTCTATAACTCCGTGTATCTTCAAAACCATTTTCTTCCATTTCCAAGTACTTCATAAGACTCTTAATGGAATGAGTGATTTTATCAATTAATTCTATATCCCTATCTGACCACTGCTTTTTCTCGGCAAATTCAGATAATTCATCACATAATCTATATTTAATTTCATCAACTGCTCTTGTCATATGCTCCTCCTATTATCGAGTTACAAACAAATCAGGACGTAAGAACGTAATTGATACATTCTGTACTTCGACCGTTTGTGCGCTGATATTTTCTATTGCAATATTCTCACAACATCCACGAGGAACAGGGACACTAATGGTTCGACTTACATTTTGCAATTGCTGAACTGCTGCAGGAGTTATTGTTACCGTACTTTCTGGTAGCACTTCCCCATCAATGGCTATTGCTAAACTAATTGATTCTACTGTACCACCAGTAGGAATTTGTACGTTCGCTCCAAAATTAACTAAATACCTTGCTACATTTTCTTGATTGCAACAACAACGGCTATAAGTATTGGGGACGAACCCTTTTAAAGTGAAGATGCCTGATCCATCTCGATGTATAATCAACCCTCTTTCACACGGATCTGGAGCATTCGTAAATAAAATGTTTTGTCCAGAAGGAATGGACTGGAGGGCATTTGCACTATATTCTGCCATACGCCAATCCTCCTTTAGGCTCCACATCCACAATTATAATAACCCTGATTGCAATTGCATCCATTATAATTTGGAACTATATAAGCAGGAACAGCAGTAGGATTTAAAATACGAGTCTGTGCAGCATTATCCGCTAAAATAGCACCAGTCTGAGCATTTTGAGAAGCATCAAAACGTGCATTTGCAATGTCATTACGCAATCCATCAATAGTATTCTGCATACCAGAAATACGATTCTCATAATTCTGACGAATACCATCTAATTCAAGCTGACACAGTTTATCCATTACCATTTGTACTTTGGCATCAGTATTAGATCTTATTAAGGCCCCTTCATTTGCTACAGCATATTTAACGTCAGCTACGGCTGCTCTATTTTCACAACAACATGTCTGTTGTGTAGTTGCCATATTATTAAGTTGAGTTATTAACCCCATCTGATTATTATTTAAAGCCTGTAAAACATTTGCCTGTCCGTTGCAACGACTTACTTCAGCATTAGCAAATCCAGTAGACATACCAGAATTAATAGTGCTTAATCCATTCATAATAGCAGCCTGATCAAAGCCACTCTGTACCGCCGAAGTATTTCCCATCATAGGATAAGGATAAGGATATCCATTATAGCCACCATTATTACCATTATTATTCCATCCACCCATTAAAGCGAATAAGAATAAAACCCAAATCCAAATTGATCCATCATTACCCCAACCATTATTACCATTATTACCAGTAATTGCTGCGATATCTGCAGGCCCCATAGAATCAGAAACAATAGACATAACGTCTCCTTTCAAGAATAAGTGAAATAGTTACTTAACCTTGCGCTTGGTTAATGTCCATTTATTCCTTGATTCCTGTTCATCCTCAATATAATATTAAAATTCATCCATTTGAGATAATACTATATATCTATACATTATTAAAAACAAATAATTTTTATCTTGGCATCATCTGACTTAATTGTTGCGCCAGTTGAAAAACCTGTTGAAACTGATTTTGATTCATTTGTCCTGAATTAAGCATATTTTGAACCTGTTGCTGACATTGTTGATTATAAGTACTTGGATTACCGGGTAACCCATTTTTAAAAGAATTAAACTGTTGCATTAAAGACGCCATACCACCAAAAGTATTTAAAAAATTATTCATAGATGGATTAACCATTGTTTGACCGTTCCTTTCTAGGACGAGACTGATTTTGTCCTACTTTTTGACTTTGTAAAAAATCAGACAATTGATTCTTTAATTCATTAAATTCCTCACGAGTAATTGTTGAATTATCCGTTTCATTAATTGCTGTAGAAGTAGAAGAATCAGTTATTACTTGTGTGGGCGCAGGAATAGTATTAATTTGATTCTGATATTGAACAAATACTTCCTGATAGGTAAATTCTCTTAATGGTAATGCCATACCAAATGCATCAGTGGCTTTAATATAAAATTTTGATTGATCTTGAGTATCAAATAAATACACTGTTGTATTTGATGACATTACTGGATATACACTCGCCCCCATTCTTCCTTGAACAAAACCAATACTAATAGGCATAGAATTATTCATAGAAGAAGAAATAATATTGTTTACAGGTGTATAAGCATTATTATAATTATTTCTATTCGCCTGTGTTACGTTATTTTGTGAGATATTCATATAACGATTTTGATTATTAAAATCATTAAAGCCCATATCCATAACTATTTCCTCCAATAAAAAATCACGGGTTCATCACCTGAATCCCACGAATCATAATAATTTCCATCAATTATTGTAATTGCATGTGATTCGCTCCCTACAACATAAGTCCCATAAGGATGATCATAACAGAAATCTATTACTGAATAACAATTAGGACATGAATTTGATATAATATATCTATCATATCCTTTATTTCGTAAATATGCTCCCCATACTTCACTTTCTGAAGGCATCGCTCCCATTAAATATCCTTCTATAGCTAATTCAACATAAGTCTTATCCCAACTTTGATGTAATGCTTTTGATAACGCTCTAACAACACAATCACCAGTCCTCTGATGATATGGATTTGGATTATACTTTTTAAACATATTGTTTACCCTAAATATTAAGTGTATGTATAAGTGACTTCATTTTCCTTATATTCCTTTAATACACGTAAAACTTTAGGATCTTCAGTTAAATAATACCTTTTTGCTCGACCTTTATGAGTAATACTAGAAATATGGATTAAATATCCAAATTTTTTACTTCGCAAATAATTTGCTTCGTTTTGTGTAATTTGAATCAAATTGAATTCCTTCTTTTCATTATATTTCTTCCTATTAATAAGAAAGATAGTTGGAGTAACAGGATTTGAACCTGCGATTTCCAGATCCCAAATCTGGCGCTTTACCAAACTAAGCCATACCCCATAAATAAAAAGGGTAGCCTACTCGAAAGTAGACTACCCATAAAATTCTATTTACTGCACACCATCTTTAAACTTCTTACCAAATTTTACCTTCGGTACATATTTTGCAGGAACTGCTACAGATTCGCCCGTGCGAGGATTTCTAGCTACACCCGCTTCTTTATATTTTCTTGTGAAAGTTACACCATCAAATACATGAACTTCATTACCTGCCTTAAGATCATCAATAATAACCTTCTCAGCAGATTCAAATACAACCTTGGTATCCTTAATAGTCATTCCTGTTTCGGCAGCTACTGCCTTATAAAAATCAATCTTTAACATAATAATGTCTCCTTTTTTTCTATATTCTTTTTTGTTCAGAATTGTTCTCGCCTACAATTCTTTAAAGGCATAAAAACCGTGATGTTTGCTGAAGAAACTGTAAAAAATAGTTCCTTCATATATGGACTTTTCAAAAAACTTATAAACCATTAAAAAACAAGGGCTTTGTTGAGGTTATTTTTTAATGATCCGCCATTTTAAAACACTGTAAAAAGCATCGTTTATTAACGTTATACAAAGCTTTTAATAATACAGATCGATTTTTTTCTAATCTTGTTTGCAATTTAGCATGAGCAATTTTATCTTTAAAGAACGCTCTTGTTATTAAATGTGACATTAGTCCTAAATAATTCTTAGAAATATAAATTTGATGAATATCATCTATTAACTGGTCAAAATTATTCTTGAAAATATAATAGTCTTCATTATCATCATCGTCATCTTGAACAAATAATAATTGTTTTAAAGAATATTTTTCAATTAACTTTTCAACTCTTCTAGACAATCTATGATGTTCAGTTAATTCATGTTTCACAAAGAAATAACTCATAGGAAGTGTATCATTAACTGGTTTGTAGGAATCTACTTTCATCTTATATATATAATTCATGGGACAACGTAGTGACTTGTTGATTTTATTTTTATCAAACCCCGGCCTTATAGCACACCAGAATTTGGGATATCCTCTTTTATCTACTTGTAACAAGTTTTTTAAACGTTGGATTTCGTTTGTAATATCTATATCATATTTACGTTTGGAATTATCTATAGCACATTGCGCTAAAACAGATAATATACAAACACTGTCATAACAAATTGGATCTTTAAAATTATAAGTATAGGATAAAGCAATTTGAGCAAGGTTACTGGACTCCCCTATCGCTCTCTGGGATGCTGCCAGATTATTATCAATTCTAGCAAAATCTGATGGAGTGTTATTATAATGATTGGCTTCTTTAGGAATATTGTTAACTATAGTAGGATATTCTTTATAAAATTTCTTCGCTGCTTTTACAATAGATGACTGATTGGTTACGTAAAGTGAGTCACTGTCCTGATCACTTCCATTATTTCTATCTTGTGCATCTGTACCAATCATATTTATTGCAATTATTTGTTTACCAAAAGTAAAATACTTTTTTAGCCTGTCATCATAATGATTATGCAGATGATCCATATTATTCCTACTATTAAACGGACTTCGGAATCCTGCTAAGTACTCCCCGTCCTTAAACCTTTCTGTATAACATTGTATTGCTCCATCTTCAGGTAGAAGAGTAGTATCTTTATTCACATCTTCTCCCACAGATGCCAGTAACATAGCGTAAGGCGAACCCACTATTACTAAATTATCTGCATCTTGTATTAACTTACCATTCTTTATCTCTTTTAAATAATTATATATAATTCTTTTCTTTCTCTCTCTAAAATAATCACATCTAACAAATTCAGGATTATGCTCTACTAATGCTACCAATACTTCAAAGTCATTCGAAAAATTCTCATTTTTAATCAAATACTCCATAAAAGTATGATCATCTTTTTTTAACTTCATTATATAATCAACTGTACATTTACAGGTTTCTTCCATTGTATCTATATCCAAAGCATTGATCATTTGATAACTCATACGTTGTACGTCACCAAATTTACTTTTATGTGCGGTTTTAACTATTCCAAATTTACAACCATTCGCTCTTACCCATTTAGACCAATAATTAAAGTCAACTTTGAATTTAATCCATTTCATGGCGTTATCCGTTGTAATTAACTTTATTTTGCTAACTTTTACATCTCTACCCCACATATCTTTTATAATGGCAGTTTCATATTCATCTCCGAAATATTCTTGCATAAATAGCTGAATATTAGATCTAAAAGCAGCCATTTTAGTAAAATGATGACGTAAAAGAATATATCCTTTACCCCATTCTGGGAAGATACTTTCATCAATTAATGCCTGACCATCAAATAAAGTATTTTTTACTTTATAATTATCTTTTTTTATAGCCTGACAATGTTTGTTCTCGTCCAACTCTACACTTATTACTTGAGTATTAAAGAAGGAATCAATATCTTTTATAACCAATATCTGATCAGGATCAATCACAATATGATCAACAATAGTACTGGTTGATAACGAAGAATACGCCCCTATTTCAACAATAGGAGCGTTCGTATCTGGCAGCTGTAATCCCATCCGAAGAAAATTAATTGCTTTGTCATACAATTTATCTCGTATAAACATACAAGATCCTTTCTTCGCTTTTCCCGGTGTTCTATATGCCATTTTATAGTGTATTACATCGTATCCTGTAATTTCTTTTTTTCTATTAAATTTAGGATATTCAATATTTAAGCCATCCTGATAAAATATTTCTCTAATTTCCTGCCTGGTTTTTCTTTTGAATTTATCTTTATTATCTTTGACTTTTTCTTTAACTAGATTTAATGTTTCAAGCCTTTTTTGCTTATCTTCATCACTCAGATTTTTATCTTTCTTAGCTTTTTTAATACGCTCATCTATTGCTTTTATTTCTTCTTTGTAAGTATGTGTGCCATAATCAAATTGAACACATATTACATCCCGTGTTGATTCATCTTTCCAAACTTCCAAACCATTCTCTTTTAGAAAATCAAGGAATAAACTATTGGTTAACATAGCTTCAGTGGCATCATACTGATCACGTATTCCAAGATCATATCCATATATAGAACCTGCTTGGTAGTTGTTTATTTTATAACCATATTGGCCCGTAACGCATCACTCCTTAATCCCATAAATCTCTAAAATACTTAGCAAATAAATTAATACCTTCCTGCACCTGATCATTCCATTTTTGTGTTTCAGAAATAAAATTCAATCCATATTCCTTACACCAATTAGGATCAGGCGAACTATCATTAACAATCTGCTCAAAAGACCAGATCATCTTTTTCAATGTTTCGTGCCATATAATATTTGCTTCTTCTGTTGGTATCATCTCACCATTATCATCAAACAATATAGGGCAACTAATAGTCTTTTCTTCGAATTTCCGAAGTCTGGGGAGAATAAATTTGGCTACTGTGTAATCCAGGTTATACCATTCACTATCCTTAAAGGTAGTATAAATACCTTTTTTCTTACGAATCCTTTTGTTCATTTAACGCACTCCAATCAATATCATCTAAGTTACTTTTACGCTTTCTATTCTTATACCTTATCTTCTGAACATAAGAGGAAATATCATGTACTTCTCGTGTGTCCTTACCCTGAGAAAAAGACATAATTATGTATTCCTCTGGAAGTTTTATTTGTTCGGGGGAATAAATTTTATGATCAGCCAGTAACTCTTCATAACTTAACCTTGTGCGTCCCTTGTTATAGTAGTACTTGTTATAGCATTCCTTACACAGAGGAGCATACCAACCAAATATACTTATATTAGGAGAATCCAGTTTCCCGCAATCACAGCATACAAACTCTGAGATATGAGAGTAAGCATCAATTACATTCTCAACATCATGATCATAAATATTACTATATAACCTTAAGCTTCCGAATTTCTCTTTTAATTCAACAATATGAAGCTTGTTAACCAGATTCTTTTTTCTCAATACATCATCCAGATCCTTAAGGAACAAATCACCGAATGCTTTTCTCCAACCGTTTGACAATGCGTCCCATTCTGTCCATTCATATTTTTCATCCCAACAGATTTTTCCATCCCATGATCTGGGTATAAGCCAGGGATACATCTTACACAGCTTTTTATTTCTTATACGTCTACGCTTCATCTCTGTAAATAATTCCTTATTAAACCCCATAACTACCCCCTGTCAATTGTATGCCACCGTTTATTCTTCCAGTACTTCCACTCAATACGACCGCCAAACAATCTAACCTCAAGATCTGCTATATTGTCCATACCAAGTAACATATCCCGCACATAATCATAATCAATATCACTAATGCCATATATTGACTTCCACCTTTTCAGAGTACTCTCAATTAACTCAATAGACCATTCCTCATCCGTTACTTCTGCCTGACGCTTCAATTCTGCCAAGTAATCCTCTTTGGCTTTTCTAGCATCCTCACAGGTAGTATATATTTCCCGCCATGAAAGAGTAGTATAACAATGATACGAAGGATCATATTTCTTAACTAATTTATACCCTTCTTTTGTAATTTCTGATTCTACGGTATAACACTTGGTATTATTCCTTGCTAATACCAATTTACCTAATTCCAATCCCTCTTTAACAGCATCAGGATCTTCAACAGTATGTGTGCGTAGCCAGTCATCACCAGTGTCATGCCAATGCATATTCACCAGATCTGTATTGTATGTCCATCCTTTGGGCAGCTTCCTGTATTTTTCATCAGACTCAAAATCCTTAATGGGAATATTCTTTTCAGTCACAGTTCTTGTATCAGGAAGTTCTACATAATCCACATATACAACATCATGAAAAGGCTCATCTACCACACCATAATCCACATACGGTAAATGGTTCTTATTCCATTTTAAGAAATAAACTACATCACCTGATTTAAGATCTAATGTACGTTCCATATTTATTCCTCTTCGAAATATTTCTCACAGTCACTCTCAGTACAGCCTACACAGTTAATATCCAGATTATCATCCCAATCAAATTGGGCTACCTCATATTTAATAGGTACAGGACAATATAGATCACTACGTTCAATGGCAGTAGTAAACCATTCTTCTGGATTTTCATAACAATCATTAGGATCAACCAAGTAACAACTCATTTTATATATCTTCGCCATAATTATCACCTCACAGGCTGCAATCTGGTAAATAACTCACCCATTGTCATTCCGTTATACTTCGCTAAATCCTTTGCTACTGCACATACATTCTTCTCTGTGCTTACACCAATCTCATTACATAAATAGGAGAGCAGATCAGGGTATTCTGGAACCTCATTTGGGTCAAGAGAGTGTTTCCAACCAACAATCTCTTCCTTATTAATAATAACCTTCTCATCAGGGGGAGATAGTACCGATCCCTCACAATACCGCCACCATGGAGATTCTTCATCACCGTTGGGGAACAGGGCATAAAATTCCTCATCATTCATTTTCTTCATATAAGTAAGAATGAAATCCTCAACTTCCCATACCTCATAGTTAGGAGAGAAGTAAGTACATTTAGGTGACATTAAACGCTTAAAGTAAGGTTTCAGTCCATGCCCCAATATCTCAAATACCATTCTCGCTCCTTCTCCTTCCTCTCATTCTCAGCTTCTTTTACATTTTTCCCAAGACCGACAACACCAGGTATATGACTTCTGCTGATCCAAGTGGGCTTAACAGTAGAGTTACAACGGTAGGTAATGTAATTATTCTTCATTGCGCTTCTCCTCATAATACTCAGCGAATAATTTATTGTATTGTTCATCATATCTCTTATATACCCAAGAATACGCTTTATAAGGCTCGTAGCCCGCTGCGACCATTTCCTCATATAATTTATTACGGTAATACTCAGCCATCCATGTGTGTAAACCCTCAATAGTGGCTTTTTCACCATCTGCTTTAATTCTTGAACCCATTTCTTTTATGACCGTATCTGCGAACGAAGAGCAGGTGTAATATTTGGTATAATCAAATTCCTGTTTTTTACGCTTACATGACCGCCACGTTCTTTTTAAACACTCTAAGTAAAGAGTTAAAGTTTCCCGCTCTTCTGTATCAACCCATGACTCTTTAGTGAGCCGTATTATTCCACCGTCCTCATCTGAAGCTTGAATGGCAACTAAATAAGGGTAATAGGGGATGAGATCCTTCGGGGTCTCAAACTTCATAGGAATAATCTCATCACCCATATATATTTTGGAGTGAAGAACATGCTCCGCTCCCCGACTGTCAATCGCATCCTTAAAGTCATACTTGCCTGAGAATTTACTCATATATGCTCCTTAACCATTAAACATATAATCTAAGTACTTCATAAAATCCTGTGCTGTTTTTTTCTCTTCAGGGGTAAGCTGCGCATAGGCTTCTATAAGTTCATTAGCTCCAAATGTTGCTTCTTCCGTCTCTTCTGGTTTTTTATTCGAAGCAGCCTTCATATTCTCATCCTTCTTTGATTTGTTAATAACGACTTTCACTTCCCGAAGTTCCTCATCATCATTTAAAAAGCAATCATCTTCCTCATCCTTTAAGAGATCAGGTTCGCCATAACACTCACCATAATCAGGACAGTCTTTGCATCCTTCTTCATCAAACCCTTCTTTAAATTTTTTGTAGCTTTCTTTCAATTTTTTGTAGTTTTCAACTACATCCTCACTACCACATAATGCATTAACTTCATCCACTTCATTCAGAAAATTCTCTGCCGTCTGAATCTGTCTTACCTCCAGATCAATATCGTCCTCAAATTCCTCTTTCAAAAAAGTGGTGTAAAACTCCGCATCATCCCAATTCAGATTCTTAATAACTACCTCGTACATAAAATACCCTCCGTGTTTAATTTGTTTATTTGTGTTTATTAATTATATTCCCCACCATCTCAAACTTAATAGTAGGTGAGGAATAAAATTTCTGTATAGTTGTACCAGAACAATCAACTATATCCGTTGTATTGTATTCTACTTCAATATTCTCTGGTTTCCCAAATAATGGAACTATAAATACTGTTCCATCATTAGATTTAAACTTAAGTTCCATCTCTGTTGGTTCTACATTAAATATGCCACCATGATCAAAAAGAGTATTGAACTCTAACTCATTCGCATACCGTACCTTCGTATTACAGTAAGGACAGTAACCGTCCTCCTGTAACGGCGCTCCACAGTTAGGACAGTTCGTAATTAATTTTTTCATGTTATACCCAGTTATACCCTCCTTTCTGAGTATAATAGTTAGTGGGTTTTAACATACCCCCCCCTACCCTTATTAAATAGTTATTATAAGTTTAACATAACTTATATCATTTGTCAATAGTTGTTAATTTATCTAGTTATAATAGGTATTAACTTATTTATTATTTTATTTTGATTAATTAACCAATTTCCATGCTTCGGATTCTTTGTAAATTGACGATCTGCCTGTAGTTGTAAAAAATCATATATCATTTGATTGATATTGTATTGTGAAGCAAGCTTCTCAGATTCTTCCGTAAGTATAGACATAGGTGCGTATATTTTATAGCAGGTATAAATATAAACCCAAGAAGGATGCTTTTTATGCATAATATGTTCCAGAGTATCATAGAAATCATCAATTTTATAAGAATAAATAAATAATTCATTCGTAGAATTCAGATTTAGCTGTTTTAAGGCTTCATGCTTCATTTCAATAATATCCAGTTTTTGTTCTTTATTGGCATCCATAGTAATAGTAGTACCATCATTCTGTCTTATTTCTATTCTTTCCACTTCTTCATAGTCTAAAATACAATGAGTCTTAAGTGATCGAAGAGCAGAGACAATAATATCCTTATAATAACCATAGCTCCTGCTATACAGATCATCTATATCCATTGAAAATACATTTAACTTTTCTGCCAGTTCCTTTTTCTTCTTTTTGTACTTTAAATAATTCTTATTATAAAACCCCAGTAAAGAGAATAATTGATTACGTGTAATATAGTTTAATTCCTGCCCCGTTGAAAAGAAGTAAATCAATAATACATTGGCGATGTCTTTTATATATTTTGATTTTTGAGAAAAAGAAAAATTCGGATGAAACTGATCATAAATAGAAATAACTCTATATTTTCTCCCTACCTTTTCTAATTCGACATATTGTTGAATAACGTCCAACTGACGATCTTTCTGATTGCCCTTTGCATAATAAGGTATACACAGTGCTATCGTTAACTCTTTGTAAGTATATAAATTATCAATTGTAAGATTATGATGAATATTATGGATAAAGTTCTTTAACTTCATATTTATCAACTTATTGTCAATCTCAGGAATAATTGCTACTTCATTCATTAAAACACTCCTTTTTACCAATATTTGATAATACCCATTAGATTATGGACCATGATACGTGATATAAATCATGGGCTGCGAGTTAATTATAAAATGTTTATAAACTAAATATAATATAAAAATAAAAAATGTAAATCAAATATAAATATTATAAACATAAAATAATGTCAGACAACTTAGAAAACCCTTAGTTCATAAGGGAAAAAGTACAAATTACACCTATATTACCTACTTAGGGATTATATAGTGGGTCATATAGGTGTAATTCACAAAATGGACACAAATTAGCATATGAGTGGGGAGATAGGGTGGAATTATGAAGTTTTGAGAAATTATAGCATATAAGATGAATAATGTCAATGATCAAGGCATGGTGTTTAATTTATTGAGTTGGGGGATGGGAGATGGTGGGAAAATAAAAGGATAATTGGTTATCTTACGATTAAATAAACGAATAAATTAAAACAAATAATAAAAACTAATGACTAAAGAAAATAGGAATTTATAGAAATACAAAATTGATGATAAAAAATAAGAAATGATGAAAATTTAAGTCAGTGTAAAAATGGATTAGCTTACGGGCTTGGGCCAAAGTTGGGTAATTTGGTGGTTCAAACCGGCCCGGTTTTCACAAAAAAATCCCGATTTTTTTTGAAAAATTATAGATATAGTCTTAATTATCTGTTATCCTTGACATAGCCTCGAAGGGGGCAGGGGGATAACCCCCGGGGGGTGGTCCTCCCGAAACATAATCGAACATTGAAAAACAATATCCAACATTATCACGTTTCGTTATGCGATGTTTACCGCCTCCCATGGGGGTTAATACCATGAAATGATATGGTTAGAGTAAAGTGAATAATAAGTAGATATTAATATTAAATCTAGTCCATAGGACTAAAGGCCTCCTTCCTCTTTTTGAGTCCCCGATTTATAATCGGGGATTGAAAAAGGGGATACCCCCCAAATTTATTAAAAGGAGGCCACGATTATGGCAAGCAACAAAAAGCAGGAAAAGCAGGGTGTAAGTATCAATATTATCAAATTTGATAAGCGGTATAATGTTACCGTTGATACAATTCAGTGTCCAGTTCCTAAACCTGTATTGAATGATGGTTATTTCTATATGATGGTACAGTATCATAGCTATCATATTGATGCCGAAAAAATCATCATCAAACGTAATGGATTGCAGAAATCCATTGATAAACTGGTATCACAAGAAGAACCACTCACCGATGCACAAGAGGCGGAATTAGTAGCTTTACAGAATGAAATTCTTCTAGCAGATAATGCAGTAGAAATCATTACTCAAGCAGTAAAGATTAAAGTTGCTGATTTAGTGTCTAGTTTTCCGGAAATCCATAGCTTTGCAGAGATTGACAATTTTGCCTTCGCCGTTGCTATTTTCCTTCGCAACGTCAAAACCTATGGTTTTGACAGTGACAATAACCCTCGAAAAGTTGTGTTTTCCTATGAAAACGCAATGACGGTTAATGACTTTGCTGAATATGTCAAAATGATGTATTCCAATGCAGGGACAAAAGAGTTCAAGTCTAATGCAGAATCCAAAATCAAAGATTTCTGCAAGCGTGCTTTTGGAACGCATGGAGGCGAAAATAGTCCCTATAAAGAGTTTGGTTATGGAAAGTTAACATGGGACTATGTGAAAAAGAACATAGTTCCTAGATGTAAGAAAAAACTTTCCTTCGATACCAAAAATGGGAAGGGCATCAATGATAGCTTTATTTCACCGGAGGAAATGATTAGTCAATTATTCTTTACTTGTATGCTTCTTTCCGGTATGAATGCTATTGACAATAGTAAGAATAAAACCATTGCTATTGTAAAGGCACCGGAAAATACAGGCTTTTCCCTTCCTGTAAAGAAGCAGGAACCGGAAGGCGGACTTGAACCGGACACTGAAAAGTAATAAGAGGAAGGAAAAAAGAGAACCGGAGTTTTCCGGTTCTCTTTTTTGTATAAAAATAAGTACTAAAATTCATTATTTTAGTACTTATTTTTATACAAAAAAAATAAGGAGGCCATGATACAATGATTATGATGAAAATAGCCAAAAACTTTGGTGTTTCCATTGATTGTATTTTTGGAAAACGTATGATTCCCAAAAATGCGGTATATGGGCGTATTAACCCATATACATATTTCTACTGTGAGGATTTTTCGCAATTTACAGAAAAACGCCCAGACAGAGAACAGGATAACCATCAAAACGTGGTAATTGAATCTAGTATTTGGAAGACTTCCCAAAAATCCGCTAAAGATTTTCGGGAAGAAATGCGGAAACAACACTATTTCTGCGTCTATGTATTAGACGTGAAAAAAGATGGTGATTGGCATTATTGTACAATTTCCCGTAATGGGAAAATGGGGAAGGAACTATTAGATTTTGTATCAAAAAATTATCTGTTTGATACAAAATGTATCTATAATTATTGTCTAAAAGGCGATACATATATTGCCACGAATGGCAAGCATTCCGGCGCTATTCGCAGACATAAAAGCGGTAGTGGAGGCCGACTTCCCGCCACTAATACAATCACAGACTATGATTGTGTTGGATCGGCGCAAATGAGGGCCGGGCATGTGGAAGGATACCCGGCATATATGCCATATGGGGATGGTAAGCAGAGAACAAAAAGAGTGAAGGAGTAAGAGCGGTTTATCCGCTCTTTTTTTATGCCATTTTTAGGAGGTGATATTATGGATTTTTCGTAATCCAAATATAAGAAGGGGGTAATAAATATGACGTATTATTATATTTATTACGAACATCGTGTAAATCCTGCAGCCTTTTTTGAACAACCTGCTTATTTACACGAATGGTTTGACTCTATAGAGTCACGAGATGCACATATTAACAAATTCAATGACGGTTTATTTAATACTGTCATTGAAATAGGGGAGGGGTATTTTAATAAAGGTAGACTAATACCTAATAAGAATACCGCAATAAAATATTCTTAATATCCCTCTGTATTCAGACGGTCTGAATACTAATCTTAAGAATAAGCTATTAACCCGGTCAGGTTTTGACGTTTTTATTATTTGAATAGCTTTATTCTTTTTGCCGTGATACGGTTCGACTCCGTACACGGTATTTGGGTTGCCACAAAAAACGCAAGTAAACCTTCGTTTTTTGTGGCGTAAAAGTCCCGTGAAAAGCAAAGCAAATAAGGCAAACGAAATTATAAATTACAAGGAGAATACAAATGGATAAAAACACTTTTGAAAGAAATTGGAATATTAAAGTGGAAGATCTCCACTTTAAACAGGCAATCTCTGACCAGTACGGTGTAGAAATTCCCGGCACCGAGATTGCGAAAGTAGGACCGTTTGAGGTCTGGAGGGAAAACGGATCTACTTACAGAGTAAGTAAAAACCGTGTTGTATGCCGTTGGCGTACTAACCTTAGTGTTTATCAGGCAAAGGAGGTCTGGGCATAATGGAAACTACTATTTATGTACCTTATGAATCCCGTAAGGAAACTGTTTGTGTGTATTTCATAAACGGAGCGTGTATGAGAATCGTTCCTGCCACTTCTACTTTTGTGATAGCAGAATTATTGATTAATGGAAAAAGTGTAGCGGTCGAAACGTCCGAACATTTCCATGGACAATGGAAACTGGAATATAACGGTGAAAAATACGTTGCTCATGTTTGGTACACAGAAAATGAAGAAGAGGAGGAAGAGATCGTGGAAGAATGGAAGGAAAAGGAAATCATTGTTTCTTACTGGAAGAAGGAAGGTGTGCCGGGATGCAAGGTAACCCGTACACGTTGCATCTCTAATGTTACAGGAGAACAGAAAGATTTCTTTGAATTGGGAGGGTGGCAACCATTCCCGATCAAAGGCAAATTCGAATCAACCTATGGCTATATTGCTAGTTGGCTGATTCGTAACGGCTACAAACAGATAAGGGAGGTGAGATACATTTAACAAATCAAATGTCCGCATGTTCTCAAGGCAACTGAACGTTTGCTCTAAAAAAAGAAACGCTTTTTCCTATTAGCCACGAGAACAGAAACTGTATACAATTTACAGGCTCATGTGTAATTGGTACACCGTAGTGAAACGGATGACGGAATAGCTATGCAGGTTCGAATCCTGATGAGTCATTTCTTGAAAAAAGAAATTACAAGGAGGTAACAAATGGTTTATCTGACTAAAGAAAGCACTTACGAAATAACCCGGGAAGCGGTACTTGACATGTGGGATCTGATGTGGACTGCTTATGGAACGGAAAAGGAAGAAAAAGAGGAAGAAAAGGAGGTAACAAATGGCAAAAGAAGCAACTAACTGGTTTGAGATCTGGTTTCAAGATAAGGAAAGCATGCTTGAAACCATGGTCAGAAACATGACTGCTGATTTGGATGCAGGTTATAACTATTTCGGTAACTGCATTAAACAGCAGAGAAAAACTATTGACGAGTACAGAAATCAGTTTAACCGCCAGATGGATGAATTCAAACTGATGGATGACGCCAAAGTAAACCGTTGGTGTTATTACGACATGAAAAAGAGAGGAGTTATAGCATGACTACAAGAGAACTGAAGCCTGTAGATGGAAGAAAAAGCTTTTACAACAAGGCTATTGTTTGCACTGAAGATGATGGAACAGAAACGCTTTTGAGTTATGGAACGCCTGTTATTAAACGGGACAGAAACGGAAATCTAATTCGTCTGTGGAATGGTTACAGTGTTACTACAATGCGTCATGTTAATGCATTCTGTGGTATCAACAAATCCATCTGGATGAAGATGGAAGTTAAATAAGGAGGCAAATATGACAGTAAAAGAGAGAAATCGTTGCATGAAAACCGCAAGGGAATGCGGTTATGGAAACGGCGTTATTGACGCTATCTTCAAGGCAGAAACAGATGCAGAAGTTTACCGTATTCTGGCAACTGCCAGGGAGAAAAAGGCAAAGGAATATGATGTAACGTATCTGAACCTGTATCACTGGAAACAGGTACGGAAAGCGGTTGCAATGGGTGTTCTGGCGCTCGCAGCTGTCACACTTCCTACTGGTAAAGCGAAAGCAGATATTTACCCGGAGTGCGGAAAAGTGGTTGAAGTGGTCGACATTACGGAAACTAATCCAATGGATCTGGTGACCGTGGAAACATTCAATGGAAACCAGTTTATGTTTGCTGTTGATCAGGGAGATTACGAGATTAATGATGTAATCGCCATGATTATGAGTGACCGAAATACGGAAACGGTCACTGATGATGAAGTAATTACCGCAAAGTATTGCGGATGGATGGAGGAGTGATATGAATATTGTACCAATCTATCAAGGTAAATGGAACGAGACGTATAAAGAGTCTGTCACAAGGCAGACTCTTTTACGTAGCAGAAAATGCTCTGGAAGGAGGGATGGAAACGAGATCCTGTTATATAAGGCAATAGCTAATATTGTAGGAAGTATTGTGTTTGGTACAGGACTGGTATCGGTCTTGTACGTAATGGTTGTTTATTTAGGTTGCTAATCAAGGAAAACAAAAAGGAGGATTTATTATGACTATTAAAGAAAGAATTGCTACTTTTACATCTGCTTATCCTTACACGTCCATGCGTCTTGTCTCCGAAGATAAAGTGGGGATGATCCCTAAAGTAACTACAGATTATCTGGATATGAAGATCGTGTACACGATTAACGTAACTGACTGCGAAGAAGGGAAAAATCTGCCCCACGGAAACAAGATCGTATATGTAACTCCCATGTTACTTGAACAGTGGGGAATCACAGAGGGAATTCTCTATAGAGAAATCACGGCAAAAATGGAAAAGGATAATGATTTGCTTCTCATGAATCTTATGGAGATGATGAATAAATTCATGGGATCTCCTGTATCAACAGATATTAATCCTGACGATCCCATTGTAGTTACCAATTCAGAAGGTGTGTTTGGTGCGGTTAATATTATCCTGCCAGAAGTACAGAAACGGATTTTCCATATTCTGGGGAGTGGATATTTCATTCTTCCATCATCTGTACATGAGGTGATTATTCTTAGGGATGATATTATGCATGTACATGATATGCTGTCGATGGTGAGGGAAATCAATGCAGAGATTGTAGATGAATATGATAAGCTGAGCGATAATATCTATCACTACAATCCTATCACTAATATGATTACTATTTACAATTAAATATATTAAAAGCAAAGGAGAGCAAAATTATGATGAAGTATGCAAAGATTAAAATCGAAAAGGCCCAGGTTAACTCTTGCATGATTTGCGATCTGTACGGGGCGCTGAGAGAAAAGGCAGACGAAACATTCCAGAAAGCAAAGGAACTGTATCCTGATGCAAATTATAAAGATGTCTGGAATGCCATGGAAGGCCATGGTGTAAATGGTTACAAGATTAAATATGCACGTCCCAGAAGGGAAAACGAGGATGACTGGAAAGGTGATGTGATTGAGAACAATGTTGGAGAGATCTGTGAAGAGTGTTTCAACAAACTGGTGAAATGTTATACCAGAATTGATGATGCAGAGGAGATTGCATTCAGTGCGAAGGAAAGTTATAAGAGCGCACCGGGATTCACGGCAGAAGAGTTTGTAATTGAGGGAGATTGATTCTCCCTCTTTTCTTTTGATCTAAGGAAACTACTTTACACTACAATTGAATAAAAAATAATAAGAAATGAGGTCATAATTATGTTAGAGAAACTGAAAAAGAACCTGTTTGTTGTTAACAAAGAGAAAAAGGAAGAAATCGCAACTAAGATTGTTATTAATGAGGGCATCAAGGAAATCGATCCTCTGAGAAAACGTCTGTTTGATATTACCGAGGCAAATAAACAGGTGATTGGAACTAAGACAAATGCATACATCCCTATGGAATGCTTGGAAGTTCCCGATTTTCAAAGGGAAGATACTCTCGATCCTAAAAAGGTACAATGGTTAATTGACCATTGGGATTCTATGATGCAGGAACCGCTGTTAGTATCTGTGCATAAGGAAACTTGCACTTATATTATCTTAAATGGTCTGCACAGATATCTGGCAATGCTTGCTCTGGGATTCACATCTGTTGAGTGTGTCATCGTAGATATTGAAGAAGACAGGGAAAGAAAAGAAATTGAACTGTTCATTGGACAGCAGGACGGTATTGATCGTATGAAACCGCAAGACAAACACAAAGGTCTGGTAAAGCTTGGGGATCCAGCAGCTGTCGCACTTGATAATGCTGTGAATAATACTAAGGGAGTAGATTTCAAGCACAATAAGAGTAGAGGGAAAGGGAAAGCCGGTGAACTGACCAACTATGATAAAGCATATTTTGTAGCTAAAAATGGAATGATTCAGGATGTATTGGATGTTTTAGTTGCAGCAAAATGGAACGAAACGTCTGGTGGTTTGGGTGGTCGTGCTTTAATGATGGTATATGATGTACTGTCTACATATAATACACCAGAAGTGAAAGCAGAAATTGCAAAAGTTCTGGTAAAATATAAGCCCAACAAGTTCTATGGATATGCTCGTTTTGCTTATCATCTTAGAACAGAAAGCGTTGCATATGATCTGTATCTTGAAGACTGGATCTGTTACAAACTGGGAATCAAACGTTTGATTGATGATGATAACAGAATTGTAGATCCTATAAAGATAGAAGAAGAATATAATAGAACTCATAAAAAGACCGCATAACTAAAGAAATTAAAAACTATATACAATCAAGAGAACGTGTGTTATACTGCAAAGCAAACACACGTTCTCTTTTATGGGTGATATACATGATTACTTGTCAAATGACAAGTGATGATTTGTGTTACTCATAGGCAAAGCAAACTAGAATGTACAGATTGTACAAACAAATTAAGGAGTGAATATTATGAAAAAAGTAGCGAAATGTTTTATCAAAAAATTCGGAGTAAATAGTTATGCGGAAGTAAGAAAAATGGCAGATACTTACTGCGTACAGACAATCGAAGATAATGAAATCTTAGCTATAGGAAAGGAATTAAAGGGATACGTTGGAGATATTATTACCACAATGTATACAGGCGAGAAATTTGGAACTGGTGATTTCGTACTTATGTCTGATAGACACGGTATGATTTGTAAATTTAAATAAACAAAATAAATTAAACCACAGGAGGTAAACATTATGGCAGCAACTATCACGATTGACAACAAACTGGGACTTACCACGAAAGAAAGACTGGCAATGGATCACCACGTTTACTATCAGATGATCATCAATTATCTGGGATATGACAAGGTAAAAGAGTGTGTACCGTTCGATCTGGAAACGCTTATCAAGGCGTATAAGGAAGACGATGCATTCAATAATCTGAAACTGAATACATGGGATTATGCAGGTGGATTCAGTGTATTTCAGACTAGATACGAAGAGAAAGTGATTCCTACGCATTCTAGACTGAGAAGTCTGCTGAAGGACAGCGGTATTAACTGCTACAGCTGTTCTGAAGGTGTATGTATTCTGAAAGAATGCGCAAGAATGATGGTTGAGGAGGCTACGAGATGAATAGAAAAGAAAATATGGAAAAGATTATGAAATATCTGTTGGACCAGATCCTTTTTGAGAAGCAGATGTTAAGAGATTCCAAACATAAAATGGAAGATGCGATTGAAGACAAAGAAGACGAGGTACATATTAACTTCTACAAAAGGTGTGTAGAAAAAAGAGAAAATAATCTTACTAACCTGAGAGAAATGTTGCAGTTTATGCAGGAACTGCACTATGAGGAGGCTACGAAATGAGAATCACAAAATATGATACCAGATTGAACGAAGACAAACTTCCTATGCTTGTCAAAGAAGATTCGTTCAACTACGGAAAGCGAAAGATACAAGTCACTAATCCCAATGATATATACTGGTTCTTTCAGGATGTGGAGAATGCAGAATATTTAGATAGAGAATTTGTATTTCTCATCTGTATAGATGTGAAATACAAAATTCTGGGGTATTTCAAGGTAAGTGAAGGGACGATTAATACTTCTCTGGTATCTCCTAGGGAAATATTTATTAAGGCTCTGGCAGTAGGTGCAACAAGTATTATTCTTGTACATAATCATCCTACTGGAGATCCTACTCCTTCAAATGAGGATATAAATATAACAAAACAAATTAAAAATGCAGGAGAAATTTTGCGGGTGGATTTATTAGATCATATTATTCTGGGCGAAAGAAAATATTATTCATTCAATGAATGGGGGCTTTTATAATGGCATACGCAGTACCTAAACCGAATGGTAACGGAGATTATTTTACCGTAGAAAAAGCAAGTGATGGTTATTATCACATTTACAGATTCGATGCAAACGCAAAAGCAAGTTACGAAGCATTGATTGGTGAGTTATGGGACAAGGTAAAGTTCGCTGATTTTGACAAGGCAGTTCAATTTTTGGAAAAACATCTGGAAGAGGTGCATTGAATGAAAGACGAAAGGAGGTATGAAATCTGGATGCGAAATTATCCGCAGCCTGATGTGAACATTAGTGAAGAATGGGAAATTCCACCTTGTAAATCATTGAAAAAAGCAAAGGAATTATGTGAAGAATTGGAAGCAAATTATGCTGACGAGGGTTGGAAGGGTCACAGATTGTACAAGGCAAAGTTCTATGCAGAGGAGGTTCAGTAATGTACTATAGAGTAAAAAATATTTCAGTAAAAGGAAATAAATTGTTTGTGACAGCAGCAGCAAATAATGTTCGGCCTATCACATATTCTAAAGAAGAATATGACGCAAAGGAAGAAGATCTTCGAGAGAAGGTAAGATCGTTTGCAATCAGTGCTTTGGAAGGGAATTTCCAAGCAACTGGAAGATGCAACAAAGAGTCTTTCTGGGAATATGCAGAAACGATTAAGGTTAAGTACCAACTTTTAGAATCCAATTTTAGTTGTGACAGATGGTATGATTTGAATAGAGAATCGGAACTAGAGGAACTAATTGCAGATCTTGTTCTTGTTCCGCTATTCTTCGATGAACCTGTTGACTTTGATGAAGCTAAACGAATCTTGACTAACTTTGATCGGGATTCGAAATTCATGTATGAAGTAATGGAAAAACGATTTAAAGAAGAAGGAAAGATAATTGTTACATCTGCATGGAGATGTGACATTATTCCCGGTACTGATGTAGTGTATACCAAAGATAACAAATGGTATCTTTGTAAGGCAGACCATTATAACAATCATGGAATATTGGATAATGCAGATAATTCTGCGATTGAATTGGATGATAATAATTACGAATTAAGAAGAGTCTTACTTGGATACGATATAAGTAAGGAAACCTTTGATGAAATTAATAAATTAAAAGGAATGATGGAAGAACATAAATATCTATAGGAGATTTAAAAATGAGTGATAATGAATTTCCAATCACGTTTGATTACATGGGCGAAGAAAAGAAAGTGTATTCTACGCTTACCGCAAAGGAACTGAAAGAAATCCGTACATCTAAAAAGTTGACGAAAGCAAACATTGAAAGTCTGGCAAAAGATATTAAGTTATGGGCCAGAAAGAACAGAGATGTTGGCAGTGATTTCTCTCTGCTTTACAACGGAAAACATGAATACAATGAGTATAAGCGTGTACAGAAACCGTGTGGAAAGTATGAATGGAAAACAATTCACAGAGTGGATAAGAACCAGGATCCGCATAAGTGGTCTGAATGGTTCAGTGAAAATTTTATTCTGGGATTTACCGTGGATGGTAAAATGTACAGAATGCTGAATTATGGTGATCATCATTTAGCAAAAGCAAAATTAGAAGTGTTGTTAAATATGTACAATTTGTATCTGAAATGTTGCGAGTTCTGTTATTGGGAAGTAGCACCGTTAGAAGATATGGAGATTGAATATACCGTCTGGAAGAAAGAGAAAATAGTAAAGAATGTTGAGAGATATTGGTTGTGAAAATATTCATATGAACTATGGACGATTAGATTAATTAAAAGAACAGGAGGTAATAAAATGACACTCGAGGAAATGTTGGAAGTTGTAAATGATAGCACGATGATGGAGATTGTGGATGCAGATACTGGAGAGTTATATTTACATGGCGATGCTTATGAACTGAAAAGCAATGCAATGCCTGGATTTGATGAGGCAGAGGTGATGGATGTAAATTGTTACGGAAATCGCCTTACAATCTGCATTGATATGGATAACGATGATTGGGACAGTGATTTGGAGGAAGATTTATTTAATGATCCAGATACTGTCGATGGATGGATTCAGCAGGATGTGATTGATATGTATAGGAGGGAAAGATAATGTACAGAATTCATATTGAATTCGCCAACGGAAGTAATTCCTATTATAGTTTTGCAATGCCCAAAAAAGAGTATGACAAAGAGTTAAAAAAATGGAAGAAAAACTATAATCTAGAACTGAAATGGACATCAGCTTTAGGTACGTATAGTTATTATGCGACAGAAAAGGAGGGCGTTACATGTTAATGAGTGGTGACTTAAGAAGGGATTTTGAAATTCTGTACACACTTGAAAAAGAACATAAAGAGATGGGAAGATCTGATCAGGAAATTGCAATGCGAAGAATTGTCAAACAGTTAAAGGAAGGAATCCGAAATACTCTTCATGAGAGAGAAAGATATGATAGAGAATATCCTTACAAATGGAAAGCATACAAGGATTATTATGACAGTAGATACTGCAAGATTGTGTATGATGAGGTATTTACCGAAGAGGAAGTTAAAGAATATATAGAAGAGGAATGGCAGCATTGGTACAATCCATGGGATGATGGAAGGGATTGTACTGGTGTATGGTTTACAAGTGGAATTCATGTATTCCCTATTCCTGCGATAGGTAAAACAATTGTATATCATATGCAGGATTGTGATGTGTAAAGCGAAAGGAGAAAAAATGGAACTGAATAATTATAGAGATAGTATTGAATTCATTGGAACGCTTATTGATACCGTAGATACCTACATCTTGAATCATGATACAGATGATGGAGTAACAGAAGAAGGTTACGATCATCTGGCAGCGGAACTGATTTCAACTCTGGAACAGTGGAATATTAATTTAAATAGCAGTCACAAAAAGGAAATCGCTTATAGATTGTGGCATGAGTTTGGCGATGTTCCCATGAATCTTGATACAGAATGTATTGAAGAAGAATGGCATGGATTCCCTGTAGGAACACATAGGGAAGATATTTGGGAATGGTTTGAAAATACTCTTGGTGTAAGTGTTGGTGCTGATTTAATGTACAATTAAAGAAGCAAAAAAATATAGAACAAGGAGGTAGCCTATGTATTACTACTACAGATATATCATCATTGATGGAACTGGTGCAGAGATATCCAGGGACTACGCAAAACGAAAGGACGCTGAGTTTGATTTACCGCAGTATGCAAAGTATTTCGGTGGGTGCAAGATCAAGAAAAGAAGATATTGCTATTACTAATACAATTGAATAAGCAAAACAAAATAAATTAAAATGGAGGACATAATAATGACGAAGAAGGTAGAATTCACCATGGAAAAGGCAACTAAGAATACCATTAAGTTCACGGAAGTTCTGGAAAATGAACTGGCAGCACCCATTGTTGGTACTATCTATGTGCCGAAGATGACGCTTGGTATGATGGGATGGAATAGTGATAAGAAGTTGATCGTTACTTTGGAAGTAGAAAAGTAAATCATTGTCCACATATACGGACAGTGAATATAGTATAACATGTATAAAAAGAACGCATGTTCGATTTTGCGGTTGATTTTCACTGCTGTTTGTGATATAACAAGAGTAAGCAGTAGAATGTATGTTCAATTCAAGGAGGACATATGAAAGGAATCAGTATTGTAAATAGCTTACAGGAAAAAGGGAAAATTATTCTTCTTAAGGATGGTGATGCAAAAGAAGCGATGAAAGAAGAATATCGAAAGGCAATTCATAGTACTCCAAATTGGAGTAAAAATAATAGTTACTTAGATCCTTATGGAATTTTTGCACAGGTAGCTGATGGAAGTATGACAAACGTTACAGAACTTAGACTTTGTGATGTGTGTTAAGGCAAAAGAGAATACTAAGAAGAGATAAGGAGTTAACCAAAAGGTTGACTCCTTTTTTAATTACAACTAAATAAAAACAAAATTATAGAGAGGTGCTTATCATGACAAAGAAAAAACAGAAAAACTACAAACTGACCAACGGTGTTGTTTACGATCTGCATATTACTGGTAACACTCATATTCATGTATCTAAAGGGAATGAGAAATTGGGTGAAGGTGTTTATAATATCAGTCTTCTTCCCGGTGACGCACCACTGAAAAGAAAGGATGGATTGCAGTTAACGAATATTGCAGGAACTTGTGGTGGCTGCTGTGAAGGATGCAAGAAAGCCTGCTATGCAATCAAATCTGCAAAGGTACATCATAATAAAGTTATCCCTGCATGGGGTGAGAATACCATGCTTGCAAGAGAAGATATGAAAACGTTCTTTGCAGAACTGCAGACGTTTCTTGATAGAACAGAAGTAAGTACCATGAGAATCCATGTTGGCGGTGAGTTTTTCTCATTTGAATACATGGCTGCTATGGTACAGTTTGCACAGAGAAACGAAGAGGTACAGTTCTACTTCTACACCAAACGGTTTGAATGGTTGGAAGCAACGGAAGATGTTTTCGGTGGAGAACTTCCTAAGAATGTTCATCCGCTTGTTTCGATTTGGCATAAGAACTATAGCAATCCCAGGGGATTTGCGGAGTTCATTTATGATGACGGAACAGAACCTGAACTGAAACATGTTCATCATTGTCCTGCAGTGGATAAGAACGGACATGAAACTGGTGTAACTTGTGCAAAATGCAGAAGATGCCGTAATGCCAAGAAGGGAGATAAGATTGCGGTATATGCACATTGATAAATAAATAAATTAAAAGTTAGTACATATTGTAGCATTGAAAATCACAAAGAAAAGGAGTATATTTATGATGAATAAAGAAATTAAAAAGAACGGTAACGAGTGGATGACAGCTTACAAACTGATGCGGTTGGGTAAAGATGGAGGTGTGTATCCACTCTTTATTAATAAGAAGGAAGAGACACAGTTTGGTGTGCCACTCAAGGCAGAGTGTTTTCCGACAAAGGGTTTCGCTATACGGACTGGATGGCACTGTTGCTTTAAGCCAATTGCTCCTCATCTTAAAGAGGAACTTGCATCTGGAGAGAAGAGAGTGTGGGTGGAAGTAAAGGTAAAGGACTGGGAAAGTTATAATCGCCCTGAAAGTCAGGGTGGTGCATGGATACTGGCACAGATGATGGAAGCTGTCAGATGTTTGACGAGTGATGAAGTGAAAGCAATTAGAAAGGAAGTGATGGCATGAGTATGGAATTAACTCGTGAACAGGCAATCAACACATTATTGAGCAATCTGGTGTTTGATGAATCCAGTATTCAGGAAAATTCACATGCAAGCGAATTTTATATCAAACATCTGATGAATGGATATCATGTATTTGATATTGATCGTGCAGCATGGTTAAATACATTACTTCAGTATGATGTAGATATAGAGAAAGCATTAAAGATTGATGATTATCTCTTTAATATGACAGATGAAGTTGACATAATGGATTTGACCATCAAAGATAAAGAACTTGTCGAAAAGGCAAATGAAGAGTTAAATCTTGGATTGAATTTCAGTAAGTGGTTAACCGAAGAAGTACCTGTATACCAGTACTTTAATGAGAAAGGAGAGCGGATAGCATGACCAATGACGTCACCTATAAATTTATCACAGTTAAAGAACTGGTAGATTATTTATTTGCGCATCCTGAAAAGGAAGTCGGTTTTACCAGTGACGATCCATCTAACAAAGATGATGATTTGTTTATGCCTAGTGGATGGTACGGAATTAAGTACACCAAAGCATTTGATGGTAATACATTCTTATGTGGATATTACGGGGAAGGAGTTGATATGGTACTTAAAGTAGATCCAAATGATTATGATGGGATTTACAAAGAATTAAACTTTTATTGGTTTACTGAATTCTTGGGTGGAAGAGAAAAGGATAAGATATATATTGATGCTGATACACTGCTTTGTGTTGACGCAGGAGATCTGAAATAATTAATTGATGAATTATAACTGAATAAATTACAATATTATGTATTCAATATAGAAAAGGAGATAAGATTATGGCAGCGAATGTAGAATGGATGTTTAGTGGAAATAATACCCCGGTGTGGCATGGAATCGGGACGATAATTTCTGGGACTCTTTCCAGTAATGAAGCTATTCAGGCAGCAGGACTTGATTGGATTGTAAAGCCTATGCCTATTTATGATCATCTTGGAAGAGAAATCTCTGGCTTTAAGGTAAACACTCGTATGTCTGATAATAAACTTCTGGGAGTAGTTACTGATAAATATAGAGTAGTACAGAATGCAGAAGCATTCGCATTCACTGACGCACTTCTTGGCGCAGGTGTACAGTATGAAACGGCAGGTTCTCTAGCAAATGGTAAGCGTGTATGGATGCTTGCCAGAATGGAAAACACTATGCTTGCTGAAGAAAATATTGATCCTTATCTGGTATTTACAAATGCACATGATGGTAAAGGTGCAGTGAGAGTTGCAATTACGCCTGTTCGTGTGGTGTGTCAGAATACTCTTAACCTGGCACTTCGTGATGCTTCTCGTCATTGGTCCTGCGTACACAAGGGAGATATCCAAAGTAAACTGGATGAAGCCAGATACACCCTTGCAAGTGCTGAGAGATACATGAAAGCACTGGAAGAGGAATTCGGTGAACTGAAATTGAAAACACTCTCTGATAATAAAGTAGAACAGATGACAGATAAGCTGTTAGAACTGGAATTCAATGATATCTACAACAAGGCAATTAAGAAGGGAAGTTCGGCAGTCATTCAGTTAAAGGAAGAACTGAAGAGACAGAAATACGAAGATAAGTTGAATAAAAAACGTGCTGAGATCCTTACTATCTATCATGAAAAACCTGATCTGGTAGGTACAGAAAAGAGTGCATTCCGTTTTGTAAATGCAGTAAGCGATTATGCTACTCATACTACGGATCATAAACAGACTAAAAACTATCAGGAAAATCTGTTTATGAAAACGATTGATGGTAATAACCTGATTGATACTGCTTATACACTTGCACTTGCTGTTTAATGAAAGGAAGAAGAGATATGAAAAAAGAACTCAAAGAAATGTTAAAAAACGAATATGTTTTGGATTATGGTTTTCTTCGTGAGGGGAAAAGATCAAAAAATGGAAAGAAAGTAAGAATTTCTGGAATTCATTGGGTAGAAGTAGATGGAATAAATATTTGTGATTTACCTGATGAAAGGCTTGATGAAGCATTACATGCAAAAAGAAACATTAATCTTAGCGCAATGTATAATTGGGCAAAACTTGAATTAAATGCGGAGGAACAGAAACAGATTGCAAAAATTCTGTACAAAGCATTAGAAAGAAAACCAAATCTTAAAGAATATAGTAGGATCGAAGATGAAGAATATAATATTCTGTGGAAAGACTAATGCTTAAATATATACCGACCCAGAGCGGTATATCTCTGGGAATTCTCTTTAAGAAAGGAAAAGTATAGATGATTACTATAAAAAATAGAGAAGTTAAATCATATTATTTATCCAAAAATACCATGAGTTTTAAAGTGTGGATGCTTTTTGACAATATTCTTAATTATGTTGAAACAATTCCTATTCCTATAACAGAAAGACGAGCCATATTACATAAATTATTAAATAATGTTCCTGGTTTAAGTTATGAAGAAATTGACGAGATGGAATTTAATTAAAAACTATTTTAGAAGAAAGGAAGTCGTTATTATGATGTTTAATTTAAAACAAGTGAAAGAATTTGCTGAAAAGAATTTCTGCGATAATTCTCCCCGTCAGTTGTATGTAGATGATAAGGAATTCGCTGTTACTAATCCCTGGATAGATCGTAGTGGAAGATTTGAATTAACAGATGAAGAAGCTGTAAGAGAATGGGGATTGGAACTGATTATAACATTTTGTCTTAGAGCAGATCAAAGAATGATGATCGAAAGAAAATTAAATAGATAAAGTAATAAGAAAGGAAGAATGTAGATGAGATTATATGATGGAAAGAAAGTAGTAAATATTGAAATGTGCGTATGGAATGGAAATGGTTATGATCCTGACTGGAGTGAAGATTTCTTTGAAGCAGGATGCTTAGTATATAATGAGATGGTAAATGTCTATTATGTATTTGATGTAGATTATTGTATTGATGCAGCCAATGAATGGGCTGATGAAGATGAAAATAATTATGTATTCGTTGAGGAGGAGGAAGAACTGTGAGCATCATGATTGATCGAATGGAAAAGAAGTATGGAATTGTAATTCGAGATGATAGTTTTTGGAGTCCATTAAAAAGAAAGTATATTAAATGTTATAGGATCTATACTGCAGACGGTTGTCCTTGGGAGAATGGATTAACTTATAGAGGGCTTCAAATGGAATGTAAAAATTATGGTGATACATTTAAAGAAATTAAAAGAAAGGTGGAAGGAAAATGACAATCAAAGAACTGACAAGAAATATGTGGTATGCTCAAAATATTAAGGTTTTAAGAGAAAAAGATGGAGTAATATTTTATGATTTCAACTGGCGATTACGTAGTGAATCATGTAAATATCTCTTAAATAAAGAAGTATTAAATTTCGGCGCTGATAATAGTGACATTGTTATTAAAATAAATAATTAAATAAAATAGGGGAATATATTAATAAATTATAAGGTGGTGTATAAAATGACTTTAGTATGTATTTATGCAGATACTGCACAGGGTTTATTTACGGAAGAGGAATGCGAACTTGATAATCTGGTATATGTGTGGTTTCCAAGTGAAATCGTAAGAGCATTTTACGAAGAGATGGTTGATCACAACGGTACATTCGAAGAATGGTATAACGAAGAATATACCGCTGATGATACCTGTGAATTATATGACTACGCAAAGCGAAATGGATTTTATGCCAGTCGTGATGGAAGTCAGTCAATGCTTAGAAGATATTAAGGAGAATATGTATGGAATTTTATTGGGATCTGACAGAAGAGAATTTTAATTCTTTACAAAAGAATTTTGTTCAGAATTTTATTGGTTGTGTAAGAGTTGGTGATATATGTTTTGATATTGTAGAAAGGAGTCCTAGTGATTGGGAAAAAGATGGATGCTTCTTAACGGCTGACTTGTATGTTGGTGGTGCTGATAGTGGATATGGTTATTCAAGTATAGATGATTGGTATCCATATGACGAACGAGATGGTTATTGTTTTGATAAAAAAGTATATTCCATGACATATGAAGAGTTCAAAGAATATGCAGAGAAAACATTAAGTGAATTTATTGATTACTGTAATGATGAAGAAGTAAAAGCGAAAGCAAAAATGCCGTTGCATATTTGGTGAAGAAATAAATTATAATAAGGAGATATACATGATTACAATTAAAGCTACAAACATTATGACCAAAACCACTTTTGTTGATGTACTGCCACTGAATAATCCCATGCATGCTGTGAAATATATGAAGCAGCAGATAGCGAAAGTAAAACGGAATGAAGATAATGATAATTGGAATGAGAAATTTTGGAGGATGTGGGTGAAATGAAGTGAGTAATAATAATAGAATGTTTCAACTTCATGCATTTAGTAACTCTCTATTCGGGGATTGCCTGGATGGAATTGATTTGGGCGTGAGACTTGATCTGTATGATTGGAAGGTAGATTACTGTTATATTGAAAAAGTTGAATTGGAAGGAAAGTAAAACTATGGATTATGTTTATCATTCTAGATCACCGACTATATGTTAAATTCAAGGGTTTGACACTAAGGTAAACAACAATTATAATAAAAAAGAAAGAGGGTTGATGCAAATGAAACGCAAGAATCTCTATAAGATTTCAAGGTTCGTAGGAATTGATTGTGGCACGATCATCCCGCTGCCCAGAGTAAGTAGACAGAGGGAAAAGGGACATATTAAGGATATCTGGTGTCCAATGTGCGGTAAAACTCATGGGTTTAGAGAGTACAAACAGAATGAGTTTTACATGAATATGTATGGAGAGGTTGTGAGTTGATGATTGGAATTATATTCTTTTGTTTTATGATTGCTGCTGTGTTAGCTGAAAAAACAAGAATATATATATATAATAAAGAAGCAAGGGAAAAAGCGATAAAAAAAGGAAAAAATTTTTATTATAATAATAATGGAGCAAAGCAGTCAGTTTATGATAACAGATTATTATTTGAAACAAACTGGGGTTGCGGAAAAGTATATGTAGACGCAAATGATATGTCAAAAATTATATATGACGAAGGAATAGATTTTTTAAAAAAGTTTAACGATGAACCATATATGAAAGAAGCAAAAGGAGAATATGGTTTTATTTATCGAACGATCGGAAGTAGTAATGTAATAGGTAAACGAGAATTGTTTTATTTTGACAAAGAAACACATAAACCATACTTATTGTTTTTAATTTCAAAAGGGAGTAATGACATTAATGACTGGGTTTATTGTATGTCATATTTTAAAAACGATGTAGTTCCAAATAATATAAACATACAAAGTAATAAAAAACGAATATATGATTATTCGATTAAATGGTGCAATTTTGATACTTCGTCTTTTAGAATCCTTACTAAAAGTGAAATAAAGTATTATGATTTAGATAAGGCGTATGCAAATTTTTCTGATTATGAATAAAAGGAGATTGTATAATGAATGGGCGTGAAGAATATCAAAGACATTTACAAAATAAAAACGAGACTTTTGTGTTGAAACATCCACAATTGAGATATTTTAGAAATTATATTAGTGATATGAGTGAAGCAAGCATATATAATTATTTGTTATGTGTTAATCAGTTTAACGATTATATAGAGAAACCAGTAAGATTATTGAACGCTAATGATTTTTATGATTATATGTCTCATGTAAAAAATAAAAATAATGGCGAAATTAGGAATAATAGTAATATTCTAAACATTTATCATGCATTAAAGCGGTATGGAGATTATTTAGAAAATAGTGGTATTTTAAAAGACAATCCTATGAAAAAGGTAAAAAGACCGAAAGCAAAAGAAAGCCAAAAAACAATAGATAAAAGAAACAATGGATATTTGACAGATCAAGAAATTTCTATTGTAATTAATAATATTTCTCAGGCAATTAACAACGACTCTCTGAAAGAGAAAACTGAAGCAATTCGTGATAAGGCAATAATTTATATTTTTCTTTCTACAGGTATTAGGTGTTCGGCTTTATGTAATTTAGACTTAAATAATTATAACGCTAATGAAAATACTTTATTAGTTACTGATAAAGGAGATAAAACAAAATATTATTCCTTAAATATGGCCACCTCTAAGGCAATAATGGAATGGATTCAGTACAGAAGTAATTTTATAAGAGATCATAATTTATTAAAAGATGCTCCTTTATTTCTTAGTGAAGGTGGAATAAGAATTACTGGTACAATTGTTACTACTATAGTAAAAAAATACACAGCAAACATCGAGGGAAAACATATTACTCCTCACAAACTTCGTGCTACCTACGGCACACAGCTTTACGAGGCAACAAAGGATATTTACTTTGTACAGAAAGCAATGGGACACAGTTCGCCTACTACTACTGAAAGATATATCAGAGGTCAACATGATACTACAAAGAAAGCCTCAGACATTATGGAGAATCTTCTCTAATCTACAAAGAAGGGAGACTATTATGGTACAGTCTAATATTGATAACTATAATATTCGTTTTATCTATGGCGATGAAGAAACAAAAGAAGTCTTCTTTTATGATAATGATAAAAATATACTTCCTACTGAATGGAAGTATCCATGTAAAATGTATGGTTATGTAGATTCTTGTCATCCACATTCATTTCATGAATGCAAACATTCTAAACTCTGGGAAGATGTAACTGGAATAGTAGATAAATTACAGGAAGAGGACAATCTGTCAGAAGACAAACGATATATTGTTTGCTATTATGAAGTAGATGAAAATTACGATCTGTTTCAGAAAGTAGATTGGAATATTACTAAACAGGAAATTATTAACAATGTACTGGCACAGAAATATTTCGAAGGTGCTGATTATTATTTAATGGAGGAATTAATGGATGCAGAGTAGAAGCGAAATAATAAATGAAATTAGAAATACATTGGAAGCAGCGAAAATTTTTGTTAATGAAATCTATTTTTATGATGTTGACTTACCCATTGTTGTTATAAAATTATATTCAGGATGGGGTGGAAATTACACGAAAATAATTGATATTCTGGAAAAAGCAGGTTATTTACATATTAAAGAAAACATTTACCGTAACGAAGTAGGAGTAGTACATCTTCATTACTTTATGTTACCAAAGAATAAAATAATTAAAACAAAAGAATATACAATATAATCAATGTATACACATTAATATTAATACTCTTATATATATTAATGTGGGTCATATAGGTGTAAACTAAATTATATTAACTCTATACTTTAGAATATTAAGTGATACATGTCTATGACATTATATAACAAAGGAGATACTTATGATTAGAAAAGCAAATATTAGTTGGAGAGCAAAACAGATTACTAAGATGGTAGATAATGGTACTATTGTTTCGGATCATATTGTCCAGAGATCTTTGGTCTGGGATAAAAACCGTAAATCTTTGTTGATTCATAGTATGTTAGTTGGTTACCCTATGGGACCTGTGTATGCAGCGAAAGATGAAAATAGGTATGATTTATTAGATGGTAAACAGAGAATTAATACTATTGTTTCTTTCAGGAAGGGAGAATTTAAGTTATCTGATAATCTTCCTGCCATTGATGTGGAAATGGATTATGGTATGGATACTGTGGATATCAGTGGTATGACTTATGATGAATTACCTGAAGCAGCAAAGGATTTGTTTGATGATTATTCTGTTACAGTATATTATTTTGATGAATTGACAGATGAAGAAATCAATGAGATGTTCTTTCGTTTGAATAATAATGTACCGTTAAGTGCTATTGAACTTACCAGAGTAAGAACAAAGAGTATTGAGACAGTACGGAAACTTGCACAGCATGAATTGTTTACATCTGCTTTGACCAAAGCAGCTATGGCAAAGTATGCAAATGAAGATATTGTCATGAAGTCATTTGTATTACTTAGAGATAGGGAAAGTGATATTAGTACTAAGACTGTTCGTAGTATTATGGAAGTAGAAAATATTACAGAGGATGATATTCAGCGTCTTACAGATGTATTTGATATAATTTATGATGCGTATGGCGAAGAAGAGCATAAACGTACTAAGAAAAAAATTGTAACCAGAATTCATCTTATTAGTTTAGTACCTGTAATTGACAAGTGTCTTGAAGATGGCTTCGTTGAGCGGGATCAGATTTTGGATTGGATTCATGAATTCTTTAGTCCTATGAAAGAAGCTAGTATATCTGAAGTATATAATAGTTATGTTGGTTCTGGATCTGCCAGAAAAGAAGCTGTTATGAAACGGTATGAAAGTATGATGACAAGTTTGGAAGAATATGTAAAAGAGAATTAATTAAATTTGTTACTGTTGTTGTATCAACCGCCCCGGAGGTTACGAGGGCAGGAAGGAAGAATATGCAAGTGTTGACCGGGACTAAAAGAGAAATAACGATCACGCTATGGGATGAACAGATAGCCAAAGCGAAAAAACGGCTTGCAGATAGCAAGAAATGTTTTGAACTATACGGCGATAATAAGGATTGGATTACAGAGGACGAAAAGAACCTTGCTGAACTCGAACAGCACAAAAGAGAAGCGATTGCGTATATGGATGAACACGGAATTATGTAAGGTCAACCCGCCCCGGAAGTGATTGAAGCCCGGATCGCATGGGTAAATGAGTATATAACATAAGAGATAATTGATTTAATGTTTTAATAGGTAAATAGCATTGTAGATAAGGAGATTAGTATGAATAATATTAGACGTAAGAAAATTCGTTTGGTTATGCAGGAACTTGAAAAGCTTATGGAAGAGATCAATGAAATTCATGATGAAGAGCAAGATTCATTTGATAATTTATCAGAGGGCTTGCAGATGAGTACGATGGGAGAACGAATGGAAGAATGTATAGATAATTTAGATGAAGCATTAGATTTAATGGATGAACTTCATGATAAATTAGAAGATGTTTCGCTTTAGTCCTTGACAAGACGATAAATTGAAGATAAAATAATAGAAAAGGAGGTAAGCATTATGTTATATGAGAGAACGCAATTGGAACTGGCATTAAACAAGATCATTAAAAAGAAAACGTATAATACGGATTTACTAAATGAAATGACCTTTTATCTGGAAGATAAGTATGAAATGCCCCTTTTGGATTCTCTGGCTTACTTCCATGGTGAACAGGATTTAGCTACTGCAAATCAACATGTATTGTTTTGTTTAGCAGATGGGATGGATCATTGCCTTAACATGCATCTTGTTGATCAATATTTTACCGATGCTGAAAAAGAAGTTGGTTATAGTTATAAGTTTGATACAGGGAAACTAAAATTACCATTAAGATTTAAAATGATTCAGGTCAGTGAAGATTCTTGGATAGGCAGTATAGATACCAACACTCTTATACAATTACAAGATAGCGATTTTATTAATTATAATGCCAGTACACAAAGAGTATTAAGCATTACGTTTGTATCAAAAGAAAGAAAAATTGTTCGTCCTTACATTAATCAGAAAACAGTCAAAACAATTCAAGAAGAATTACATAATAGAAGCTTTATATCCAATACGATTACATTAAATATACCGCTAGGATCTGGTAAGTTCTATTATGATAACAAGAAGAATGAATTGGTTATTACTGAATTAAGCAGTCTAGACATTATTGATGGATATCATAGATTATTAGCTATTATTAGGGAAAAGAATTCAAATCCTGATTTTAACTATCCTATGGAATTAAGAATAACCAATTATGATGTAAGTAAAGCAAAACAATTTATTTATCAGGAAGAACAGAAAACACAGATGAAGAAAGGTGATATAAACACTTATAATACCTTTTCACCTGCGAATAGAGTGATTAATAAACTGAATGAAGACGCCATGTGTGTAATTCAAGGAAAAATAGGTACAACAAAAGATAGTATCATTTCACATAGCTTATTACTTCCTATTATAGAAGGATTGTGGTTTAAAGACATGCCTATGTCTGAAGTGGGCAGTAAATGGCTAACTGTAGAAAAAGAACTTACAGATGGATTTAATGATTATTACGGTACTTATCCTGACAGATTGAATCAGAAAGCAAGTTACAGAGAGTTACTATCAATTGTGTCTGTGATCCATTTTAAGTCAACAGGGTACATTGTTATTAGTAATTTGGCAGCTACAATTGATCGGGTGATAAAATATATATCCGAAAATATTGATGCAAATTCTCCAATATTTGTATTAAGAAAATACCCTAAAAAAGCAGCATTGAAATTGATTAAGGAGGTTGTTGAGAGTGAATCCTGATCAAAAGAAAAGATATATGGAAATAAAGTATCAAAATGATATTTTACCACCAAGAGTATTGGAACGATTATTTCAAAAGATTGATTCGTTTGAGAGAAGAAGAAATAAAGATTGTTCTGAATTCAATTCAAAAGAGATACTATCTTTTCTTACATTAAATAACGATAAATCTTTAAGTGTAATAGAGAATAAGAGATCTATTCTTTCTAATTATACAGATTGGTGTTTGACTAATGGTTTTGTGAAGTCAGGACAGAATCATTATGAAGAACTGACCATAAGTGATTTAAAGAAATGTATTAACAAAGAAAAAATGAAGAGTTCTATTATTACAAGAGAAGATTTGTTGGAGACAATAAGTGAACTGGAAAACTTTCGTGATCAATTTATTTTGCTCTCTATTTTTGAAATAGGCGTAAAAAGGCATTTTGCTGATTTAATCAATATCAATATAGAAGATTTCAATAGGGAAAACAATACATTAGTATTGGAAAACAGAACAGTTACGGTATCTGATAAATTATATGAACTAGCTGTGGCTGCAAATAATTCTTTGGTTTACTATGATACAAGAAACAGAGCAGTTACATTAGTTGGTGATAAGGTAGTAAAATATTCACTACGTGGCCCAAGATCAGGGAATGCAAACGACTACGGAAAAAAGATTATAGCCATTGTTCGTAGAAGTTTGGATTATTTAGGATTAGATAATATTATACCAAGAGATCTAGCATTGAGTGGTATGATCCATTTAATTAAAGAGTACGGAAAATATTATCATCTTGATCCAAAGGAAGTTGTTATGAATAAAAAATTATATAGTAAGGTTTGTCAGCAATATGATGTTAAGACATATTCTACAGTATTTCTGCATCAGTATGAAACGGTTTTATCCTCGTAAGGGGATAAAACTGATGTAAACAAGATAAATTAAAAAGAGTTGACAAAAGTTTTGCTATGTGTTACAATACAAAATGTCAAGAGACAAAGGCCGATGTACTCTAGTGGCTGAGGAGTGCTGACTTGAAATCAGCTAGGGGGCAGAGATGTCCTGCGAGGGTTCGAATCCTTCCATCGGCGTTTCCTTGTAAAGCACTGTGTTGCAAATAAAAGTAAAGGAGGGAGTAACCTCCGAATTGTTGCGGATCAAGGAAAACCTTCTGGGATTATGGGATTGATATTATTTTCAAACGTAAAAAAATCAATACGTCATTTTCTGTTAGGGGTAGCAGTTTTTGGGCGTATTAAATAAAGAAATTAAAAGAACAGGTATATAGTATGAACAATACGTGTGAAACACAATATAAAATTACTGTTAAAAAATATATGACGCAAAAATCTTTTTCTGGATTCAATTTTATGAAAAAGTTTAATAACGATAATCCGATGCCATTAAGAACTATGATTGGTACAATTCAAAAAGAAACTAAAGGCATGGTGTATATGAAGCTTCATGGACAAGCAGCGTATACAGAAAGATGTATGAAATGTGGAAGAATACTTAAAGATCCAGTTTCACAATTTTTGGGTATTGGCCCCGAATGTATATCACAATTAGGTCTTAGTCATAATATTACGGACATAGAGATGATAAAAGAAAAATTGGTTGATATAATTTGGGAAGGATGGATAATACGAAGTTCTATTGTTTCAATAGAAGTTATTCAATAAATAATAAGCGGGTATGGCGGAACGGCAGACGCCGGGGACTTAAAATCCCCTGAGATTATTCTCGTGAGGGTTCAAATCCCTCTACCCGCACTGGAGATGCCTATAAGCACCTCCTGAGATTTTTTGAACAATTCTGTTTAATCTACTCTCAAGGGCGAACTGTTCACCCGTCCCTTGTAAAACATAACGGGAGAACTTCCTTAAAAATTACTCCTTGGCATTACGGATTTTAAGAAGGAGAAAATCAAGATGGGCGAAAAGATGAAGTTCGAAATATATGGTGAGTTAGAGTGGTTAGAGCCAACGGATTATTATGCAGGTCCGTGGAGATATCTGGAAACCGTCAGAGCAGAGGATGGCAAAATGTACGATATAGTGGTAATGAATAGGCACTATCCTTGCGAAAGAAGATATACCGTCCTCTAAACTATGAGATAAGTGATTGAATAAAAAATTATGCGATGATGGAATAGGTAGATTGGTAGTGAAATCAGAATGATAGAAGAAAAATGCAACATCAAAACACTTACACCACAGCAACGTGCGCTATTGAACGAAATCAGAAAAGAAACGGAAGCACCGTACAGAGATATTATAGATGGGATAAGAAAATACGGAAACGACCGTAATAAGGTTATAAACTATTTGCGGGAAATAGCGATTGTTTATGCATAACAATAGAGACAAGAACAACTCACTTAAATGGTTAAAAGGAACATTATGTGGTGGCGGAATAGGTAGACGGAGGACAGCAGGAGAATGACTGACAGGTAGGAACAACTTGTTTAGACAGAGCTGCATGGAAAAAAATCATTCTCATGTAAGGTGCAAATCCTTACCCACATAATAAACCGCACGGATGGCCGTGGACACAACGATAGTTGAAACGCAGAGAAGTTTTTGGTGCGGTATATAAATGAATATGGGCCTCAAGTGGAAAATGGTATGTCCCTCATGAGTACACGCATGTTCTCCGGTGACGAAATAGGTAGCCGAGCCGTCCGAGTGTCGCAGACATAGGAGGGTGCATAGACGGGAGTCTTTACATGTGAAGTGCAAATCTTCACCCGGAGAATTGGCTCTATAGAATAACGGAAGTCGATTTAAGCTAGTAGTTCACTGCAATGTCCAAGCAGAGGTTCTGGTTCAACTCCAGATGGGGCCGTTAATGCGAAGCACTAGGCGAAGTGAGTATGCTTATCATGACGATGATTAGTTGAAAGTTCGGTTAGGAAAAGCATCAAGACATAAGACTGGTTTGTTAGTGAACATTAAAGAGTAGTCAAAGGCCAAGGCTACCGCCAGTTGTTCTTCGGTGGCGGAATAGGTAGACGCTAATGTACAAACAACGATTAAGATCTGAGATAGTACGGTCGCAGATTATGTAAGGTGCAAATCCTTATCCGGAGAAGGCGTGCGAGGTATCAAACAGCATAGGGAGGGATGCAGATACCGCTAAACTCCTACCCAAGCGCACACGGGTCCTGATGTTCGATTTAGCCACGTAATGAACAAGCAGTGCGTTAAGAGAGTGACTGGCAGCCGGGAAAAGACCGGCTATACGGAACGTAGCTCAGATGGTTGAGCGGTTCCCTATGGGGAGCAATACGCAGGTTCGAATCCTGCCGTTCCGATTTCACAGCAGTTGCAAATGTTGTGGACGGTGATTCAAAGAGATAAAGTTGAGGGTTAAGTATTAATTAAGTGTGAGGGTGGTGTATTCGTAGGCCACGAATAAGACAGACTTGAATGGTATGAATTATCGTTACGCACTATAGTTTAAATGGAGAAAACGCCCAAAGACTAATTGGGTAATATAGGTTCGAGTCCTATTGGTGCAACTCGATTGTCTTTAGTTTGACCTCCTTTCTTCTTTTGTTACTTGTTGACTTGTTTTTGCTTTGTTTGCACGGTCTAGCTAGGGAGATCGTTAACAATCCCTAGCATGCGTTGCCCATTAGTACAAAAGCTAGTACATGCGGCTTTGACCCGCAGGACGGTGGGGCAGTACCACCATGGGCAGTTCTTTCACAAAACCAGACGCTCTCAGCATGGATGCATACATGTGACCCATACTATTTTTTCTGCGAAGGGTTAATGAGCGTGAACCGAATGCAGACCTCGACACGAAACTAATAAAGACATAGCGAGTAGCACTATATAACGTTTGGTAGGGTGCTTTAAAGGATGAAGTGGCGCTTGCAGATATAATCTTATTAGTGGACAGGGAAATCACATTCAAGTGCTGATCAGTTGTTGGTCTGGTCAGCAAATGAGCCAGTATGACGCAATTGGTAGCGTAACTGATTTGTGATCAGTCTGTTGTAGGTTCGAATCCTATTACTGGCATTTACCGTAGCGGTGAAAGTGATACTTCATGGTTATATAACAGCACATTTTGTTTATCACCTTCATTTTTAAGGACAACTTCACTTTCAAATATTCACGGTAGATAAGGAGACAAATACTATGAGTAAGATGAGTTCTGCAGTAAAAGAAACCAGAAAGAAAGAAATCACAAAAGAACAAGTAAACTTCATGGGTGGTATTTCCTATGGACTTACATCCTTGGAAACCATGAAAATGGTAACAGCATCCTCTATTATGGGTGAACCTCAGTATTATCGTGATGGTGAGTTTGCTCAGAAAGGTGTAAAGGATGGTATATGTTCTCTTTTTACTTCTTTTAGTGAGTACCGGGTGATTGGTGATCACTTTGATGGAAAGAAAACTTCAGAGGTAATGGAAGAAGTTATTGATGCTGCTCTGAGTGAAAACTTTGAAGCAACTATTCGTTGGGCATTAACTCTACGGAAAGAATACCTGATGAGACTTAATCCGCAGGTCATCATGGTTCGTGCAGCTATGCATCCTGATAGAGTGAAATTCAATGAAGAACATCCAGGTTTATTCTCTGAGATCAATGTACAGGTAATGAGCAGAGCAGATGAACCCAGTTCTCAACTTACGTATTGGTTATACAAAAACGGAAAGAAAAATGAGATTCCTTCTATCCTGAAACGTAACTGGGCAAAGCGTCTGGAAAATGGTAAGAGATATGAACTGGCGAAATATAAGAACGCCAATGTGGGTATGATTGATACCGTCCGTATCTGTCATGCGAATAGTGAAATCATTGATGAACTGATGCAGACTGGAACGATCAAGGTAGATGAAGATGATACTACTTGGGAAAGACTTAGATCTGCAGGAAAGACCTGGAGAGAGATCTGGGATGCAAAGGCACTACCTCATATGGCTTGTCTCAAGAATCTCAGGAATATCTTTACTGAGATTGAAGACAGAGATTTGTGTATGAAGATTCTGGATTATCTTAAGGGTGGAGTACACAGAGGAAAGCAGTTCCCTTTCAGATACTGGCAAGCGTATAAGATGATTGAAAAAGAGCATGATATTCATCATCAGTCACTCATCCTTGATGCTTTGGAAGAATGTATTGATCTGGCATGTGATAATATGCCGAAGCTTAAAGGTAAGACCATGTGTCTGTCTGATAACAGCGGATCTGCATGGGGAGCATTCACCAGTGAGTACGGATCGGTAACTGTTGCTGAGATTGATAATCTTAGTTCTGTCATCACTGCAAGGAATTCAGATGAAGGATACGTTGGTAAGTTCGGTGACCTGTTAAAAGTTGTTCCTGTATCCAAACGAAACGGTGTTCTGAATCAGACCAAGGCCATTACTCACAATCATTACAATGATGTTGGTGGTGGTACAGAAAGTGGTATCTGGAAGTTCTTTGAAAGAGCCATTGATAAGAAAGAATGGTGGGATAATATCTTCATTTATTCTGACATGCAAGCGGGTACAGGTGGGCTTTACGGAACAAGTGCAGATATGGATGCGTATAGAAGACGTGGGTTTGCTATGAGAGACAGCATTCATGTCGATGTAGCTAAACTCATCAATGAATATAGACGAAAGGTAAATCCCAAAGTAAATGTTTTTTCTGTACAGACTGCAGGATACACCAATGTGGTTATTCCTGAATATGGATACAGAACGAACATTATGTATGGATGGACATCCAAAGAGTTGATCTATGCGGATGCCATGATCAAACTCTGGGATGAACATGATGAAATGAAACTTTTAAGAGGACAGCGGAGAAATACATCAGTAATTGACGATGACCTCTTAAAAAGTACAACATAAATAAGCAATAGGCGAAGCGGTCTAGACAGTTACTTCGTTTATAGACAAAAGGTTAAGTCAATACTCTGCTAAAGTATCTATTGTTGGTTCGATCCCAACTAAACAGTTTTATGTACTGTCTAATTATTCTCGCCTATTGCAAAGTAAATAACATCTGTAGCGGTAAGCAGTGTTACTTCATTTGATGAAAATTGGACTTGAAATCCTCTCCTGTTATATACACCCAACACTCTTAATTATTCATAGATGTTTAAATAAAATTTGGCTGAAGCGGTCAGAGGAGTTACTTCGATATTAGGATTATCAATTGACTTTTAATCAATCTAAAGTGGTTCAAATCCACTATTAACTCCTTCATTATTCTCAGCCTTTGTTACATAAGCCTTCTTGAATTAATATTTTTGACATGTTTCATTCTCCAATCAGTTTTCCGTCTTTCTGTAAAAAAGACGGGTTTTGGGGATTAGCTCAATGGTCAGAGCCGAGTTCTTATAAAGCGAAGGCCCTCACAAGGTTTTATACGGGTTCGAATCCAGTATCCCCGATTTTAATGAGGTGTTATATGAAGAAAAACGATTATACTTTTTATGATAATTATGTTATAGGGTTAACTCCAAAAGGGTATAAATTTTATTTTGACATTGATGATTATGACAAGATAAAAGATTATTATTGGAAAAAGGATGGCTATGGAAATATTTATACGATAACAGAAGACGGCACTCGTATTTTAATGCATAAACTACTTAAAGGGAATGGAATCTGGGTGCATATTGATGGCAATAATAGTAATAATCGAAAAGAAAATATAATAACAGCTAGACGTTATCATAATGATGGAAAAGTAATAATTAATGGATACGTTGCTATATATATGCCAGAACATCCTAGAGCGTATAAAGATAATGGTTGTGTATATGAACATATCGTTATAGCGGAAAAAATGTTACAAAGACCATTGTTGCCAGATGAATGTGTACATCATAAAGATTTTAATAGACAAAATAATAATCCTAATAATTTAATGGTTTTTTGTTCTGACAGCGATCATATTAGCTATCATTATGGAAATGAGCCAATACTTACATCTAATGGTTCATATAAGTGTAAGAATGAATTGATAAATTATGCTTATAACAATATGCTGATAAATGATGAAATGAAAAAGGACATTACGATATTTCCCAAAACTAGATATAATATATGTCCGTCTTGTGGTGGAATAAAAAGTAAAGACGCAAAGATATGTCTTAAATGTATTAATAATGAAAAAGGAAAACACATTCCTCCCAAAAATATATTAGAACAACTTATATTAACTAAACCATTTGTTCAAATTGGAAAAATGTACAATGTAACAGATAACGCAGTAAGAAAATGGTGTAAAAAATATGGATTGCCGTTTAGAAAAATAGATATAAAAAAATTAAACGAAAATCAGGATAATAAAGCTTCATAGGTTTTATTATCCATTATGTAGAACGTCTGCAGCGTTACTACAGAGCATGCAAAGGTCTCCTCTTTAGTTTAGTGGTAGAACAACCAAGGGATACGGAGGCATCAGTTCGAATCTGATAAGAGGAACTATTTATTAACAAAATAAATTACAAAGGAGAGTAAACTTATGAGTGATGTAAGGCTTAAACTTGCCCCTCCCTGGATCACATATCTGAATGAGATTCAGGCACTGTTTGATGGTGATCCTCAGATCGCATGTAACATTGATTGGAAGAAACCTTCCATTGTTCTGGCGGTTAGCAATGGTGACAAGGCTGCTGCGATAGCAAAATTACTCCCGGCTGAAAAGACATGGGGAAATATTACTATGACCATTGATGTAGATGGTCCTATGAGTAATCGAGCGTTTACTTCTAGTAAGGAATTGTATGAGACAGCATTCAGCGGTAATCCTGCATTTGCTTATTGCGTGGCACCTGCGGAAGAGGGTTATTTCTTTGTTGACTTCGTGTATGTGGTATTTAAGAACTGTGTTGTTCAGTTCTTCAATGATAACCTTAATGACGCACATGGACTGGTAAGTACACTTTATCAGTATATTGCGGATGATGTCTTTGAGGGATGTACTCCTGTAGGTGTACATTATTGCACTGATGTGGAGCGTGGTAAACTAGGTAAACCGCTTGGAGAATGGCCTTAATGTTAACGATCCTTAAGTGGTTTACAACATAAACAACTAAATAAAACTATCAAGTAGTGAGTATAGAGCCTTATTTATAATGCTGTGTAGCGCTAAACAGACAGTATCAGGTCAGCAGCGCATGACCGACCAAAAAAAAATACTGTAAAAGTTGTAAATAAGAAAAAGCAATGCATTTACAAGTTGAGAAAAAGTCTCGTAGGTACGTAATGCGCAAACTAATCCTGCCATTGCTCCCATAGGTGAAAGTCCTATGGCTTGATAGTGATCCGGGGAGATAGCTCAGGTGGTAGAGCATAAGAGAAAAACAGAACTGTTATAATTATTCTCAGTAATGAAGCGGATTAACAGTTACTTCATATAGGCAAGCTTAATGTCGATGGTTCGATTCCATCTCTCCCCATTTTCCATTTTCAATAATACTCATTTATATTCAGGGGTTGGATAATTTAACCATTATCCAACCTTTCTTAAAAAGGAGGGAATATGAGTAAAGAAATAAATCTAATTTCCATAATCATTCCTATGCATAATTCAGAAAAAACAATAGGCCGTACATTAGCTTCACTGATAAGCAGTAAAGATTATATTAAAGAAATAATTATTGTGAACGACAGATGTGAGGATAACACTTTACAGCAGATTGAACCTTATAAATCATTCTTCGACACAATTAAGATCATAGATAATACTGGTAATCCAGGACCTGGTCCTGCCAGACAATGTGGACTGGATATTGCTGAAGGAAAGTATGTTACATTTATTGATTCTGATGATTGTCTGACTCCAAGTAGTTTGAAATATGTATATGAGTATTTAAAAGAGAATCCCACTATACTTTGTACGCAGACTATATATTATGAGTTTGGCAGCTTTGAGAAAAAGGACATTCGCTGCGATGATGAATCCTGTGGCGGTAATTTTTACTTAAAACATTATCTGGATATACATAAGATCAGATTTCATGATGATCTGTATATGTCCGAAGATGAATACTTCAACAAAAAGGTGTTTATGTTTGCATATACCATTGATCTTATGAAACCGAAAGTGGTTCATTTTGAGTATCCGGTTTATGAAGTACATCATGATGATGGAAACACTTCATTCGCTTTAAGTAATTGGAAAGATTATGCATGTAAGTATCATTTGTTGATGTTTGAATATCTGGTTAATGATTTATATGGTTATCCTAAAGCACAGGATGAGTTAAAAGAAATATATATCAAAGGATTCATTTTTGCTTATTTCATGATGAGAGGAATAATGCAGGATGATAAAAAAATAAAAGAAAAAGAATTTGATGAGCAGTTTATAAGAGCCATGGATTACTTTGAGTTGAAATTTATGACAACAGGAGAAGATATGGTTGATTATTACAGGGATAATTGGGAAGCAGTTAATGGGATACAGATTGGAGTAAACAGTTCTATTGGTTTTAAGGTGAAGTATAAAGTCACTTTAAATGATTTTGAAGATTATGTAAATACATTAAGGGAGTAAAGGCTTATGATTTGGTTAATGTTACTTTTGGGTATAGTACTAACGTTTTTAATGATTTGTGGATTAACTTGGGTTATTTGTTGGGCGTTTGGTTTTGTATTCAGTTGGAAAATTGTTATTGGCATTTGGGCAATTTGTATTTTAATTGGACAGTTTACTGGACATGGTTCAGGAAATAATCATTGAGGGTGAGTATATGAGCGTAATCATAGATATGGATATGCCTGATAAGTGTAGTGATTGTGAATTTTCTTGGTATGACATTGACCGGGGTGAATATTATTGTCAGATAATTAAAAACTATATTGATGAAAAAGACGTAAAAAGTATTCCTGATTACTGTTCGTTAAAAGAATTAGTTACTTGTAAAGACTGTAAACACTGGCATAGAGAAATGTCAGCAGATGGACAAATAGAATACATTAATTACAGTGGATGTGAGTTAGGTTATCCAGGTGATGGTCATGGTTGGTTCTGTCCATCTGGACAACGAAGAAAATCTATGTGACTAATGGTGGTGTCTGGTTCTCTGCGATGAGCAGGACTTAATTCTTCCGTTCGATTCGGGAGAGCCACCTTTAGTAATCATTTTTTAAGGAGAAAACGAAATGACTTACGAAGAAAAAAGGGAACTGCGATTACAGATTAGTCAGCTGATTGCTGATATGGAGTGATAATAATGGGAAAGATAACCAGAAGAACTGAAATTCATGTGAATAGAATATTACAAGAACTGAATGTTTTGCATGATATCCTCGTTCAAACGTATGATGATTTTGATCTTGATTGGCATCTGTTACAGGTTGAAAATGCTAAAAGTTGTTTGATGAATATATTAGGAAGTGGAGATTATAGTGAAAACAGTTAAATTAAATATTTGTCCGTTTCGTACATACACAGGAACAAAACCAGCAATAATGAGAGGTCAGGGCGATATTATTGTCACTGGATTTATGGAATGTCTTGAGCATAAATGTCCAGCACCAGAAGTTTATCGGGAATAAGGTGAACAGGAATGAAAATAGTAGGCAGATACGTTTGTCAAGTTGAGATAGATTTAAGCATAGACGAAAACACAGAGGGATTGTTGCCGTTTGAAGTAATCTACGAGAAGTTTACTGGAGATGTATTAACCGATACAGTGAGGGAGATTATTAGCGATGAACTTATTGAAGGAGACGAAGGGACGGTAACTGTCACAAAGATGTATGGTGATGTGTATAAAGCTGAGTGTTTGGCTGAGATAGATGCCGCTCCCACCATTGAGCCAGAGCGGAAGAATGGGAAGTGGGAAATAACTAATTTGGGAGCAGTTGGGGTATTTGATAGTTGTAGCGAGTGTAAGAGAGTGGTTAAGCATAAAGCACCATTTTACAATTACTGTCCGAACTGCGGAGCGTATATGAGAGGATGAAATATGAACATATTGATAAAAGGCATGGAGATTCCGAAAAAATGTCTATGGTGTCCACTTCAGTATATTGGCTTCTGCCAAGTTACAAAAACAGATGTAAATTCTGATTTGGGCAAAAGAGCAGATGATTGTCCATTGGTCGAACTGCCTGAGAAGCATGGACGGCTGATTGATGCTGATGCGCTGAAAGAAAAAGCATGGGATGCTGACACTCGTTGCGGTTATGTCCAAGTTGTTGACGTTGGAGATATCGATGACGCTCCCACCATAGAATCAGAACGGAAGAAGGGGAAGTGGATCAGATGTGACACGGATGAGTTCAGAAATATGTGTAAGTGTTCAGAGTGTGGGGCAAGGATAGATATTCAGGAGGAGTTCAGAAGTTTTTTCTGTTATCACTGCGGTGCGGATATGAGAGGTAAAGCGGAGGAATGATTGACATAATAAAGTTTTATGTAAGGTTTAAAAAATGCCCATTTTGTAAACATTACATTCCAAGAACTAGCAAAAGATACTGTTACTGGTGTGGTCAAAAGATAGGAGAGGCGAAGAAATGACAAAAGAAAATGAAGTAATTGATATAGCAATTGGAGCAATTGTCGCACAGCTAGGGCGTCCGAAGGGCAAATGGGAACGGACAAATTTCTATAACGATACACCTGTTTGTTCTGAATGCCATTTGGAAGGGCGTTGGGACTGGGATTTTTGTCCAAACTGTGGTGCGTATATGAGAGGAGGACAGGGTGAGACTGAATGAAGCGATTATCCACTGCGAAGAAGTTGCAGACAGATGCGCTGTAACTGACGGAAATGCTAAATGTGAAATGGAGCATAGACAACTCGCTGAATGGCTCAAAGAGCTACAACAGCGGAGGAAAGAATCCGAATGGATTCCATGTAACAAGATGATGCCAAAAGAGCAGGAATGGGTTGGAACCAAAAAATTCGGTACGACAATATCTGATGAGGTTTACGTGACGTTTGAAACCCCTGACGGGCAACGATTCGCAGATCACACTAGCTTTCAGAACGGGAATCTGAGTCCTATGGATAAAAAACTCATGGACATAATATACAAAGGGGCGAAGCCCATCGCATGGATGCCACTACCAGAACCATATCAGGGGGACAAATGATTTACTTAATGGCAGTTATATTCGTCGGTTGGATAATCGGGGTTATCTCAATCGTGATGGAGTGGCGAAAGGATTGCAAAGAGTACGGCAAAGAGTGGCTTGCTGTTTCATTGTGGGAACGGTTACTGGCATTTGCCATTTGTTTTGTTATTCCTTTTATTGTAGGATTACTGGTCGGAATGTTGCAAATGAAATGAGGACTGAAAAATGAGAGAACTGAAACTTTGCCCGTTCTGCGGAGCGACTGCGCATGTATGGGAGGATGGAAGATTGACTGGCAAGCCGCACGATTTTCCGAAGTTTTACATATCATGTAACGGGTGTGGAATACGGACACCCGTTGGGAAACTTGAACAGGTTGTTCGAATGTGGAATATGAGGGTGGGGGAGATCAAAAATGAATAAACTAATTCTGGTGACACGAAAAATTGATGGCAAAAAGATGTATGTCAATACTGCAAACGTATGTGTGGTTTGTCCTCATTCTTTGGATGAGACAACTACTATCATACAGTTTTCTGGCTCTGATGAGAATTATATAGAAGTACTTGAAAGTTCTGACACTGTTGCGAACATGATGGAGGGCTAAGAATGAATGAAGAGCGCTTTAAACGAGAAGTAGAAGCTGTTAAAAGCCTTGGCGATCAAATTGGGTATGGTAACATGATGACGATTGCATCTGCATTGTGGGCGAAGATGCTCATTGATGAGGGTGGGACGGATAGCGGAGTATTTTATCCAACACTATTATTCAATATGAAGTCAGGAGATCTGACGGAATGTAGTATCAGCGAAAGAGCAGGACTTATAAATCTATTAAAAAAATGGGAGAGTGAAGAATGAAAAAATGGATAGCGATTTTGCTTATTACATTATTGTTGGCAGGATGCGGAAAAACGAAGATTATGGAATCAGAACCTGTGGATGTGAGCCGTTTTAAGCTGATTGAAAGTACAAATGTCTGGTGGGTTTATGCGGATAAAGAAACGAACGTAATGTATGCGGTTTCAAGAGGCACATATAATATGGGAAATTTCACGTTATTAGTGGATGCTGATGGAAAGCCATTGATTTACAACGAGGAAAATAAAAAATGACAAAAGTAGAAGCAATTAAACGTATTGAAGAATTTGGATTGCATCATGCTATTGACGATCTACCTCATTCAGCAAAAACTGTTGAGGCTTTTTCAATGGCAATTGCTGCGTTGACTCAGCCTGAGAGACAAACAGGAACTGAGAGACAAACAGGAAAATGGTTTAAAAAATATAATCCGAATTATTCTCCATTTGATTATAGTAGTGAATATATTTATACATGTTCTGAGTGTGGTTTTGATACTACGGGGGAATATAACTATTGCCCTAAATGTGGTGCTAAGAATAAAATTGATCAAGAGGATATCCAAGATGAATGAATATATTAATAAAGTGGACGCTATTTTAGCAATTGGCGAAGAAGAACCACTAGTATGGAACGAAGACGATGAATACGAACAAGGTAGACATAATTAATGGGAAAATGATAAAACAATTATTGAAAGTATGAAACCCATAAACAAATTAAACCCTGCATTGATTGATGCCCTAAGATATATAGACGGTTGTAACGAAGATATGTGGCAAGAATTCGTAACCTGTATGAATCACAGAGGTTGGGATCTTAAGTGGATTGGTAATAGATGGAGTTAATTATATGATCTTGTGTTTTGAATTATCTATGCCTAATCGTGGCAGTTGGAATAATAAGTGGAGTCAGGAAACTGATGTACACATTATTACAAAGACAGATAGACAAATTGGAAAGAAGCGTATACAGGAACTGGATGGCAGATCATTTTATCATCGTTGGGATGATGGATGGACCGCCTGTGTATCATGTAGAGTGATTGATGCTAAAGAAGCTGCAAAGTTAAGAAAAAAGAATAAAGGATTTTGCGGTTATGACTGGATGGTTAGAAGTATTATTGCCTTTGATGAGATTGAATATATGAGGTGAACGAGATGAGCGTGATTGGTATGGATGTACTGAATAGCATCAAGTTCCACTCATTACCCTACACGCACATAGTACCAAACGATGTGAATGCTGAATCTTATGAGCGTGGGTGGAATGATGCAGTTGATGCAATCATTGAAGAAATTGAATTCAAAACATGGATCAGAGACGAAAAGCGTTTTGGTGATAATGAGATACGCTGTTCCAAATGTGGTGCAATTCTTACAGAAGAAGAATATAAGTGGAAAAATAATTATTACTGTTATCATTGTGGATCACCTATGATGATAAATAGATGGAAAGGATTATATGAATGCGTTAACAAGACTGGATCTGGCACAGATGTTTTATGAAGTAAGCCAGTGTTTAAGATATACTGATCAGATGATAAAACTTCCTGATTGTAATACTTGTAAGAAAGGTAATTGTGAATATAGACCTGGATGGGGAGAGCCTGTAAGAGTTAATTGTTTTATGTGGGAGGGTGATACAGATGAGTGATATAAGATTCTATATTCCAGAGAGCGAGACTGTACCGACTTTGTTAAGGCTGTATGTCGGTGAGGTATATGTGACATATGAGCGAATACCTAGTGGCTTTGATTTTCATGTTCTAACTCTTGATGAAAAGAAGGCATTGGAAGTTGTGAAAGAGATTGTACAGCAGATTAAATGGGATCATGATGAACCTTCCCATGGGATCTCGTGGAGAACCATCTCACTGGAAGTAGTACCGCAGGATGAGAGGTATAAAATTGATACGTTAGTTGAGTGGAAGTATAGAGTGAGAGATTCTTATTAAGAAAGGAAGATATTATGGCACAGTATATAATTGATGTAAATGAAAAGAACATTAGTGAAACTGGTGAGTTACTGCTATATGGAGAAATGCAAGGTAGTGGAACACAGGTATTCCATACTGGTTTGTTTGTAGATCCTTTGAATGAAGAGTTAAAAAATGCAGAAAATAAAGGTATTTCCAAAGCATGGAGATTAGCAGGAAAGATTATGACCGATGATGAAGAAAATGGTATGACCGATGATGAAAAATACGCTTTTTTTGATGTCAAAAATAATTATCAAATCTTTGAAAGGCCATATGACACAATTGCAAAAGGATATGCTACGTGGTTAAGAAGCAAAGAAGCAAAAGATAATTCAATTCATGTTGGTGATGAAGTTAAATTCATTGATGATGGTACAATTGGAATTATTATTAATGCTTCTGATAATGAAACTCCTTTTATTCTATTTGCAGATGGCAGCTGTGGTGAGTATTCTACAAAGAATTTTATTCTAACTGGTAATTACTATGATGAAGCAGTTTCATTGCTTGATACCTTCAAAAAGAAGTAATGAAGTGTATAGAGTTATGTGATTTTGTTTAATATTAGATAAATTAAAGCATGTTGCATTTACAATCTATTTATGATATAATCTATGTAAATAAAAACAGTGATGAATATTAGAAAGGAGTAAATATGAATAATGCAAGAGATTCAAATAAAAACATGTAGATCATGTAATTGTAGTGTAAAATTGTTTCCAAAGAGAATAATCTGGGATGAAAAAGGTTACGGTTATTCTACCAAATTATTCAAATGTCCATTTTGTAATCAATTAAATATAATTAAATATTACGAGGATCCCTCCCTCGATTTGAATAGAGATACACGTTGGTATAAGCATAATTAAAATAATTAAATAAAGAGGTAAAAAAGAATTATGAAAGAAACAAATTTAAGACAGGCTGATGCAAATGTAACTGTAGAAGGACTTGTATCTGAAATTGCATTGGAAGAAAAAAGGGGTGATAAGGGTAATACCATTTCAGGCACAATTACCATTAAAACTTCAGATGTTAATTTTGTTCGCTTATCTGTAATGTCCAATGAGTATAAAACAAATGGTGATCCCAATACTGTATATCCCGGAATTAAAACCGTGATGGAGGAATATAAGAGCATCAACAAAGATGGCGAAGAAGAAGCTGATTATGTTAATGTAAGAGGTCAACTTAATATGTATCATAATTATCAGCGTGGGACTGATGATATGGGATACAGAGGAAGCTATTTTAATCGTAGACCTAGAATTGAAGAATACGATGAAGAAACTGGAACAGGTCCCCGAGCAACATTTGAAGTGGAAGTATTTATTTTGACAATTAATCCTGAGATGAATCATGATGGAGAAGAAACTGGTAGACTGTTGATCAAAGGATGGGTCCCTACTTATAATGGTATTGAACCTATCACTTTGGTAGCACCTGAAGATATTGCCAGTGATATTGACAGCATTCTTTCACCTGGTCAGACAGTAAAATTCTACGGAGATCTGATCAATAATAGAATTGAAACAAAGGTCGAGATTCCTGTAGTTATTGGTAAACCTAAGATTGAACGTAAGGTAAGCTATAAGAATGAACTGGTTATTACTGGTGCTAGTGAACCGTATGAAGAAGGTGGATCAGTAGAACCTTATAAGCCTGAAGTAATTAAGGCAGCTATTCAGGAACGTGAGAACGAAATTGAAAGTAAAAAGAACGAAAATGCTGCTAAGAGAGGAAATACAAAACCTTCTGGCGCTGCAAGAGGTAGAACACTGCCGAATTTTTAATGAATAATAAATAAATTAAAAGGAATGGTAAAAGATATGGCTAAAGAAAAATCAGTAGATGTTGAAGAAGTAATAAAAGAAGAAGAAAAAAAGAAAAAATCGAATTTTTCAGTAGATGATATCCTGAATACCAATGTATCCAGAGTTACTAAATCATTGGATTCATTGATCGTTCTCTTATATGGTATGGGTGGCACAGGTAAGACTCCAGTTGCTGCAAGCATGCCAGACCCTTTGTACTTAGCTTTTGGTAAGAGTGGATTATCTGGGTTAAACGATGTTCCTTTTATTTCTATTCGATCTTGGGCAGATTTCAAAAAATTCGTAAAGACTTTTACAGATCCTAAGAATTATGAGATTCTGCACAGTAAGTATCAAACAATTATCTTAGACGAATTGGAAGTGCTTTACTCTTACTGCGAAAAATATGTAGCAAACAGTGAGGGTGTAAACAAAATTAAGGAAGGTAATGGCGGGTTCGGCTTGTGGAAAGATTTGGGCGATGAATGGAAAGACGAAATCCTTAAAGTGATTGGCAGCGGTTTCTGTGTAGTGTTCATTCTTCATGCGATTTTAGAGGATGATGGATACTTTTTCCCTGTTGGTGATAAGAAGCGTATGCTTCCTATTCTACTTAATCACAGTGATGTAATTGGTTATGTAAAAGGTAATGGTGTTGATCCTGATACTGGAAAGTCAATTCATTCGTCTCTTATGGTGGCAGGTACAGATGAATATTTTGCAAGAACAAGGAATGAATACTTTGATCCCGTAATTGAGGATTTTACAGCAGAAAATCTTATCCAAGCTTACTATGATGCGATTGATCGTCAGGAGAAAGCCGAAGGTGTTAAAGCTGTATCTAAAGAAGAACGAGATGCAATGTTTAATGTTGAGAAACGAGATTTTGATGAACTTATGAACGAAGTTCAAGAAACAGGCGCTGCCATTGTTGAAAAATATGGTTCTAAAGAAAAAGTGACTGAGGTTGTTGAGTCTGTTCTTGGTAAAGGTTCATTAGTTTCTAATTGTACTCCTAAACAGCAAGAAGCTGTGGAAGTAATTCTTAATGAATTAAGGGGGTTACTTCAGTAAAAACCTTGAATTATATGAGGATAAATCCTAATGGCTTATAAAACATGTGTTATCTGTGGGGAGAAGATTCTCCCCACAGAAACTTCAGTACCTTATAAAGGTAGATTTGTACATAGTCGTTGCTTTAACAAAACAATGAAAGCAATGACACAAAATAAACAAAAACAGCTTGCGGAATCAAGTAAAAAACCAAAAAAATCGACAGCTAAAACAAAAACTGAATTGAAAGATGGCATGTCTGAAGAAGAGTATGCTAAGAAAAAGCAGTTTTTTGATTATCTTAAAGAAATAGCAGATGAGGAACATTTAAGATCGGAAGAGCA